CTCTTTTGTAGATATCTTACTTAGAATTAAGTTCTGATATTTGGGAGAAAGGTTTTTATATACTGTAGAATTAGCAACTACAGTTAGTAAGTTAAATGAATAACTAACATATTTATAATTCTTTGGATGTTGAGTAGCTCTAAACAATCTATTTTCAAAGTGGAGCTTAATAAAGTTCTCAAAAACCCTTCAATCTCTAAATGTTCTTTATCTACGTATTCCCAAATAGCTTCATGTATACATCTAAATACAAATCTAGTAGGAACATCTTCTGGTAGATAATCAGCAGTTAAGTTTATACATTTACCATTCTTAGCAAACTCTCTTTGATTGGGAGTAAGAAGCTGCCATATTCTTCTATCTTCTTTAGTTTTTAGTATCAGTGGCATCTACTAACCTCCATCCTCTATATGACTTAACTTTTCCTGATTTAAGGTGAGCTACTCCATAAGTAGTCAAACCAAATTGATTAATAAAATCTCGTTGTCTTAAGCTATGTGTTCCATAATCGTCATGATAAAGAGTGACATATTTACAGAGTCTTCCTATCTTTGTCTTCCCTTTAGTTATTTTTTCGTAGTCTTCCTTATTCTCAAAGAGTACAAAACCATTTATTTGTTTTCTCGTCCCATTAATTAGTTTGCTTATACACACTAATTCAGGATATTGAGACATTAGTTCTATTTTATTACCTGATATTTCTCCATGTTCAAAATGATATAAATGATAAACTTGAGGATTAAAGTTAAGATTCCTCTCTCCGCTTCCAAGATAAGGCTCTTTTAACGTGTTATAACCTTTTTCGGGGTTACAAGTATCTAAATCAGCAATAAAAAACTGTTCGTAATAATCAGCTTTTTCATACTCGACCTCTTTTAAAACATAAAAATTCCAAGACTCTTTAGGATAAGCTTTAAGAGCAGCAGCAAATCTATGCTTATACTTGATTGTTTTAGTAAAGTGTTCTTTCTTTCTGACATCAAGAGTTCTAATAGTTCTACCAACATATTTCTTACCACTAATAGCGTTTTCTGCACAGTAAATAATAGCTTGCGGTTTATTAGTGATAAGAGACATATTAAACTCCTTACTTAATTACAAGAACTTAACTAATTGATTTACTAATCTATCTTTGTCATATCTCTCTTCAGTTCCATTAAAAATAATTCCGTCAGAATTGGGTTTGAGATAACTCTTATAATAAGACTCTGATTCTTCACTAAAACTTTTATCTGCTAAATCGCTTTCTATATATAAAGACTTATAATCAACTTCATAACCTGGAATACCTTTATGATCTACTTCACATTGAATCTTACTACATCTTCCTAGTTTGCGAAAATATAGGGCTTGATATGGGAATCTCAAATCTGATACGAGGAATTTAGTAATACCTGTATTTTCTAGTTCTTGTAGAATCTGGTTATACACTACCTCACAAAGGCAATTTACTCCATATATCTCTTTCATTTTTGCGCTAGTAGTAATAAGTTCAGGTCTAGCAATTTCTTTGTACTTTCTCTGCTCTAATTGTTCTAGAGTTATTCCATGTATTTGACAATATACGTACTTAATTAACCCCATTAACTTCAAATGTTTATAACCGAACTGTTCTTCAGCTATTTGAGCAATAAAATCCTTCCCAGAGCCAATCGGAGCAGATAAACTAATAATCTTTACTTCTTTCATTTTTAAATCCTCAAATAGAAACACTCCACCAATTAAGATAGAGTGCTTCCAACTAATTAATTATCTAGTTTCCATCCAAGATAAGTCTGTAACTTACCTAAGAGTAAAAGTGAAAGTCCTTGTCTAGTGCCACCGTACCTATCTAGAAACTCTCTTCTAGTCAAAGAATGTTTACCATGTTCAGAATGAAAAAGCGCATATCTCTCTTCTGTAGTTGGTTTATACTCTTTATTACTAGCTAGTCTCCAACCATCAACTATCTTTTCTTTTCCATTAGATATTCCTGTAGCCCTTTCTTTACTATATCCTTTGTCCTTTAGATATTTCTCCCATAGTTCTCTAGAAGTACATTCAACTTCTCCTATATTTGGATGATAGAATCTATGTATCTTGGGAACTGTACCATTTTTAGGAGCAAGAACATCTTTATTTTTTAATAATCTCCATCCATGAAGACTAAAATGACGTTCCTTTCCTTTACCAGTAAGAAGAGATATTAGATTTGTACCTAACTCAGGATAAATTGCACTTAACTCTTTCTTAGTACCAGAAACTAAACCATGCTTAGGATGATAGAGTTCGTAAATTGTGTCTCTTGAGTTATACATTGTAATCTCCTTAGAAGTGAGTGAACAATTCTTTACTCTACAATTCATCTAAAATATTAGACTTTAAATCACAAGTGAAAGGATAAAAGATAATTTCTTCTGTTTGGTTATCATCACTAACACTTAACTTATGAATCCAAGCATAACCTTTATCTTTATCTATTCCTCTAGTTTTTCTTTCTATCACTGCTTGAGTAGGAACAATCTCTTTAAAACTTACTACTTTCTGAACAGTTGCGTTTACCTCATAATTATCCCTCACCCATTCCCAAAACTTAAAGAAATACTCATCTATTTTAATGTTGAAAGTATCTGACCAAGGTTTACCTCCTACTTCAATGGGAGTATAAGAAATAAGATTTAAATTAAAGTATTTTCTTTTACTTCCAAATAAAAAATCTACATATAAAATATCATCCATATTAATAAACTTGATAAACTACTATATCTTGAGATGTAACTCCCACAAAAAGTCCGCTATCTACTAAATCATCTTCTACAGCTTCTCTTATAATATCTAAATCTAGATCTTCCCAAGATTTATCTTTGTTTTCTTCTGTTTCTCTTTCTTTTATTGGTATTTGTTCTCCTATTTCCTTTGCTTCTTCATTAGTAAGAGCTATACCTGCAAAATTATAATCTAAATCTGTAACTAAATAGACATTAGTAGAATCTATCCATTCTCCGTTCTCATCTAATATCCCTATTAGTAAGATTCGATAATAACCTTCTTCATCTTCTCTTCTTACTTTTTTATTACCTATTATCTTATAGTCTTTGTAAAGTTCAGTTGTAAAATCTACATAAAGGTTAGGAATATTAAGAACTAATTTATCTACTCTTTTCTCATAAGTAGAGAAATCAAATATCTCTTCTTCATCTTTATCTTCATCAAAGAAATCTTCTATATCTAAGTTGTTCTTAGCAAACGTTAAGATATCTTCTTCACTATATTCACCACAAATAGATATAACATCTAACTCTATCTCTTCTCCTGTATTTTCTTCATAACATATTAGATAGTCGTAAATTAACTCTAAAGCTTCTCTAGAAAAACTATCTTCTCTATTATGATCTATAAAAGCTTGAACAAAATCGTTATAATATACAGTCTTTTTCATATATTAATCAATAAAATATAATCTCCCTACTCAAACTTAGAATAGAGAGATAAGACTACTACTCAAAAATTATTTTACAACCAGGCAATCTACCCTGAAGATCTAACACTTCATTTGGTTCTACAGGATTACCACTTAAATTTAGATGTACAAGATTAGTTAGCGATTCTAATGGTTTAAGATTAGTAATTTGATTTTCTCTTAAACCTAATCTCCTAAGAGTTTGCATTTGAGATAAAAGAGAAACATCTGATATTAGATTCTCCCCTAAATACAACTCTTCTAACTTGAGATTTTCTAAACCATCTAGAAACTTAATATTATTGTCTATCAAATTCAAATGTCTTAAATTCGATAACTTAGATAATGGAGCAACATTAGAGATTCTACTACCAAATAATACTAGAGTTCTTATATTATCTAGCGATTCTAATGGCTCAAGTGAAGAAATATCAGATTGTTGTAGACATACTTTTCCTTCCTCTACATTTCTCCAATACCAATCAGTGTCTTCGGCAATATCTACTCCTGAACGTTGCATCATTACATTAAGAGTCAACTTAATTTCAGAGTCTAGATTATTTATGTTCTGTAACTGTTCAATTAATGTCATAACCTTACTTATTATTTTCTAGTCTTTTGTCTATTTCTTGTAACATCTCTGCAAAAACCTTTTGGTCTCTTTTTACGTCTTCAATATAATTAGAAAAATAAGACTCTACTTCTTCTTTAGTTGCTTCAGTAACAATAGAATTAAACATCTCTACTTTATATGTCTTGTAATCATGATAAATATAGAAGTCTGCGGGCTTAAGATCTCTCTCTAGAAGTATAAGTACACTACTATCTTCTATTAATGCAAAAAGAAAAATATGATTACTTTCTTTCTCATCTACACAAATAGCTAAGTAAACTTCATCTCTTTCATTTTTACAGCTAAATAAAATAGGAAAATCGTAGTAATCGTAAATCTCTAAATATTCTAATTTACCAAGAATAGTTCCTTCATTAGGTAGCATTTATCTCTCCTAAAATATACAAAGGATTAGTTTCATCAGCTTGATTTTTTATCCATTCTAGTTTTTGTACTAGAGATAATACGTTATTTAATTGATTAGTATGATACTCTTTCTGCTCATCATCTAATTGGAAATCTTTATCTCTCTCACTAAGCATTAAATCTAACTTATACTTTAAATCTCTAAAGTAGTAGTAAAGACTTCCATTTAACTTATTAAACTCTTCTTCAGTAAATTGAACTGTATAAAGTAATTCTTTAGTCATAGTTATATATCTAGTTTTCTAAAATTTAATCTATATCCTAAAGATTTCAAAATCTCTACTAATTCTTTTCCACATTTTTGACACAATTCCATAGTAGTCTCTTCTATAAGACCACCTTCAGGATAGACATCTCCCTCTTGGTATTTAAAGTAACATTCAAAAGAATCGAAACTACCTGTTATAATCCTAGATTTACATTTATCACATTCATCGTAGAAATCTTTAGTAACTTCTACCTCTTTTATTACTTTTTCAGTTATCCTAACTTCCATTAATCCTCTTCTCTTGGAATATACTTAAATCCTAGACTTAGATACTTCTGAGCAGTAGCAAATCCACTGTTACTACTTTCTTTTGCATCTGGAACATAAAACCTAGCTTGTTTATAATTCTTCCATTGATTATCTTCGTAAACTTCTAAGAATAAAGATTCATCAGATTTTCGTGTCCATCTAAGTAATTTCATATTATTTAAGGTACAGTATTATCTTTCTTACTATAAGGTAACGCAGCTTTAACTACTCTAACCATATTACATAATTGAGTAATGAATTGAGCAGCTCCTATTTCTTCTGAAGTATTAATATCTGATACTTCTTTTTCATGTGTAAAAATATAAGTCTTGTATTTTGTATAATTCAAATCAGCTATAGTTAATGCTAGATATCCTAAATTTCTACTATCTATAAACTGACTATAAAAACTCTTTGATTCAAAATTATAAAAATGAAGATTATATGATTTGACCTAATATATTTCCATCAATTTTATTAATAAAAACTACATTGTCACTAATATCTGAAATAGGAAAGAAAGCGAATTTATCTTCTTTGTGTTTCCAAATTCTACTACCTTTAGCTACATTCCAAATTACATCATTCAAATTATTAATACAGTGATTAATTTCTGGATAATCTTTGTGAACATAAGGAATTTTTTGAATCGGGATGGCGGTGGGTAGAATGATAGTCATAATATCCTCTCAGATGGGTTTATTTGTTCGTTTAAGACACCTTAAATCTAAAAAAGGTGTGAGTAGATGTAAGATGCCTTAAATCGCGAAATTAGGGCTTAATGCTCTCAGCAAGCTTTTCGAGCTAATCTAACATTGAGAATAGTTCAGCTAAAGTTGTCTCTTGATTTACCCTTTTACTTGAGTTTTTGTATTCTAAGAAAGTATTAGCTTCATCCATACTTAAAGCTTTTAATTCATGTTGGAGAAACAATCTTCCCGGTCTAATCAATGCAGAATCTAAGTTAGAAATATGTGTATTGAAAGTTGCTAATAATCCACAGTTGTAGATTTCAGCGAGAATACCATCAGTAAGATTTAAGAGATTAGCAGTAGCAGCACTTCTAGTACCTACGTCTACCAATATATTTTCTGCATCTTCCGCAATTATTATCTTTCCAGTATGTTGCAATAAAAACTTAGTGAAATCAGGAGTTCCTAATAGCTTAATATTTTCTGGAGAGAAGTATAATAGACGATCATTCTTCTGAGCTATTAACTGCTTGAGAAGTGTAGATTTACCAGTACCAGGTTCTCCATGAAGTAAAACTAACTTCCTGTGAGCTTCTAAGAATTCTTGTAGCTTGTCATATACATCTAAAAAATTCTTACCATAATGAATAGTAAGTTCTTCTCTAGATAATTGTTGGAATGCAAACTTCCTTCTAATCGTATCTAGCTCTCCTTGATTAAGTATTACTAATTCAATCATGGGTTCCATAATCTTCTTAGGAACACGAACATGATGTTTCTTAGATAGCTTAATCGCCTTATCTATTAGATTTAAATTACTCTCTGTATTTAAGAAATGTAATACAAAAACGATAGAATTGCCTTCTACAAACTTAATTACTAGAATTTCTTTCTTCTTATCTAAGTAAATAGTTTTGTCTATATCTCTTAGATTTTTAGGAGAATATCCAAAATCTTTAATCAATACCTCCAAATCTAGAAGAGGAAATAAGTTCTTCTCAAATCCTTTAGTCAATCGTTGAAACACTGCTCTAGATGGATATTTACCAAATTGATCTATGTATAAAGCAACAGTTTCTCTTACGTCATCATAGATATTGCTAGCATATTCTTGATATATGAGAGAAGAATTAGTCATGATTTGAGACTCCATTAATGAACAAAAAAGAAACTAAACTAACTTAGATAAACGATTACAAGAAATTTCTATCTCTACTAATTCTTTTACTTCTGGAAATAGTTCACAATAAGCTCTTACACTACAGGCTATAAGAAACAAATCAATAACACTATCTCCTGTTCTTTGGTGGATCTGGTATAGAAGCAATTTTTACTCGTAGCTCTTTATCATATTTGTCTCTATTAGAGTATTTAATAATGCAGTATAAGCTTTGACTATACCTTTATCTTCACTACTCTCTAAAATATTTATAATTCTCCTTTGATAGTGCTTACTTCTATAGTGTTCTGAGCAGTTAATCTACTATAAGTCTGTTCTAATTTACTTAGATGTTCAATGGGAACTACTCCAAGATAAGTAGTTATGAGACAATCGACTAACTCATCTACAGTTAAATCAAAAGTAGAAGCTATCTGTAATCGATTTACATTTGACTTACTAATCATATTTTTCTACCCTTTCTTTTAATAAAACTACTAATCTCTCAATACCTGGATATGAACTTTCATTAGATATACTAAAACCTCTTACTCCTACAATGTTTTTGATACTGTCTCTCGACTTTGTATTACTTCTGTAGAGTTGATTAATAACGTCTTCTATTCCTTCATTATCCACTTGATTTTCGAGTAGAGGTAAAACACTAGAAATTAGTCCTTCTATAAAAGAATCCTCTAGATGTTCTGGAACAGTAATAACAGCCTCATAAACTTCTCTAAGAATATGATTTTCTAGCATTTATTTACTCCCAAATAAAGTTAATTTCGTCTTCTGCAATATCGTATTGTTGTGCAAAAGCTAAAATTGCATCTTTGCTAGTATTATTTTCAAATCTTCCTACAAACTCACTATCTTTATCTTTTCGTTTGAGAGCTACAGAAATCCAATGAGGATAAGGAGTATTAAAGTAGGGAAATACATTAAAACGTTTTTTCTCACTCTCTAGCTCTTTATAATAGTTTTCAGTTTCCTCATTTTCAGAATCTTTATAAATATCTTCTACTAATTCTACCCACTCAGTCATTTCTCTTTCAATTTCACGTTCTACTGATTTATTACATACTTCCTCAATTCGGTCATAGAGAGACTTAGGAATTTGAATACTAATTATTTCATTATCTGGGTCTTCTTCTACATAATTAAGATATTTCTCTGCTGCATCACACAATACTGCTTCTGTAGTCCAACCTTTTTCTTTTGCAATTTTCTCTGCTATATCCCAGAGTTTTTGGGGAACATCGAAGTTAACTAGCTTTTTCCATTGAATTGTCATTGTAGTTTCCTCTTTCTTTTTAATTTGTAGACTAAATCCTAATTCTTCAAGTAGCTGTACGAAGATACTAATCTCAGATTCTTTTTCTTTAGCTTTCACGTCTACTATTAATTAATTCGTTTGCTTGACCTTCAATTTTTATCATGTTTCTAAGGGAGTGGTTTTAATACTCCCTTTTACACTAAACCTAATCTACCTAGGATTTAGAAAAATACTGAGGTAGAATTTCTGTCTCGAAAGTGTGTTCTAAGATACTCCTCCAAATTTTATGGATTTCTTTGCCCAACTCAATAACTTCATCCTCTTCTCTTGAGATTTGGATACACTCAAACGTCTTCATGATCTCTTGATAAACTACGTCAATTGTGTCTTCTTCAGAGCCACGATAAGTTAAACCACGAATGATGTCTTTTGCTAGAGAGTCATAGAAGTCTACGCGATCTTTCTCTCCATAATACGCCATCTCAGCAGGATCATACTTGAAAAGCGTTAGAGAAACACATTGAAAAAATCCAAGACCTTTGGGATGAGGAAGATTGTAATTAGGCATGGTTTTAATTAAGTAAAGAACTTTTCCCGTTAGTTGGTTATCCGCTAGTACCAGCGAGGAGGTGGGAATCACTAGCATAAATCTTAGAAGTATATTTCAACTCCTAAGAATCTAAAATTAAATGCTAAATATTACTAATTGCTACTCCACCTGACTGTCTCGCTATTTTTAGTAGATGATCATTAGTTCCACCTACAATAATAGTGTTTAGAGTAACCCTCCCTAAATGTTCAAGTTTTAGTGAAGTAGTATTGTCACATCCGTCAGTTACCACTAACAACTCCGGTTTAGTTAGATTAGGATTATTTTCTAACTTTTTATTCATTCGTTTGATAGCTTCTTTTGTACAATAGGCTATTGCAGTGCTTCCCTCATCAAAATTTTCATACTTGATTTTACTCATCAAATTCTTTACTTCGGATAAAGAATCGGAAGAGGCAGTAAACTCCTTACCTAACTCATCATGAAAAAAAGAAAAACTTACTTCTGCTTCTCCTTCTAAGACTGCTTTGAGTCTGTTCATTAACACTCCACCAGCTTTAAGGAATCTGTTATGAGAGTGCATGGAAGAGGAACAGTCAATCAGAAGATAAAGTAACATTTTCTTCTCTTGTTTAGAACATCTCTCTCTAATAGTTGATGTTCCAGAGATAATTCGATAATTTAAATAATTTCTGTTGTATATAAGTTCTCCGGGATTTAATCTATCTATCTCACTAAAATCATTAATCGGACGATATCTAACTTCACTTCCATTTGGGTCAGGAGTTAGTCTTACGTGTTTTCCAGTCCTTAACTTAACTAATTTATCTAGATTTCTCTTAATTTGAAGCATAACTTCTTTACCGTTGAGCATATCTTCTGCCATTGATAGCTGACCTTTATCACCTAACGGCCCAGTAAAATCAAGTAATTGCTTCTCGTGATAATCTAAGTTCGATATAGCTTCAAAAGTTTTATTAATTTTATCTGCTAATTTCTCTTGAGTCTGATTGAAGATTGGTAAACTGTCCTCATCTCCTTGTCTATTGCTTGACTCTCCACCACTTTGAGTAGATAAGATTTTTACTAAAGAAAGAGATTTTTCTAACGGAGAAACACCTGGAACATTACGGATATCGAGACTACGAACAAAATTCTGTATGTTTCGATGGTAGTTGATCTCTTTAATAGATGCTAACTCTCTAGCTTTAGTTTTATCTTTTACATAATTATCGTTAGAATCGGTTAAATACTCTCTTTCTTTATATCTATAGTTACCATTACTATTAGTAGTTAAATATTTATCTAGATAATTGCCTCTCCTCAAGTTGTCTACTATCTGATGTTCAGGTATATATGACCCCCCTGCTTGTATGTTACATAAATCTTCTACTAAGTCTTTCGAGAAGGCTTTAAGTCCTACCTTCTGAGCCATTTCTTGAATTTCTCTTTGACTAGGAGGAAGATAATTGCTTGGAGGATTTGTTCTAGGTGTAGTCATTTTTCTATACTCCTTTATATTAATTGAGTTTTAGCTCTGATAATCATTAGTTACCAGAGCCATTCCTTCTTACTACTTACTTAAATAACCTGTACCTGTCTCTAACGCTTTATCTCGAAGTTTCATAATCTCTTCTTGTAGATTATCTCTTTCTTGTGTTAGAGAATCTGGAACTTGAATATTAGAAACTTTTTCTATGGACTTATTCAAGTTTCCATACAATCCCAATATCATTGTTCCCTTTTGAGTAGTCGGAATCTTTAAATTACCACTATATTCATCCATCTTTTTAGAAATTTCCCTCACATCTTTCTTTACTTTGTCTAACAATTCAGTAGCTTCTCTAGTAACTCTGACTCTTTCCAAGTTAGCGGCTAAATCATCAAGAATATCATCAGTACCAGGAATGAATTTAAGACTCCATAAGTCATCTTCTTTAGCTTCTGTTCTTCCTTGGATAGTAGCCGAAGCTCTTAAAGAACTAAGACACACCATTGCTTGACGAGGACTAATCCATTGTCCTTTGCTATGTGCATCAGCAATCAATCCAGCTAATACTTTCTTCAAATCGAAAGAGATAGACACAACAGAAGAATTGTTATCCGCAGTTATAAACAACTTGTAAAAATCATCCTGTTTGTATGAATCCCATTCTACACACACCTGAAGAGGAAATCTTTCTACTAGGGCTTCGTAACTTGAACCCATCTCTGCGATTTCTCCCGGATGGCGATTTGTGGCAGCAATGAGTTGGAGCGTCTTCATCTCGAAGGATTGATGGCCGTTATTTAACCTGCGAGAAGTCAATGTATCCTTAAGCGATAACAAGACAATAGGAGGAGCATCATACAACTCTTCAAAAAGATAATTGTGATAATTTAGAAAGCTCCACTCAGGTTTATATTCTTGACGAGGATCTTCACTACAATTGAGTGCTTTTAAGTCTACACCTCCGTAAATACGTCCTTCATTCATTCCCTCACCAAACGATTGGATTCCATAATCTTCTTGATATTCTTTCTTACGTGTTTCAAATACCTGCCGAACCATTTCACTCTTACCATGTCCACCACGACCGTATAGTAGGACTGGAATTGGTTTTCCAATAGACGCAGATGAATAAGATAGTGAGAGAATTTCCTTCACTTTATCTGCGTAAACAAAACCTTTTAACGCTTGCTCAATTTCGGGAAGAATGAATTTGTTAGTCATAATTTTTAGGGTTAGATACTTGAACAAACTACTTTACTTAAGACTTTTATGGATAATCTTAGAGATAAAGTAAGACCTCCACTAAAACAACCAATCTTAGTAGAGGTGAGATATTACAGCTTAGCTACTCTATCTAAGTAGTAATTTACTTTTCTATCTTGTTCCTTAACTAGCTTAATAAGTTCTCTAGCATCTTTTAGCAATTGTTCTAGTAACACAGTCTCGTCATTAGACCAAAGTTCTAAAGTATCCCGGTCAGCTAGCCCTGCAAAACTTATAAAAACTAAAGGATCTTTTGGATGTTGATATCCTAATTCCCTATTTTCTGATTCCGATATACACTTAAATTTAGAACTACTACGAGACTTAATATAACTTAATACACTAACATCCTCAAGTAGTTTTTTCTCAAGTGCAAGAATAATAGTCTCTAAATCTTTGGAATTCACTTTCATTATTTTTCTCCAAATAGTTTAGTCCCTAGAATTACGACAACTCTAAGGACTTGATTCTTTTACTTATGAAAAGTTACCGCATTTACTACATTGTTTAAGCAGTAAGGAGTTATCCCCTTCTTTCTCATTCGATTATACAAACTTGCTACCTTATTACCTGTCTCTAAATCAATAGAAAGGTAAGAGATAACATTTGAGCTATCTATTTCTTCTTTTTGAGATATAACTTTTGCACTAATCCCATTTTCTCCACTAATTAGAACTACTGCATTCCCAATATTGGTTTTAGGTAGAGAGACTGTCCATTTCCAAGTTCTAGTCAACATAATCTAACCTCCTAAGAAAATAAAAATTACTCTCAAGCCTTACAATCGGTTTACTTATTGAACATTAAACGTATGGTACAAGTCTAACAATAATAGAAATCCTCTAGCTTCTTTTCTCCCATCCAGATCTCCAATAGAAGATAAAGAACCTAATTCTAGTAAATCGTGTACTTTTCTACCCAAGTTATATCCAATAGCCGTCAATCCTCTCTTAAGAAACTCACTTTGTTTAACTATTTCTTTAAATCTATCAACATCTCCTAAAATTAAAACTTCTCTCTCTTGTTCAGGTATATTTTTCCATAATTCAGAGTCACTAGATAGTAAATTAAACGACTTAATAATAATTTCCATAGTAATAGAAACTACAGAAGGAGAGCCATAACTAAAAGATTCTTGTTTTGTCTCTTCTTGGATATCTACAGTTAAATCTAATGTTTCCAATCTAAAAGCTATATCTTTTACTAGCTCCATCATTTTCTCTTTGTTTCTACCAATCTTAGGATGCTGACTTCCGGGTATTACAAACTTGTTGTCATATCGAGGAGGTAACGAGTCTTCCTTGATAATCTTATCTTTCTCTATTTTTCCAAATGCTAGCTCAAATACTACTGGAGGTACACTTGCCATCACTTCACAAATTTCCTCAGATGCAAGTTTTAAAGGAAGACTCCAACCACCAGATTCTAAATTCTTTAGAAGACCACGAACTAAAGAGTATTTGTCAGTATCGGTACTAATAAGAAAACCGTTTTCGTCAATAGCAGAAATCTGAACATCGCTTCTTTCTAGAATAGCCATAATTTTTAAGTAATATAAAGGACAAATAAAAAAGAGAAGATAGTGACAATTACTACCTTCTCATCAAGCTCTAGCAATTATAAAGAGTAGCACTGCATAACTGATAAGTTAGTCTATCTGCTTGTTGTAGTAGATAATAACTATTACAAAGCTTATGAGTATCTACTTGAATCGTGATTATCTCAGTTCGTTGTTCTTTCTTTCCACAAATAAACTCACCTTCTTCAATTAAATCGTAATCAATACTTCCATCGCGGTTTATTTTAGTAAAAATTGCACAAGAGTAATCTACAATGTTTTCGTCTTTCTCATCGTAAGGTCGAGTAGAACTATTTTCTAATTTTCTGACTACTTGACGATAAGTTGAGTCATAGTATTCTGGCATTTGTTTCTCCTTATTTTGGAAACGTAATATTTTCTTTTATTCAATGAGTAATAATTAAAAAATATTACACTTTCCTCTTATAACTCACTAAATAATCGTGCATCCCAAACCACTGTGGAATACTTATAGAACATACTTCTTCCCATTCTTCTTCTAGTAAAGAAAAGAAATTACCATCTCCAGTACATCCTCCACATCCTTCACCTACAAAAATGAGTTGATTACCTTTATAAGTCTTTAAACAATCATAAGCAAAAGAAGTATTATAAGGTGGCCAACAGAGAAATAAAGTATGTTCAGGATAATCAGCTAATATACCGACTGAATCAATCTTAGTAATTTCGTACCATTGATTTTTACACCAATGATTATCATAAGGAGATTCATCAAATGCTATAACTTCTCCTCCTGAATCACTTATTAATTTAGACCAATATCCTGTACCTGCACCCATCTCGATTATTGGAGATTGAGATACTAAATAATCAATAGCTTCTTGATTTGGAACTGCCCAAGAATAGTGATTAGTTAAAGTGTATCTTTCATCAGAACCAATAGAGTAAATAAGATTGTCATATCGTTCTCTCTCAAACTCTTTTAAATATGGATTAGCAATTTTAGTTTCAGTACAAATCATACTTTAATATTCGAGAGTTAGTCACTTCCTCTCATAAGACTAAGAATTTATTGCTGTTTGATGAAGATTACTTTATCTTCTGGAAAATCTTTATATCCACTACTCCATCTATCCCAATAATCAGGATGAATAGCGTATAAAAAGCTAACTTGACTAGACCAAGGAAATCTAAGTGTATCGAACTTATATCCTTTACTTTTTAGATACTCTTCAAGTTCTTCTTGATGTAGAGAAACTAAACGTTCTAGATTTCTAATGTTTGCTAGTAAATCTTTTTCATCTACTTTCTCTCTAAATGCTTTCTCAATCGCATCTTTAAAGTGCCACTTGACACTACCTTGAGGAAAAATCTTAGAAGTACCAATAAACCAAATACCATCTTTTACTATTTCAAGTTCATAACCTTTGTACTCAATTTTCGTTGGTTTTGAGTATTCATTCACTGCTTCTTGAAAATAGCTCACTACCAAAGTGTCTAAATAGTGATATCCTGATTTCTCAAAATTAATGGCTTCACATTTACCATGCCAAAGAATTTCATTTGTTGTCTTCTCCTTCTCTTGCCAGACTTCTAAAGTGAAATCATTGTAAACCACAGAAAATTGATTAATTATCTTTTTGTCTACAAATTTAGGAAAATCTTCCATTAGAAAGCTTAAAGTTGTAGCACCTACAAAATACTCTAACTCTTTACATTCTCCATTAAATAGAGCATGATTGAATTTGGAAACAATTAGTTCGTAACCTTTGTGAGTAATGTTCATATTCTTCTCCAAATGTTTGTCCACTTTATCTAGAAAAGCAATGGTCAAGTCATCTATGTAATGTTCCTCTTCAAATCCAATTTCTTTGCAAACACCTGTATAAGTATGAACCATATATTCAATCTCTAAAGTAAATCCTCTATAGATTAACTTCGATGGATCACGCTTATATGTCAATTGCTTTTTTGCTAAGTATGCACAAAATGGAAATAATAAAGAATCAATAGAAGAATGCTTCTCCACGTTAAATCCTACTTTTTTACATTTAGCAGAATAACCTTCTTTAGATTCTTCAACTTCTAAATTGAAAATACCCATGACCAATGTGAAATTTCTCATGATGTTCTCCTTCTCTGAATAGTGCGTGTTGAATTAGCTAGGTTAGTTACTTCCTACGTTGAGTTAAAAAATACGAACTACAGCCCATTTAGGAAACTCAGCATTCTTATTCTTTTGAAATACCTCTTCATACTCAGGATTAACTGCACATCGATAGTTACCCTGATTACCTGGGATTGTATAAGTGTAAAAAGAATAGCCTAGTCCTCTCAGATAATCTTCTAGTCGGTCTTGTTTTTCCCATACTTCTTGCTGATATTGAAGTATTTTTTCTAATGCTGCTTTACGTTTATTTTTCTCTATCCTATCTACAAAATCCATGAAACTCGTGATTAATGAACCAATATCGTCGTATCTATCAGAATAATGAAGTTTTTCACAATATCCACGGCAATTAGATTCATCGAAAGTAACAATCAATTCGTAACCTTCATGGGAAAATTTAGACTGTGACATAATGTTTTCCTTTTGTTTTAGTTAAACTTCAAATTCTGTCGAAGTAAATTGATATATTGTCTTCTCGTTAACTCTACTGCTACTCCAATGTGTTTAATCTCAGGAAAATCTTTCTTGACTACTACAAAGCTATATTCCTTACCAATCGTGTCATGTGACCAACCAAAATCTGCCCAATCTCCAGTAGTATGACCTGAGCGACATTCATAACCTTGATCAATTAATTGAGATTTAGTGTCCATGATATTCTCCTAAAGTTAAAGTGAAATGTTCTACTTAGGACTTCAACCTAAGAATGAGGCAAACTCATAGAACTCCAGTAGACTAACTACTATGAGAAATTACCGATCAAAAACTTCACTTATCTTTCCATGAAAAACTAAAGAAGGTAAGCTATCATCTTTGACATAAACAAGCCAATTGAAAAACCCCATCAAGTCCATTCCTTCTAATTTCTTATGCTCCATGAAATCTTTAAGAGAATCTACAAGTCTTAGATATTCACCACTTAAAGCTACCGCATCATCAAACTCGGGACTAATAAATACTACTCTTAACTTTCTAGGTTGAATTATTGAATTAACTAATTCTTCAGCAGTAGAATAAGTTTCTCCCCAACTTTGATATTCAATATCTACGTTATCTCTAATTTCCCAAGTATTTTCCTCTAGTCTAGTAATTCCTAACTTAACCATTCTTCCTCTAAAATAATCAATATACAAACCATCTTCATCTAGTTCAATATCATCTGTAGTTAATGGTACTCCTTTAAAATGTCTATCTTGATAAATACCCATGCCAACTACTTTACTTGCTTTAATGGCGTTGAGGGCAATCTGTTTTATTTGTTGTTCTGTTGCTGTAAAGTTCATATTCTTGACTCCTAACTATCTTCTTCTATTTGTGTACTTGAATATTGTGTGTTAGATACTCCTGCATTTCTAGCTGCTTCTCGAATATCAGATTCAGAGACATTATTAGAGACAAACACTTGACTATTTATTGCTACTGAGTTCTCTAACTTACTAGAGATTTTCTTAGCTATTTCATCTGTATCACAAAAAACTCTTAGCTCTGATTTATTCGACATTTTCTTCATCCTCAATAAAATATGGATCTGTAAGTTCTGACCAGTTTATTACCAAAAAATCAGGATATTTAGTATCTCTCCTTTTGTTATAGTCTTTTTGGTTTTCCTTCCATTCGTCTAAGACTTGAGAGTGAACTGCAAATTCTGTTGGTACTCCTCTATAATTTCTATCATCAACAAAGATATACTCTTCACTTATTAAGAAATCTCTTAGAAATGAGTAAAGAGATTCTAATGATTCCTTAGTCTCTTTTATTTTAGTAATTTGATTTCCAATCTTAACTGAAACTGGTAATTTCAATTCTATTTCTTGTTTTAACTCTCTTTTTGCATCTAATTGAGTTTCTAGCCAGTTTTTCCACTCTTCTATTAACTTATAATCTCCTAATCTTTCAATAACTCTAATATGTTCTCTTGTTTCTTCAATAGATTTGTTAAGCTCTGATAGTCGTTCTTGAGAATTCATAATAGCTCTCTCTCTCCTTAAGATTCAGCCAAACGTTTATACACTTCTTCTCTTTCTTTTAGAGACTCTTCATAAACTTGTTCTACTGAATCTCCTTTCCCTCCCCAATTAAAAGACCAGTTAATAGGTAATTCCTCATAACTAAGGTTCAATAATTTTCTAATCGAAGAAGCACGATAATACTTACAACTAGCTAATATACAAACTTTAATATATAAACCGTTACCCTCAAAATAATAATCTAACTCTTTTTCATAAGTTGCCCTATCAAAACACTTAAAAACTTCTGCTGAATAATACGTTTTTCCAAACATTTTTATAGGTGAAGCAAAATAACTATTTAAATGTCTATCAAACATTCCCTCCATATCTACTCTACTTATAGGTTTTAGTCTTCTTTTTATTTCTATACACTGAGATGGAGTAAGATTTAACATTTTTATCAAAAAGAACTAGAACAAGACATTATTACACCTACCGGATATTGCTTAGTTAGTCCATATTTTAGATAATCTTCCCAATAATCAGGATGTATATAAAGATTTCCATCTGTTTTGTAACCTTTATTAATAGCTAACTCAAATATTTTTCTATTTTCAGAAGCTAAAATACTGAAAGCTTCATTGATTTTTAGACGTGACTCTTCATATTGCCTTAAAAATTCTTGATCCATTGTCTTTATCTCCAAAAAACTAAATTTACTCAAAAAACACACATCAAGAACTAAAATCTCGTGTTTAACCTTGATTTTTACGTCAAATTTAGACACAAAAAAGCGCCCCTACCCCGGTTAAAGGATAAGAGCGCGACCAACTAGGAGGAAAAACAAGAGAAACTGAGATTATTCGGGAGTGTTTTCGAGATTTTCAGTGAATTCTGCGAGTTCGGTAGTGGGAGTTACATCAAGTATTACCTCGGATTCCTGATTTTCTGGCTCAATCTCAGGAGTAATATCAACTAAACCACTATTTTGTTCTAGTTGTGTACTTTCATCAGTTGAATTTTCAGAAGTTGGATTAGTAGAAGGTGATAACAAAAGATCCGGCTTGTAGTGTTCTGCCATTTTGGGGATTTTCATCTGTAATTCCTGCATATTAGCTCGAAACACCTTGGCGACCTCGTTAACATCAATCACCATGTCTTCAGATAATTGACCTAACTTAGTCCCCATCTCATCTTTCACATCTTGATAAGAGATATAAAGGACTAACATCTTAACTAAACCTGGTGTGTAACCCTTTTTAGAGCTAACAATTTTTAGATGCTCGAAAAACTCTTCAGTACATAGCCATTGAGAAAAAACATCAGATATAGACCCTGCCTCTATACCAGGGAAAGCAGTTAACAAAGGTTTGAAAATGTATGAGCTTATAGCGTTAAACTCATGATTACACACCATTGATAACTTAAAATCCTTAGTCATGGTAAATGTGGCTAGTATCCGGCTAACTGGGTCTTTAGCGTCTTCCTCGTTCCCTCCACGTTGAAAACAGAAAGTTAATTGTTGCCCTAACTCAGAAGTAGTAAGTCTCGCTGTCAATACATCGGTCTTAGGTTTTGCTACCTCTTTGAAAATCTTAGTCTTCACTAATTGCCCATTAGTAACTTTTTCTTTTTCTGTTACTTTGGCTTTGACTACTTCTAACTGAGTGTACTCATGTGATACTTGAAACGAACCAATTTGCTTGTTGAATGAAGACATGATCTCTTTCCTTTATTGATGGTTTGCATTGATCCTAAATCACTTAATAGTTAGGTAGGATTTTACTCCCGTTACTAAGTTATTAGGGATAACTGAGATAATTTACCAGAATATCCCAGCCGTTAAATACTCAAACTTTTTCTGTAACTCTCAAAGCGTCATGTAAAGCAGATAAGTGAGAAAGTACATTTTTGTGAACTAAAGATTCCCAGGTAGGTCTAGCTTTGTGTAGTTGAATGTAGAGATTGTCTATATCCATCCGTAACCACGCCTCAACCGATCCACCTCTGATACTATCTCTCAGCTTTTGTCCTTCTTCTCTTGTTTTTTCATTCTTGAGTAATTCCTCCACTTTTTCTAGTCTTTCCCTTTGACCGACGGAAAGAATATCAATCAACTGAATCTTAATTCTATACTCCCAGGTTTTTCTATCAGTCGGTAATAAAGACCAAGGTGTTAGCATTACTCCCTCAGAAGTTCTGAATCCTACTCTAATCTTAGAAAGTTGGTAGAGTTCATCAATAAACTCACCCCAAATAACTTGTGTCCTATCTTTATTGTGCTTAACCTTGTGAAAGATATCTCCAATTAAATCCCCCGGATTGGTGGTAGATAAATTAAACCCTGCGATGTTGATATACTTCCCCTTATTCCATTTCTTCCAATTGTTTACCATTGCATCGAATAGATTCTGAGCATCATGTTTATCAAATGTCTCAAGAGTTAAAAGGTTGACTAATTTTCCGAGATTGACTTCTGACTCTGAAGTGAAAGGAGTAATAAACTGATTGTACCGTTTAGCTATTTGTGGGAAACTATTAGACTCTCTTGAGAATCCTAAAAGGTTCTTGATAGCTACTTTTGAGACAATCTTCTCTTCCTTCTCTTTAGTGAAAAGCTGAATGTTAGAGTTTACAAACTTCTGCACCAATTTATTGAGATGATTTTGTGCATCAAAAGTCTGTTTATACTCATCACATCTTAGTAAATGAGTTAAAACCTCAAGTGATTTAATTTCAACAGATGAGGCTATCTTGACCGGAATTTTACCTTGTCTTTCTTGATTGTTTACTGGTTTGGTGATGGATAGCACTTGAGTAGTTTGTACTTGACCGTTAAAGTAGACTTCAATGGTTAATCTACCTTTAGTCTTTATAATCATGTCGGCTTCTACATTGATGTATGATTTGTCTATTTTATCTCCTTCTTTCAGTTTCCTTTTATAGAAGGGATAGACCGACATTAGATGATCTTTGATTTCTTGATTGGTAGGGTAAGACTCACCAAAATGATCTTGTAATATCTTGGGAACCCGGCGCAACCAACTCATTACTAAGGGAACACTAGACCGACGTGTATCTTTCTCATCTCCTACAATGGTTAGTGTATATGTAGGTTTTTCTTTCTCGATTTGTTCAACAATCCTTAAACTACCAATATTGTGCCATCGATAGTAGTTATCGGTATAGCTACTTTCTGGCTTGATATGTTCAGAGTTGAGTATTTCTCGGATAATCTTAGTGGACTCTAGAACGTCTAGTCTGTCAGGTTTTCTATTTTGCTTGATATTGAGTATTAGTTGCTCTAAACTCTCAACAATCCCCTTGATACTATCACTAACTTTTGCGAGTGAATCAATCTTAGTCTGTAAACTCCTGCTACGTGGTAAGAAATATTCAGAGTCAGGTAAATTGGTTACTTGCTCTTTCACTTCTTCGATCTGAACTTCAACCTTAGCTAAGTTATAAGATAAATCTTGATGATACTTAGCTACATAAGAAAATAGCTCAGTAGACCCTAATTTATCACTCAAATAAACCGCTAAATGGTAATACGGAACTTTGACAGGCAGAGCTATTACATCCCACAAATGATCTGATTTTTTGAATGTGAGAATCATTGGGACGTTACCGATTATCCCTTTTAACTGATACTCATGGTCGTTTGTTCTAGCTCCATCAAGTCTTAGAGGTTTAGGAATCTTTCTTTCTGTAATTGTAGCTTTTTGAGGTTTCTTAGGTTTGAGATTAGGATGGGCAAACCCTTCAAATATTCGAGGCTTAACTAAAACTTTCTCAGATGTTCTATAAGCTTCCTCATTACTGCTAGGTTTTTGGTTGAGTTTATCAAAAGCGCGATTATCCTTTGTAGTCTCATAAAGCCCATTGATACTCGGACTAAGATGCTCTAGTGAGATTTGAGCAATAGAAAGATCAGGGAATATATCAACTCCATCGGCTTCTATAACAGGATAAAGTTGATGTTCTGCAACTAACTCTGGCTGTTTCGGATTGTAGTAGTGAAGATTGCCCCCGTCAAACCAAGCAATATTGTGTGATTGTTGCTGCCAAGAGTAAGCTATTTCTCCTTGTACTTTCTTAAGATAAGTCTGAGCTAAGTAAATATTGCCCTTACTATCCTTTACTCTTATTGGGGAGATATAGAACAAATTAGAGTATAGCGGGGATGACGCTCTACCCGTTCTCTGAATAACTGTCCCGGGTCTATTGGTAATCTGGGCGATATTTTCAGAGCGAACTAACTTTTTCTTGAGTTGACCGCTAGAGTCAATAAAAAACTCGATTGCAGGATAGGGATACACTACCAAACTGTTATGCCCTAGCTTCTTAACTTCCCTTAAAGCTTCTAGAAATTGGTTTTTCTGTCCAGTAGCAGACAGCCAAGCATTTAACACTGAGAGAAGATCAGAAGACGTAATATTGGCAGGTTTCTTTATTAGCTTTCCTTCTTCATCATTCTGTGCAATGAATACTGGTAAATCGAGAAAATCTAGAGTAGTAGGAATAGTGGTCGGAGTTTCTCCCTTCACTTCTAAGACTTGCTCGTTAACTACTTCTGGTGCTTCTTCACTCTCAGAAATAACGATTAGAGGTTCTGTGATTTCTTCCTTAGTCTCAGATATAGACTCAGTAGTAATTTCTAGAGTTTGTTCTACTTCAACTACTGGCTCTATATCAAAGTCATCTGAGAAAAAATCCCCCAGTAAGTTAGAGTTAAATTCTGCTATTTCTATGACTTCTGATTTATCCTCTACTGCTAAAGGACTTAATACTACTACTCCATCTACCCAATTACTAGATACAGGTATAAAATTGAGAACTGAATTAAAACTCACAGAGAAATTAGTGCTATCAGAGAATCTATTGCACACGTTTTTCATATGTGCATGAGAAAGATCAATAATCTCTGAGTTTTCACTATTGACTAATAAAGTAACTTCTTTCGGCTCGGTGTTGATTTGTGAAGTGAATTTAACGTATTGTACATGAGATGAAAAAGCAGAAAGATTAAGACAAGAGACTAAATATTCAGCACAAAGTTTCTTAGTCTTCACTAAGTTATTAGGTAACATGATGAACACTCCTAGTTATTTAAAATGGAAAGTTCTAGCTAGGGAGTTGCACCCTAGATTTCAACTTGTTTAAGGTTGCTCTGCTAGATAACAAAGCGAGTGAGATTATTTTAAAGGCAGTTGAAACGATACCTCTCCCCATTCATCCTCTAGTTTTACATGATCGTCAAATCGATGTGCTGCTAATACGGCATATTTTTTTATATCCGTCCAAAATACTTTCGGATAACCTAGGTAGAATAAAGGACTTGAAATATCTAGTAGATAAGCACCATAACCCTCTGCTAAAAAGTCTTTCGCTTCTTCCTTTTGATTGATTTGATCTTGTAGTACATCAAAACTATCAGCCGTTAAATAGCGATTTCCTTTCTCAGTATCTACTATTACCGCACCTTGGGCATTTAAGTCTTTAGCTAATTGTTCGATTAACTCAATACTCACGGGATTATATTCAAAAGGATCGTGACAGTAGATAGAGTAGCGATTTTCAAATTGATGTGAGCAAGATTCATTAATTAATGGAATAGACATTTTCAAGTCTCCTTGTGTACGTTAACAGATACCTAGCTTTAGGATATAAGGTATCAAAACCCTCTACCAGCTAACCAAACTAATAGAGGGAAAGTATTAAACGATTATTGATTTACCAGTGACTAGAATCTACTTTGCCATGTCTTAAAGCGTGACAATAAGCAGATAAATTGAGTAACCCCGAATGTTGCTTTTTGATTTCAGATTCACTGCTGCCATTTTCTACTGCACTTCTAACTGCATTGTGATATCCTTCTAAACTACCTTTGAATAGATAGAAAATATCTCCTGCTACATAATAGTAGAAAGCTTTGTTATTTTCTGAGTCCTGATTATTTCTCAAGTTCTTTGCTCCTAGTTTGTGTTGTAGATTCATCTGGGAAACTTTCGTGTACATTAGGTTTGGCAGAGGGCGGTAGTATTGACCCGTAATTATCACTCTTCTTTCAATCAAGAGTATTAGCTATCTAAAAACCTATCGAGTACCTGGCTTTCCGTAGTGTTCTGAGTATCTTCTACCCAAAGTTTTCTACTCACTTCTTCTTGTTCTTCTGAAGGTGCTATTTGAGGTGTCCAAGTAGACCAATAGAATCTAGTAACCTCTTGTTGTTCTGCTGGAGTTGTAGGTGTTTTACTTGTCCCGTTATTGGGTAGCATTTGTTTTTTCCTCAGATTGTGAGATTGTTTTGTCAGATACCCTTAGTAACTCCGAGCTGAGAATTACTTACATGAACTCATTGTTAACCCCTTGACTTGATACTGTCCTGTAAATTCCCTCTCTAGTACATTCCCCAAAAAGAACTAACTCTCTGTCATCTTCACTGTTACAGACAAAAACGTTAGCTTCTGGTGAGTCGAGTATTGAGCGAGCCTTATTCAAGAGATTTTTAAGTTGATCTAACTCTTCCTGACTCATTGATGGAGTAGTGACTTGAACATTCATCTGAACTTCACTAGCTGCCATTCCATACTCAATAGCTTGTTGAACCGCTTCCTCAAAAGTGTTAGTACCAGAGATGAAGTAGTGGTTACGATTAGCTAAAATGTAGTGTTCGGGTTCTTTCCTTTCTACACTTGCTACACCTAAAATTTGATATTCCTCAGCTTGGGTTTCTGAGTGAATGTACATTGATTGATAAGGTGCTGGACAGTATTTGACCTTACTAATCACTAATTCCTTAGTTTCTTTTGACGCTAATACATCCTTAATCGCCGTTGCTATCTCAGCACCAACAAGAAGATAATCATCAGGAGAATTACAATCGAAAGGTGAGTTAAACATTTGTGACCTCTAAAAATCTAAGTGTGCAAATTACCTGATAAAACTACCAGGAAAAGCCCAACTGAGAATCGAACTCAGATAGGATAGATCCCGCTATCTTGGGCAAACTAATTATTTTTCTACTAACTCATTCCATTGAACTTTACTTATAGTATAAAGCGTAGTTTCATTAGCTATCTTTTGTCCTAACGGATTGCTGAGAAAAAAATAATCTTTTACTTTCTCTTCTATTTTGCTTTGCATTTAGACCTTTAAGAGAAATGTTTTCTTCCTCAAACAAGTCTGCTATCATTTGTGTTTGTCTATTTCTAGTCATTTTAACCTCTCTAAATCACCTGGGATAAATTACCAGGAAGCGCCTAATCCCGAATCGAACGAGATAACTAACTTAGAGCTAGTCGCCACCATTGACTTTAGACTGGTTGAACTAATTAAAATGTTCTTTAAGTTCTTCCCAAGTTGCAAGATTATCTGCTTTTATGTGATTAGGGATTGTGATGTCTTGGAGTTTAGCATCTCGATATCTCCAATAGTTTTCATACAGACAAAGAGCCGGGTCGGTCAATGTTGGTTCGTAAATTGCTAACTTTGGTTTTCCTAGAATCTTTTGAAAGGTGATATATCCTACAGGTTCATCGTTCTTTCTAAAACCCCATCGTATCTCCCGGATATCTGTTTTGTTATATCCTTCAATCTCTGGATAACTAACTCTATATCCCTGAGCTTCCAAAATTGAGATAAGCCATTCAACAGTTTTCTTTTGATGTAAATTGAGAAACATGATTGAGACTCCTTTGATAAATCCTCCCATTAGTAGGAAGAAAACCTAGCTAGTGGAATCGAACCACTATTACTCTGCTATATCTCCATCTAGCGCACTTCTCAAATTACTTGCTAGATAAATCGAGAATAGATGTTTGTCTGCTTTGTTCATATAACCTTTTTTATTTAGATATCTTTGTCTTAGTTATTTACACTTCTTATATAGGATAAGTGAATGTAAGTAACTTCTCTTAGATATCGGAACTCAGCGAGATTAGCTATAGAGTTTTGATTAGTAAATGATTATCTCATACTACTAATACCCATTGCTGGTAAAACTATTAAGTTATCAAGGTTCGGGGGATATACCTTAATCAAGAATCTTTCATTAACTGAATGCTTTGTCGGTAACTACAGATGCTAGTCAAAAGGGATATTAGATTTTAGAGTAGAGGAAACTGCTACATAGGCAAGAACTCCTAGAGATTTTTAGTTAGTCCGTCTTCAGTATAGATAACAGCTCTATAAAAGAGAATGTGACCTATATCCAAGATGGATGAGTAGGGATTAGCAATAAGTTAGCTATCTGGATATCAAGTACCCATAGTTCCCTTCCTCAGTTAATGAACTCCCAGCAAGTTAGAGAGTGATAGAGATAGTTAGCTTTAGGTGTTTCGCTTTCCTTTTCTCTATATATACATAATAGCTTGATACCCTATAGACCACAACTAGGTAGCGACTTATTCGAGAGGAAGTTGAGAAGGCTGGAATGTAGAGTAGATAAGGTTTCTAGGGAGGGTAGGTGATAGGAGAAAGGGGATTGAGAGAGGTGGTTACTACTCCCTACTCCCTATAACAAATATCTACTATAAAAAACCAAATAACCTCAATTTCGTGTACCTATGAAAAATGAACTACTATATATCTATACCAACATATAAAAGATATATAAGAAAATGGCATTTGAAAAAAAATGGGACTGGGATACAATTAGATTGGATTACATGATAGGTCAATTTGCATTCAATAAAGAAGGAGTACAAATACAACGACCATTCACTCTAAAGACACTATCTGAAAAATACAATATACCAGAACCAACATTAGCAGCTAAATGTAAGAAAGAGAAATGGGTAGCACAAAGAGATCTCCTAGACTCTAAATTAAGAAGAAGATTAGACGAAGGAAAAGTAACATCTCTACTAGGCGAATCTACAATGTCAGATAGTCTAGCTCTTAGTCAATTATCTAAAGCTACCCAAATGATTACTAATTACTTTAAGCAATATAACTTAGATGAAAATTCTGACATCTCATACAACCAAGAAGAAACACCTCCAATAAATCCTAGAGAACTTAAAGATGTAGTAGGAGTAATAAAAGAAATACATCTCTTAACCAAATCTATAATAGGAACTGACTCACTCCAAGAACATCTAGAAGAAATACAAGTGAAAGATAAAGCTAAACAATTAAATAAATTAAAGACTGATCCTAAAGCAATGGAGGATAAACTCCAACAATTACTAAAGAGAAGACAAGAACTATTATCTGAATCTTCTAACACTCATGCACTATCTCTACCTGCCAATGAACAAGTAGTAGAAGTAGAAGTAGAAGTAGAAAGATAAAAGAAAACTCCTCAAGTCATAACAACCTGGGGAGTTCTTCATATCTAAACTAACTTCTATTAAATGAAATAATCGTAATAAACATCTCTACCATATTTATCTTTAAATCCAAGAACACCCACAGTTCTACCAAATTCTTTAATAGGTTTGCTAAGTGGTATAGGTGAATAGATAGGATATAACGTACCATCTGCACTCATATTAGCTTCCATTACATACCAATTAAAATCATAAAGATCAGGTATAAAAGCTTTAGTTCTTTCGCTATAACCATAAAACTCTAAATTATAATCATTATCTACATAACCAACTTTTATATACTCATTAGTTTTTAGATTCTTCTTATAAACCTTTCTAGTAGGATTATCTAATGGCAATCCTATATTTTTCTCTTCAACTACTATATCTATCTCGTTCTGACTCGTAACGGGAGATAAAAGTTCAATCAATTTATCTAACTTCTTAATAACTAAATCTAACTTATCCACTTTAGGTTCTCTCCTTTTTTCTACTCTATTAGCTATATCATATAAAACTTTATTAATATCACTAGCCACATTTTTATCTTCACTTCTTACATTAATAGGTGAGTTAATAACTACGGGATTATCTAATTTCTTCATTAGAGTCTGAATATGACCTAAAACACTATCTACTGTATGAGCTATATTATCTTGACTTTCTAGTATTTGATTTCTCATTTCTCGTTGATTTAGATATAAAACTACTAATCTATCTAATATATCTTTACCTTCAAAATCTCTTAGTTTATCATTCATTTTGATTATCTTCCAATTCTTTTCTCAATCTAGCTATTTCTTTTATATAGTTCTGTTCGTTAGATACTAATTCATCTATCATTTTAAGAAGTTCAGGTATAGTGAAATCCTCGGGCTTCTTATCTTCATTCTCAAGGTCTAAACTATAAGTCATTGTACTCCTCTAAGCTTTCTTAGTTCTTTATATAATTCATTAGTCTGATAACAAATATCAATAACTCTATTATCAATATAAGAATCCCAATAAGTTATCTCTAATTCACATCTTCTATCAGGAGAACTTTGATCAACCATTCCAATAGTAAGTGGATAATTACCTACATTAGATAAAAATTCATTGCTAGGAGGCTCTAAATATAACTGAACTTCGTAAGCATGAGAATCTACTTTCAATATATTACCTTCTATATCATAGATATCTGGATAATAAGTATTCTTAGTAGTACATTCTTTAGTTCCTACTATCTTTCCATTCCAAGGTACATAAAATCCTTTATCACTTCCATTATCATAAGCAACTTCACCAATAAGAACTAATCTATTATCAAAGACTCTTCTCTTATAACAATAAACATGAGTAAAGCTATAATCTTCTTCTATATTATTTATCATTTCTCAACTTACTAAGAACGTCTATCATTGACTGTAAATAAGAACCATCATCTCTACTACTTCTAATTACTCGTCTAGTTAAAGTTATCGGATTACCATTATCTCGATTTATCTCTACGTTGAATGTATCTTCTACTTCTCCTAACTCTTTTTCTCTATAACAATCATCATAAGGTTCAATATCATCCCTAAAAGGTGTCGTAATATCTTTATTAACTTCAACAGAAGAGGCTTGAGAACTAGATAATGAATTTAACTCTCTATGAAGTTCAGAAATAATAACTTCTTGCTCAATCAGTTTACTATTAACTTCTCTAACTAAAGTATCTAATATTTCTACTGGTGCATTATATCTATCTTCTACATATTGAATCTCTTTTCTTAGCTCGGAAATAGTAGAGTCAAAATCTTGATAGAAAACCGTAAAATCATTTTCTTTTACCATATCTTTCAGTTTATTTTTATATTCTTTTGAATGTTCTACTACTAAAAAAGTCTTCTCACCTTCTATTACTGTACTTATATTAATTTCACTCGTATCAGGAAATCTTCCTAAACTATTAGTAACTTTATCGACTAAACTTTTTATCGTATTATTCATAAATATTGATCCCAAAATACTAACTTAACTTCACCGTCATTCATAAGTAATCGACTATTATCCCAATATCCAATAGAGTCTTCAGTATCAGATATAAGAAACTCATCTACATTAGACTTAATAGTTCTTGTACATATCTGAGATTGATTGTCTAAGCTATAAACTTTTAAAGTTGGATAATAAACATTAATCTTCTTATTATCTATTTCACCTAAAGATTTTTTTGGACTTCTTAACATCAATCTTCCGTTAAGAGCTAAATAACCAACTTCAACTCTTTCGTAAGTTTTAGCATTAATTTTATAAACTGTAATTCCATCAGTATTTGGAGGTTTAGAGTTGTTAAAGAAACTCATTATGTGTGTCATTCATATTGAGTCCATAAAATTAATTTACCATTATCCAAATAACCAATAGATAAATAATTTACATAAGACTCTTCATCAAAGTTTTTATCACTCTTATCTATAAATACACAAACTTCTCTTTTATCATCTAGTATTAATAACTCCAATTCGTCTAACTCATAATGTGTCTTATAGGTATTAACTTTATCTATCTCATTGATATTTCTCTTAGGTTCTAGAAATGTCTTTTCTCCAGTATCTTTATTCCAATCTCCAACTAATACTTTATCTTCAGTCTGACTATTAATCTTATATAAGTTCATATCATTCACCTAACTTCTTTCTTATTTTCTTGCCATCTTGATTTGTATATTCATAATAAAAGTACCCATCTATCAAATAAATGTTTTGACCTTCAGGAACTCTCACCTTTCTATCTTGTGGAGTTTTACACTTCTCTAATAAATATTCAGTAGCAATAAACGCATCATCAATAACCTCTCTCAATTCTTCTTGAGTTAAAGCTCTACTCTTATTAATAAATGTACAAGTAAATTGAGTAGCGGTTTGTAATCTCAATAACTCAATTGGACTGTAATCATATTCATTCATATTACTTTCTTCCTTAATAATCTATCTACTAAACTCTGAGCTTCTTTTTTATCGGGGTCTTTGTAAATATGTCCCTTATCTTCTCTTATCTCTACAAGTTCTAACCCAATTTCTTCATTATTCATAAATGTTTCTCTTCTTTTCTTAATGTAGCTAATAGTTTTTCTGCTAAATCTTCATATCTCTTAATAAAGACAGTCTTAGCATATCTCTAGTATAAGTAGACTCCAGATTTAATTGATCTAACCATTCTCTAAAATGTTGATATTGAGTCATACTAAATCCCTATTAAAATAAAATCTTTACTACCATCAATAATCTTATCAAGAGGTAACTCTTCTACATCAAACCATTGAATTTTACTTACACTACTATCTCCATAAGTAATTTCTCCATCTAACTTAATACATTCATAACAGAGAAGTAATATTTGGATCTGAGTAGACTTTCCATTTCCCTTCTTCACTAGAGAATATACTAAAGGAATCATTCTTACGTCTACTACATCATAACCAGTCTCTTCTTTAACTTCTCTAATTGCGGTATGAGAGGGACATTCACCAAACTCAACTTTCCCTCCTGGTAACTCCCATTTATCAGGTACTCCTTTCCTTTGAGTTAGGAGTATCTTACCTTCATGAATCACTAAACCTAATGAGACTATTATTTGCTTATTCATATACTAATAATTAACTAAAAAAATTAAAAAGCTCCCAATGAAGAGAGCTACTAACTTATCTATCTACTCTCCTAAATATTGGTCATAATAAAAGACTTCTCCATCATTCGTCACATAGCCCGTTGGATCATTTAAGTTCTTATTAAATATTTCAGTAGCATCTTTAAGTACAAAATTATCTAACTCAGTAAATCTTAAATAATTACCTTCTAGCTCTAAAGTATAAAATCCATTATTATACCATTCAGGATGTTCTATTAACTCACTCATCTTAATCTTAGGAATATTAAAGACAATTACGTTATCTTCTTTAAGAAAACCTACTTTTATAAATCCAGAAGAATAACCAGTATTTCTCTTATACACGTCTTTATAAACTAAAGTCTTATCTTTATAACGGTCTACATATTGATACGGCTCTTTAGGTCTTGGTTTGCGAACTGTTACTTCCTCTTTCTTATCTGTTACTAAAGCTTTCAAGATTGTATTTAGCTCGGTACTTAACTTATCTAATTTACTTTCAATACTCATATTATTTACTCTCCTCATTCTTATCTACTTTTATTGATATCTTTGTTTGATTACTAGAACTATAGCTATAGTCATCAATTGATAAACCCTTTAATAATCTATCTCTCAGTAAATCATGAAATTCTTTAACTGTCATCTCTTTATCTGTATAGAGAGGCATTTCTCTTATCTCCTTCATATTTATCTCTCATCATCTTTGACCATCTACCAAAAGAATTCATACGTCTTTTATCTTCTTTTAGTCGATTTAACTGTTGAGCAATGATTCTCTTATCTCTTAACTCATTAATCGCTTTTAATATTGGGTCATTTAGTAATTCTTTAAGATGTTCACAATTCTCTTTCTGCCACTCATTTAAATAATCTGCTATAACTCCCATCTTTCTTATCCTTCAATATACTGATCATAATAAACTGCTATTCCATTTTTATCTACGTAACCAGTAACTAGATAATCATTAGGTTCCAAAAATGTACTTCCACTAAGACTAACTAACTGAGTAGGCATATTCTTAGGAGTAAATACTTTCTTATAATAACCACTAATCACTGTCTGAGGTGGTTCATATTCTCTCTTTACTACATTACCTTCATCATCTAATATATCTTTCCATCTAGTAACTTCTCTAATATCTTCTTGCTCAATATAAAACTCAGGATAAAATAACTGAGGCATTACATTCCCTATTGATTCATAAGTAGGAACATCAAACTCTAAATAACCATATTCATCTACTTGACCTACTTGAATGAACTTTTCTGTATTTTGAACTTTCTTGTATACTGGTTTAGTTGTCATTCTATTTATCTTCCTTTAATTAATGTATGTTCAATCATTTTACGCAATAGTATATTCTCAGGTTCTTCTATTCTTAGATACTCAAAGTTACTCTCTACGTCATCCCAATCTCTAAGAACTTTCTCTTGTACATAATACTCTCTATCCTCTTTACTTAAATTAATCTCTATACCTTCCACTGCTTCATAATAAAACTGGATATTACCCGACTTAAAATGCTCAGTATTTCTAAGTACAAAATAATTCCAGTCTATCAATATTACCGTTAGAGGATTGTCAGGATTGAATGATTTACCTAACTTCTCTTCATTTAAGAATTTACCTAGAGATACTCCACTAACACTTTTACCTGTGAATAATGCTGAATAAGTTTTTGTCATTTACTTTCTATTAACTCTTAGTTTGATTATAACACAAGCAGGTAATGAGTAGTGTAGTTAAGATAATAATGCTACATCTTCATTAGTATCTAGATAATATTTATACTGATAAAAAGTAAAAGAATTGTCTAGCCCTAACAATATATTCCGAATTAGCTCATTACTGCTATGAACAAACCAAATCCGCTAGGACGCGGTTCTCGCGAATAGGAAGATTACCTAAAATTGAGTCTTCCCATAATTCTAAATACTTATCAATATATTTTAGATTTTTCATATATCACGGTAATAGTCCTTTAACACAAATCTATATTCTCTAATTTTTAGTGGCAAAGTTCCTATATACTAGCTAATAAAGTGTTTTAAAGCTAATTGGATAGGAGTAGTCTTACCCTTTTTTATTTCTAAACTGTGGAGTTTTTTTCCAAAATGAACTATAATAAATATAGAAATCAATAAAAATTCCACAACTTATGAAAAATACAATTGTCACAACTGAAGACCAAAAATACTTATCTGACGTTTTAAACGAACTTCCAATAGGTATTCTTAATAAAACTCAATGTAACGTAGGCGGTTCACACTTAGCCCTTAACTCCCCTGATAATTACCTCATAGTAGTTCCGACTAGGGATTTAATAGATAATAAGTTAGCAAATCCTGCTAATAGCAAATACGAACTGTTTGGTATTTATGGAGGAGTAACTAACAAACAATTTAAAGATTATATAAAGAGAAATACTAAACATCACATTTTAGTTACCTATGATTCTTTACCTAAGCTAATTAAATGGTTAAGTGCTTTAGGTATAAATGCTTACGAGTATAAAGTTCTATTTGACGAATATCATATGCTTCTTACTGAAATGGGGTATAGATATAAAGCTATTGAGAACTTAGTAAAAGAAGCTAAGAACTTTAAGCACTATACTTTTATGAGTGCTACACCTATTCCAGAGAAGTTCCTTCCAAAGATACTAGCTGACTTACCTTACACAGAAATAAAATGGACTAATACTAAAACTATCCTCCCTACTAGATTCTGTAGTCCTAATGTATATCAAACAACGGTTAGATTATTAAAAGAGTTAGAGAATGGATTAGACGGAATAGAGATAAAAGAACGTTTCATTTTTACTAATACGGTTATTGGCATTAAGCAAATATTAGACAGTGCTGAACTTAATCCTGAAGAAGTTAAGGTAGTTTGCTCTAACACTATAAGAAATCAACAAGTCCTAGGTAATTACGAAATATCTACAATGACTGGAGAGAATAAGAAATACAACTTCTTTACTTCCAAAGGATTTCAAGGATGTGATTTATTTAGTAAGTCTGGTTTGTGTATTGTAGTAAGCGACTCAAAAAAGAAACATACATTAACTGATATTCAAACTACCTTATATCAAATCAGTGGACGTATTAGAGATATTGATAACTTGTTTGCAGATAGAATATTTCATGTCTATTCCACTGGTTATGTAACTCAGACTAAAGAAGAATATGAAGCAGAGAAACAAGAATTAATAGACGAAGCACTAATGATTCTCGAAACTCAAAATAGTTTATCTGAGAAATCTAGAATTGCTTATGCTAAAAGACTTAATATAGATAACGACTTTATTATCTTTGATGAAGAAACAAAAACTTATGATTATTCCGAACTAAAAGAGAAGTTTGCTGATTTCAACTATGAACTTACTCAATATACTTATACCAATGGATTATCTATTAGAAAAGCTTATGAAGATTCTGGTATTAAAGCAGGTAATCAGATACAAACATATTTAGCAGATAAAGATACTCAATTAGTTAAACGAGTGACAAAAGTAGGTTTTAAGATTTTATTAGAACAATATATTGAGTTAAGAGAAAAGAATAGAAAAGAAGATGCTGAGTTAATTAGTAGATACGAACTAGAACATCCAGTATTTAAAGATGCGTATGATAAGCTAGGTACAAAAATTATTAATAGCTGTAAATTTGTAGAAAAGAATATATTAGAAAAGTTATACTCTACTAGCAATAGTTCTGAAAACGCAATTAAAGAGTTACTAAGAGCTAAATATAAGAAAGGAGATATAGTACCTGTTAAAGAAGCAAAAGCTGAACTACAAAATATTTATAATACTTTAAAAATCAAATCTAAAGCCAAAGCTACTGAACTAAGTAAATATTTACCCGTAGAAACTGTCAAAGGTAGAAGTCATAACTCAGTAAGGTTTTTATAAGTGTGGATTTTCTTTATTTCTATAAGATGAGTTTGGAAAATAATTCCACATAATCCTAATAACTCTTCCCCAAATAACTAAAATAATATAAAATAGCAAAAAAATACTAGCTATCTTACTATTATGTTATAGTATAGGAAATTAACTAAAAAATATTATGGACTTACAAATTTGTTACAAAGGTTACGTATTAAAAGTAGAAATTATACGGATGACTGGTTATAAAGATAAATTTAGGTTAAAAGGTTTATGTAGAGAAGTCGGGTTTGAGTTTGTTAGTGAGATGGATGAAAATGCTTTAGATAGGTTGAAAGATAGATTTAGAGAACAAGTAGATTATTATTTGGAAGAGTCTTACGCATTAAAGTTAAGTGAATTAATAAAGCTGCTAGAAACAAATCCCAAATATGTAGAAAGAGTTTTAGAAAGTTTAATTATTAAAGAAAGAGACAATACATCTCTATTAGAAGTAGCACTATTTTATACAAAAGCTAAAGATATAAGCCCAGAAAATAGTATCATTATTAGTAGAATCGAGAAAAAGTATACTGCAAATAAAGGAGAATAAAAATTATGGCAATTACAACTGAAATGGAAATTCGTCTTTTACACGAAGACATTGCTCGATTACATAAAGCAACTAAGACTGAAGATAAAAAGAAGAGAATTAAAGCTATCAAAGAAAGAAATGAGTATTTGAATGGTAGAGGTTATAAAGTAATCAACGTAAAAGATATTAATGGATATCATATTACTTATGCAATTCACGAGTATTTATTTGATGACTCAGTAATGCAAGGTAGAGAAAAAGATGAAGATAATGAAGAACCTGATTGGGCAATTATTGAGTTAGGTGCTTATTACTTCGATGAAGAGAAGCATAATTATGAAGGATTGACAGTTAGCTTAATGGGAATCAAACAAGTAACAGACGAAGAGTTAGAAAAATTATCTGAGTCAGAACAGTTGTTTATTAAAGAGATACGTGAACCTAACCGAATGATTCCTATTGGAGTTATTCACGGTGACATGATTGAATTGCAAGGTATAAGCGGTGAAGTAGTTAAAGATTATGAAGAATTTTTAGGGCTTAGTAGTAAACTTTCTAAATTTATATTGTCAGATGAGATGGTAGAAGAATTATTCTATCCTGAATATTACACTGTGGATAAGGAAGGGAATTACAAAGAACTAGATAAAGATACAGCCTATTTCTTTGTAGGTCAGTAGTCAATAAAAAAGCTGGCTCCAAATACCAGCTAATTATAGAAAAAACAAGCACAAACGTCATGAATCAAAAACAACACACAGTCCTAACATCTAAGACCATAAATTTATTATAACAGCTTTTAACAAAAATAACTAATTAATCCTACTAATATTGTTTTTTTACCGTCTATATAGTAAGTAATATAGGGAACATAATTAGACGGAAGTAAAAGATTAATTCTTCTAGTAAGAGTGCTATATTTAATATTACAGATCATTTCACAAATCATAGATCTAATATAGTGTAATAAGTCATATTCTTCACTATTGTCAATACTTAAACTTATTTCTGATTTAGAGATTAAAGCCTCAGCAGGTATAAATGTTTCTTCTATAAAACTAAAATGATGATTTGTATAATTATTTAGTTCTTCTTTTAAAAGTTCTAGTTGTAGGTCAACAGAAAGTAACATATTAGTTTTCATAGCTTTATCGTTAAAATTAATAAAGAGGTAAGATTGTTTATGTCCTACCTCTTCAGGTATTTATTTAGTTATCAGTTAACTATTGGTCATTAAAGTAAAGACTTACAAAACCAGCTAATATCACTCTATCGTCTTGAATGTAAGTACATATATAACGTGTAAAATGTGGAGCTTCAGGTAATAAAACAATAACTTCTTTTGTGTTACGTTTTCTACATTCTTCTATAATACCTTCTACTAAACCATTTAATATACGTTCAACATCACTGTTTAAATATGTTTTGTCATTTTCGTAAGCTTGCTCAAATTTATGATTTTCTTCTACATCCCAAGCCATTCCTAGTTTTATAGTCTTTCGTATATCTGGGACACAATCAGTAAAAATGAATTTATATTCTCCGTTAGTTAATATATCTACTCTTCGTTTTATAAAGAATATTTGATCACTAAATTCTGGAAGATTCTTTTCAATGTAAGAAATATCAATAGTCATAAATTTTTATTATTATTGGTAACGTTATTACTTAATTGTAACTCATTTCTATACTACTTCTTATCTACTTGTGCTATAATATAAGAAATTTGTAGACGACAATATGCCAAATAGAGAAAATGAAAAAATAAAAATATAGCACTAACCAGAATACTTGAGACAGTTAACTTGTTAGAAGACAATATAAAAGATGAATTAGTTAACCACCTACTCTCAAATAAAAAACTAAGAGATGTAACTACTGTATACAAATTAAATATAGCTACTGAGAAAATGCTAGCTGTTGGTACTGTAGAATATCATATTGGAGAGAAAGATTATGTGCTAACTTTATTTCCAGATCCAACAGAGAAAATGAAAGGTATTACTTCTCTTAAAGACGCTAAGCCATATTACCCAGATTGGTATATTGAAGATGGCAAGGGAGGATATAAAAAGATTATTCCAATTAACAATCCTCAGCAAGTATACATAAATAGTGAAAAAGAAATTGTATCTATTGGTATTATCAGTGATTATCTAAGTGTTCAACTATTTAGTAATTATGAGCAGATGGATAGAAATAATCGAAGATACTGAGATAAACAAGTGGTTAAATAAAATTCAATAAATAATTAGAGGTAAGAGAATTATAACTCCTACCTCTTTTAATATTATTATAAGTTCAATACTCTTCCATCGCTATCGTAACAAGTATAGTAATACTCAGTAGAATTATTAATATACCAGTTAACTCCTTCTCATGTATTAGCTCCAACTGTTTTATAGGCTTCTCCTACTTTAACTCTTTGACCGTCACTTACTCTATCTCGATAAACTTCACAATAGATTTTGTTACTCATAATTTTTACCTTTTTAGTTTAATTTAGTTAGTAGATAAACTAGATATTATTAGGTAGAACTTACCCTATCGGATTCCATCAATAACGAAGCCATTTGGATATCTAGCTCCTAACTTTTTATTTAATATATCGAAACTATCTGATAAATCAAAGTTATTACTAATTAGTTTTAATGGTTCGATAAATCCATCTAATGAGCTAATATCTCTACTAGGATAATCTCTAACGTATTTCTTAGCTTTCTCTAGAAAATACAAACTTTGATGTAAAGCTTCATATAATAATTCTGTACCATTAGCTGTAAACTCATACGTATTGGAGAAGTTAATATTATCTAGTAGTTCTTCTTTACCTAACATAATACTAAGAGCTACAGTATACCAAACTATATCTGCCAACTCCATCTTAAAGTTTTCATCTGATACTTCATATTCATCTATTGTTTCTCCTATTTCTCCAACTAATCCCATTGAGTAAATAGCAATAGTAAGTCTGTCGTTAACATCTAGATTGCTAGCAGTTGTCTTAACTAAATTAATCAATTGGTCTTTCATAGTTTTATCTACTTCCTTCTTAAAATTACAAATCTATCTATTTATTAGAAAATCTCATAAAGTAAAAAGTCTTAAAACTATCAAATGAAGTTAAATGTAAAATATCTTTAGCTTTCTCATATAGCTTACCTAATTTAATATCTAGTACAAGTGAATAATTAGAATTATCTTTCAACTTCTCTATATCTTTATTGATTTTGGTTAGAGCATAGATAAAGTCTTCTGCCATAACTAAATCTTCATCTTTCTCTTTATCATTCTTTAAGCGAGTATCAACAGCTTTCTTAAATTCATTCATTATATGGTCTATTCCTGCTGAACTCATATAGTAGAATCCAGTTTCTTTACATTCAGCGATACACATCCGATAATCTATACTGTGTTTTAAATGTAGAATAAATCCTTCATAGTACCATTCTGAAGAATCTCCCATTTTTATAACGTCATTCATATTACTCTTATTTTGATTTAGTTGTTTATCTATCCATTGTTGGAATTGCTCTACTAAACTATTTAAACTACTACAAGTACCTATTCTAGGGATGAAGTTTGTGTCACATTTATATTTACTAACTTGATTAATATAAGGATCGTAGCTATCAATAGTTAAAGTCTGACCTTTATATTCAACTACTAGATTCATTAAATGATTTGAATTAGCAATATTAAATTTATCTACATGACCTTTATGCCAGTGAAGAACTCTTTCTAGAGATTCATTAGAGATTTTAATTGGACTTGAATATACATCTCCAGTTAAAATACATCTGAAGTATTGACTATCATCTTCTTTAGTCTCGGACGAGCATTGACGAGTAATTTCTACTGAATAGCCTTTATAAGTAGAAGTAATTTTCATCATAGTTTTATTATCTAACTTTTTATCTACTGCTTTCTTAAACTCAGAAATTATATAATCTATTCTTCCAAATGTCTTGTAGTAAATATCTAGTTCTTTACATTCTACAATAACATAGCAGGATGAAGTAGTTTTTAAAGATAAAATAAAACCTTCGTAATGGTACTCTGAAAATTTAACGATTTCTATTAGGTCATTCATTTATTATTTATTTCCTATATTTAAATACTGTTTCTTTACATCTTCAAGAGTCAAACCTAAAGTCTCATGATACTCTTCATATACCTCATTTAATTTAGTCTGATTATCTCTTTTAATCACCAATAATTGATTAAAGTATTCTCTATTAGATCTTTCTTTCTTCTCTTCTTCTTTTTTAGTTTGGAGATAAGAATAATAATCAATGAAAGATTCAAATGAGCTACTAGGCATTACTTTATCTCGATATTCGTCATAAACTCTCTTAAGTTTTACGGATAGAACCGTACCGGAATATTCATCTTCTTCTAGTAAGTTCATTTCTTCAGCTACTTTGTCTAGCTTGGAGATAAATTCCTTAACTAATTCTGCGTCTTTATCCATTGGAGTATTTTTATTTCCTATTGGATTATTTAATGGAACCTCCTTTTCTTTTTTAGACTTTTGATAATTTACCTCTCTTTTAAAGCTACTAATTATATTAGTCAAATCAGTTTTATAAATATCTTGCGGAAGATAAGGAAGTTCATTACATTTAGTTTTATAGAGAGTAGTTTTACCTGTGTCATAATCTGTAACTTCTTCAATTTCTAGAACGTAACCTTCATGTTCAATTTTCATAGTTTTTACTCCTTAAAATTACAAATCTATTTTCTATTGGAAACTTAGGGCTATCTTCATCCTCTAAATATCTCTCAGTATAAAATTGAGTAGGAATCCAGCAACCCGATTCAATCCATCTCTTATGGCTTTCTTTTAATTTCTCTACTTGTTCTTCTGTGAGATTAGAAATATCTATTACTCCTAACTCCTGATGAGTTAATTCTTTATTATTTGTCAACATATTATCTATTATTGTAGTTATCAATATAATCTGAGAGGTACTCAAATCCTTTTATAGTCGTAGCTTGTATTATCATTTAGTTTTCATCAAAATAAAATTGAATTACACCTTTTAAAGGATTGGTTATAAGATAAGAATTTACAATATTGTAACTAGGAGGCAAGATATTCACTCTATAAACCTCTTGTCTATTACATTCTTTAATTACTCCATTTATTAATCTCTTAAGTAAAGAATCTGTTATCTCACTTAGATTTTCTCCTGTTTGGTTTGAGTTGAAAAAGTTATATACTGCTAATTTATATGTGTCACTTTTATTAACTAATAAACCTTCTATATCAGTTTTCCAATTGAAGATATATAGATTCCCATAATTAGTAAATAATATATTTTTTAGTTTTTCTATTTGTTCTTGAGGAGTTGGAAGGTTATCTCGAATATCTAAGAAATTCATACTTTAAATACATCACTACAATATTTCCATTTAAGAACTCTAGTATTTATACTATCAAAGCTATGTTTACTTGAATAATAATTCCATTTCTTATCTTGTGTATCATAATACAGAATCTCGTACCAAGTAGATGAATTTAAGTCTCCTATAGTAGTGAGTTCAGCTAATACAGGATTTATAGTATCTGGAACAGTATCTTGACTCTTCATAATCTTAAGTAATTTAAGAGCTTCATTGGTATAATTATTTTTGTAAGAATTAGCTTCTAGATACTTAATAGCTTTATCTAAATAATTATTATCCATGCTAACTCACTGAATAAGTTTTAAATATCATTGCATGATTCGACATATCTTTATAATACCAATTGTTTATATCATTAATATCTAAATCTCTAGAAGTAAACCAATTACGTGCTTTTATTTCTGATTCTTCTTCTGTATCTCCTAAGAAAGCTTGGAGAACTATTAGAGGTTCATCTATCCATACACTTCTTAATCTATGGTCTAATGTAACTTTATCTATATTGAATTGAGCTGGAAGAGTTATATAACCTAAGACATCATCTATATAATAAGTTTTAATCATTATCATCACCAAATACTCTAGGTAATCCAGTTATCTCTATCACTACTCTCACCCCATCTATATTATTAGGAATATTATGGTCTTCTATAGGTTCTGATATGTGAGCAATTAAGAAATACCCATCGTTATCATAAGCTAATCCAATAATAGTAGGAAGATCTTTAACTATAAGAAGTAAAGATTGCTTAGCCTTTCTAGCTTGTTGTAGTGTAATCAATTTCTATTCACAGCTTGATACTTCTTTAGTTATTTCTATAATTGCCCAATCAGGAATAGGCTCTAAACCTTCTTCTCTGTTATAGTAATCTCTACCGTGTTCTATAACTCTATCTATAAAACTTCTATGTACTGCTAAATAAGTTGTCCAATAATAGCAACTCTGTTCAGTAGTAAATGTAAATCCTTGGTCTAATAGAAATCTATGATACTCTTTATTAGCTGCTTTAATAATTTCAGTATGCTTCTTAATACCGTCTTTTAATTCTCTCTTTTGTATTTCATTCATAAAGAGTTCTCCCAAGTAAATTGTTCTTTGTATTTTTCGTCGTCAGAGAATTTATAACCCCACTCTTGTAAATTATTTACAAAGTTAAGGTCTATTTTCCAGCTTTCTTCAGTATCAAATTTAACTACCACTATTGTTCCATAATCAGATTCTATTAATTGTAAAACTTTTTGAACTAGATATTTGTGCATTTATATAATCTCATCTATAATTTTCATTTCTAGAGCTTCATCTGCATCTAAATATTTATCTACTACTAACCATTCTCTAGTAATTTCTGGAGTTCGATTATTGTAAATCTCTACAATCTTCGATAGTAATTTATCATTAAGTTCGGCATAAGACTTACTATTACTAAATCTTTGATCAGAATACCAACTTACTTCATGAAATCCTAATATTGCGTTTCTATACATCACTACTTTATGTCTAGTAGTAAATAAACACATAGTAGCAGCAGACCCTACAAAGCTAGTAATATAGATAGTTACATTTAATCTAGTAGAGTTGAGAATGTCATGTAACTTAAGTCCTTCAAATGCACTTCCACCATCTGAACTCAAATAGAAATTAAGAGTAGTGTTGTTCTTATCTTTCTCTAACTTATGAATTTCTTTTAGTAAATCATTGATAGACTCCGGTGTAATCTCACCTATGAAATATAAATTATTATCTATTCTTTCTGCTTTATTTATACTCATATTACTTTCTCACTGATTTATTGAATTGATACATAGCTTTGTATTCTTCTATCTTTTCTTTAGTTAGTGGTTCAAATACATCTAACTTATTATTTTTGGTATATAAGATTTTATGTGATTCTTGTACATCTTCACCAGATTCTAGTGAATTTACTATTGTACAGTAGTGACTGATAGCTCCATTAGATTCGAGATGTCCTATAACTAACATCTTTCCAAATTTATCTCTTCTATATATTTCTAAAAACTTCACTTCTTATCTTCTTTACCTTTTAGTAGTTCTTTTATCTTAGTGAATAAAGGATGTTCAGGTTTTCCTTTCTTATCTTTATCTTGTGTCATAATATCTCCAAATGAAAAAAGTAGCTAGCTATTAACTAACTACTTCAAATGAATTACTCTATATCTATATTATAGCTCTTTATTCATATCTACTAAAATTACTAAGAAACTTTCCTAACCTACTCATCTTTCTCCCTTCAGATTTCATAACTAAATCATCTAGAGGAGTTACAGTATTCTTAATTGCGTTACCAGTAGCTTTTGCACCTTGTTTAGCTCTATAAGCAGTTTCCTTGGGATTCTTAATTAATAATACTCCAATTCGTTTCTTAGCTTTGTCTAGAAAAGAACGTCTCGGTAATTCAATGTTACCTTTACTTTTTAATAGTCTTGGCTACTTTGTCGTACTCTCTAATATTGGTAAAAGTATTCTTAGGTATTTTAGCTACTTGCTTTGGAGCTTCTACCGCTTGTTTCTTTGCTACTGTAAGAGCTGATTGTAAAAATTGTCTACGGTTCATTGTTTCTTTCTCTCATTATCTTTATCCCTTTGTTCTTTAATAGTTTTGTCTAATGTTTCTTTAACTTTTTCTTTTCGTTTATCTGAATCTTCTGACATAATGTACACCCTGAGATATTTATGTCTTAATTTTAACTTAGACTTCTACTATTAATTGGTATTGAAACTTATTGTTCTCACCTTCTGTACTAGAACTATTTGGGTAAGTAATACAAGTGTTGGGAGTTTTTGGATATCCTCTAGGATTAGATATTGCTCTACATCTATCAGAGAATTGTTGATCTATACTATCATGTGAATGCCCAAATACTGCTAAATCAAACTTATCTAAGAACTTTCCTATGTCGTTTAAATAAAAACAATTCATTTCGTTACCTACATATTTAGGTGAGATAAATCTACTATGAGGAACGTGATGAGTGATTAATACTTTCTTTGATTCACTATCTTCTATATTTTTTATAAATTTGATAGCTTCTCTTGACCATTTATCTGGGGTAAAGTCTTTTATACATCGATAATCATTGAGATTGTATTTTAGTAGATTAGTCTCTATAGTTTCTTCAAACCATAAAGAAGTTCCGTAGAAAGTAATATCTTCTATCTTTTCTGAATTATTCTCTAATACATATAGATTAGGAATATATTTAATACGTTTCTCTAAGAGATTATGTACCTCTTCATAAGATGTTCCATAATACTCATGATTTCCTAGTACATATAATATGTTTTCATATCTATCTTGTACAACATCTAAAAAATGTGAAAGATTTCCACTAGATCTTTTATTTAACGCGCAAATATCTCCAGACATAATTAGTGTACTAGCTGGAGTTTTATAAGAGATTCTATCTGCTAACTCAATTACTTGTACCGGAATAAGAAACTCTAAATGTAAATCTGAAACCAATTGTATTTTCATGTTAAAAGTCGCATATTAAATAATTAATACTAAAATCTGTAAACTTCACTAATTCAACGTTTAGATATCTACATTCTTTATAATATTTCTGTTCCCAAATTGCAGTTTCTTTTTCTTTATATACTAAGACTAGATTTGTTTCATCATCTTTTATATATTCGCTATTTAGTAGAAGCACCCAAAGTTTGTTATCCATCCATTATTATGTAGTAGTTTTTATCTACGTATCTCATAATATGTGATTCAACTGTAAATGTTCTAGAAGAAGTAGCTAAACTATTGGCTATCTCTTGAGCTTTATCTTTGTTTAGGAATAGAATCATTTTATTAGTATCTTCATCTCGAACTAAATCTCTTTCTATTGAATCTTCATACCAAATAACGTAATAGTTCATGACTTATCTATATCTACATAATCTTTATCAAAATCTAAAATCTTATAAGAAATCACTTGTACTAAATAATAAGTATCTCCTACTCCTATTTCACAAGCTTTATTTTCTGCTACTGTTTCTTCTGTATAAAGTTGAATTTTGTCATTTAGATTATAAAAACGAGTACCAGAATAATCTGTACATTGAATTGCGTAATAAGTTGATATCGCCATAATAATTAATCTCCAATAGTAAAATGTAGATCAAACTCTGTATCTTCTATTAATTCTATAGTTTCTATTTTTGCTGTAGAATCTAGTTCTTTAGCTTTATTTCTTGCGTTATCTTTATTGCGATATACTATAACTTTTTGATTTTCTGCTAAAGCTATTTTCTTTTTAGTCTCGTCTATATAAGTGAGATAATAAAAAGTTGCCATATTATTTATTATTTTCTATCTTTGGTTTGTTAGGTGTAATGTAATTACTTGTATAATCTAACTCTACCGGACTTATAATTAAAGCTACTATAACTGCAAAAATAAATATAAACCAAGAAAAAGGTGCTTTCTTAGGTTCTACTTTCTTTTTGTTATCTTCTTTATCTTTAGAACTTACTTCTTTAACTTGTATGGTATATGTCTTATTTTTCATAGTTATTCAGTAAATAAACTTAATTTTTCTATTAATTCATTAGAAATTGATTGGTCTAAGTTATCATAATCTTCTCCCCAATCTTCTTTATTAATACGATTCATATAAAAGAACTCAATAGCTCCATTACTAAATAGTTCACATTCTAAATAATACTCATTTTTATCCCAAGCAAACATTATATGAAAATCTCCTTCATTACTTTCACTAGGACAACAATCAGGAATCTCTAGAACTTTATCTTCTTTAGCTAACTTATAGATTAAAAGAGTAATTAAATCTTCTGCTAACCATATAACAGATTCATCTCCATTAATTCTTTTAGCTTCATCTTTTAGAGAATTGAGATAACTGTTCATTCGTCTTCTTCGATTTAGTTGATATTCAGTAACCATTATTTAATCCTCAGTAAATTTAAATAATAATTCAAATATACCCTCTGGAAAATTATTGTCCTCTGGATGATAGTCTTCTCCTAACTCCTCTTTAGTAATCTTATTTCTATATTGAAATTCAAAAGAACCGTCTACTAATAACTCACAACATAACCATTCTGTCTTATTTTTCCAATAGAAAGAAATTATAATTCCTAAGTCATCTGTAGGAAAACGTGGATCAAAAATAATATTAGGTATTAGTAATTTTTTACTAACTCCATTTTTAAATAGATTCCAATGTTCTAGAGCTTTATCTATTATTAAGTCTGTATTTATCAACTTAATACATTCTGGTCTTAAATCGTTTAAACACGTTATCAATTCTGCTTCTGTACTAATTTCAAATTCGGGACATGAAGAACTATAAGTCATAATATTTCTCTTATAAATAAATAAAAATCCCCACAATAGAGATTCTTTAATAGTATAGCTAATACATTGGAGATTTAGTTATTTTGAGTTTGATTGCAAAGAAAGTCTCTTATTTTATCTAACTTTATTACTCCTCTATGATATAAATGTTCAGCTATTTCAGCAAATTCACTAGCAGTACAAAATAATTCTTGATGTCGTTCATTAGTTAAAGTTAAATGAGCTTCATCTTTAATTGTTTCTCCTTCTACTACTTTTACAGTTAAGCAGCAATTAGCAATAGTGGTACAAGCAGTTACTAATTCTTGTCCGTTTACTTTTTTCTTAGTTATTGTCATGTTTTTATACTATTATATAGGTACTTCATATTATATATCAAAATGTCAAAGAAAAAGAATGAGCAGTTAAGTAAAATAGACCAAGAAATAGAATTTCTACTTAATCAACAAAAATATATCAATGCTTCTAATTCTCTATATGATTTTCTTAAAGTTGGATTTGATCATGTAGAAACTAATGATTTTAGAGATAGTCGTTTAGCAGGAGCTTTATGCGAGCATTTAGAAGCAATAATGAATGGACAGATTAAAAGATTAATTATCAATATTAGTCCAAGAACTATGAAGACTCTATTAACCGGAGTTTATTTTCCTGCTTATTGGTGGTTAAAGAAACCTCATCTTAAGTTTATTTATTGTAGTTATACGGTTGGTATTGCTCGTAAATGCTCTGAACAGTTTAGAAAATTAGTTCAACATGATTATTACTCTTTAGTTCAAAATACTATGGAGAGTTATATGGATACTCCTATTAGTTTTACTGGTTATAAAAATACACAAGATTTAATCGTAAATAACTATGGAGGTGAGAGAGTTACTGTAGGTATCGGAGGTAGTATCACTGGTATTGGAGCAGATGTAATTATCTTAGATGATCCTTTAAAAGCTAAAGATGCGTATAGCAAAATACAAAAAGCTCATGTTAACAACTTCATTCAAGGTACATTAATCAATCGTTTAAATAAGACCAGTGAAGAAAAAGTAGTTATATTAATTCAGCAAAGATTAGCAGAAGATGATGCTTCAGGGTTTTTAAGAGAACAAGGTAGCTATGATATTTTAGAATTACCACTTTTATTTACTGGTCTTTCTAATAGTAAGACTCAACTAGATTTTAGAGATTGGAGAAAGAAACCTGGTGAGATCCTGATCCCAGAACTTATGACTTTGGAAGATGTAGCTAGTCTAGAAAATCAGATGGGAGCTATTGAGTTTGAACGTCAATGTCAGCAGAATATTAAAGGTGCAGCGGGAAATATTGTCTCTAGTAAGTATTTCAAAGAATATCAAAATGCTCCTCCTTACGAACAATATATCTTGGCAGGTGACTTAGCTGAATCAGTGGAAGACCAAGCTTGTTATACCGGATTAGTAATCTTTGGTGTATATGAAAATAAGTATTATGTAGTAGATATAGTAGAGAAAAAATTAGGTTTTGATGATTTAATTATTGAAGTGAAAAATCTACTAAATAAATATCCTTGTGCTTATAAAATCATAGAGAAGAAAAGTGTCGGCCCTGCTCTTATCAATGTTTTATCTAAAGAAATTCCGGGTTTTATTGCATTAGAGCCTAGAGAATATGGAACAGATAAAGAAAGTCGATTGAAAGCTAGTATTCCTGCGTTTATGTCAGGTAAAATATATTTCCCTACTAAAGAGGCTTGTGAGAAAATAGTAACTCTAAAAGATCAGTTGGTAACTTTTCCATTATGTAGAAATGATGATGTTATGGATGCTTTTTGCTATGGAGTTCTATGGTTAGAAAGAAATAGTAGAGTAGTTAGTAGCTCAGAAATACTTCAAGTTCCATCTGAATATATAAAACAAAGAAGGAACATCTTTATTGATACTCCTTCTCCTAATCAAATATTTGGTTCTACTAATACTTCTACTAGATTTAGATTTTAAGGATAAGTCCAGAATTCATCTACTACAGGAGTAAAATTACCTTCTGATTGCTCTAAAGCTTTATGAAACTCTTTTTCAATCTTAGGTGAACCAGATAGTATAATAGTGGCCTGTAGTCCTTCTATAGTTTCTAGCATATCTTCTATTAGATCTTTTAGTTCATCTATAGTCTTTCTTGGAAATACTAGATCTTCTTCAATTTTATTATATAATTCTTCAAATCTTTTTCTAGAATAAATCATTTACTACTCACCCTTCTTCTCGGGTTCTAAGAATGTATGACCTCTTTTAGCAAATCTCTTTCTAATAGTATCGTTTAATGCAAGTTTAGGTCGAAAATAACCTTTTACAATTAAGAAACTATTATTACCAATATCTCTGCGTCTTGTATCAGGTAAAGTTTTGAGCTTGATAACTCCTAGAGGAGTCGTTACCTCGTTACCTTCTTCTAGATATTGGATGATAGATTCAAAAACAGAATCAAATACTTTAGATAATAGAACTTGTGATAGAACAGCTTCAGAGCTTTGTTTTATTTTAGATTGAATGCGAAGGATAAGATCTTTCTTCGCTACTTTAGGAAATGTCATGTATGTTATATTGAAACAGTATTGCTTCATTATAATGTACACTTCTATTTATGGCAACAGTATTGAAAAAGAAAAAATCTAAGAGTTCTTTAGATATTAATTATGTAGATAAATTCGTTAATAGCGTAGAGAATAAACTATACAACTTCAATCTAATGTTTTTAACTCCTTATAAGAAAGAGTTAGATAATGGAGATTCTAGTGTCTTAAACAAAATCTCTAAGAACTTTAATTTACCTACTTTAATTATTAAAAATGCTTTAGATGAGTTATGGAATCATCATTGGATATTAGGCCAGCAAGATGTATTGAGTAGTGAGAAAAATAAGAGAAGTAATTATTCTATATCGTCTAATGAGCTAATCACATTTGCTATCGACCCAAATCAAAAGATTGTAGATTCTAGAGTAGAAAAGCGAATATTAAAAGAACAATCTATAAGAGTTGCTGCCTTACAAAAAGAATTAAATAGAAAGAATCTTAATCAATCTGATAAAAATACTATAAAAGCTAACTTAGATTTGATTAGTAATGAACTTCAACAATTCTTAGGTAGTTTAGGTAGTAGAAATGTTACTCAAGATAAAAAGAATAAACAATTTGCTTCTGTAGATGTTAGAGTTCGTGATTTACAAGAGACTATAAGAACTATGGAGCTTAAGTTATCAGAATCTAATGCTCCTAATCCCAATACTAATGGAATTGATATATTAAACTCTACTGAATTTGGTACTATCTATCAAAATAAGCGAACTCTACTGTTAGCCCAGAACTACTCTGAAGATTATAAGAAAAACGTAATTAAAAAGATTCGAGATTATTTCTCTAATAATGAAGGAGTAAGACCAAATAATAGAGAACAAAAATTATTCAATGCTTTAACTACTAGACAAGAAAATGAAAATCAAGAGTACTATCAGAAGTTATTGAAAGACCCAGATTTAAAAGGAGAAGATAGAACTGCTCTAACTGCTATTGAAGATTTTATAGATCAGATTAAAGACAATAAAAGTCTAAACGATAAACAAATACAGAAATTTGCTACTGGAGAAAGTGGTTATGGCAACGATGCTAAAGTTAATCTTGCTACTACTCGATTAAAGAATCAGACTGCTAAAAGTGATTTATATAAAGATTTAGCTCAACAATTAATAGATTTAATTCAACCTTATAAAGATAATAAGAAGGTTGCTAGATATAAAGAAAATATACCAAAAATTAGAAATGCAGGAGATATTAGAAATCTATTAAAAACTATAAAAGAAAGAGAAGTTAAGAATATTTTGATAGACGGACAATATAAAGAAGGTGCATTTGATAGTAAATCTGGAAAATATAAACCAATTGAGTCTATAGAAAATACTGCTAGTAATATCTTTGGTATAAGAAGAATCAAAAGAATAGCTGAAACAGAAATATCTCTAGCATATAACTTAGGTCGTTTAAAAAAACTAGAAGAACTTGGATATAAAAAAGTTAGAGTAACTAATGAAGCTGAAAATAGAACGAATAGAGATAGAGTATTAGCTCTACAAGAACTTCAGAAAGTAAAAGAATCTTACCGACTAAATAAAGCATATAGATTACCTAATAGTAAGAGTTATATGCCAATTCTTTGTAACCATTGTTTAGGTAGAAAGGGTGATGAGTTTGATATTCAAACAGATAAAGTTTATGAAAGTAATGTAAATACTCCATATAACCAAGTAGATAAGAGATATTCTTTATTTCCACCTTTTCATGTATCGTGTTGGTGTTATTTTGAAGGAGTAGAAGATAGTAGGAAAGCTGGTGTTATTAATACTAAAGTACCTCCAATTAAAGATGGACTTGTACTATCTGGTATAGGATTATTATCTGTAGCTTCTGCTTATATAGCTTTTAATGTATTAAAGAGAAATCCTGTAGCAAAGAATTTAACTCAAACAGTATTTGATAGAGCAACTGATGTTAGAAATACTTTTAATGACGCACTAAAAAGACCTAAAGTTAATCTTCCTCTAAACTTAACACCTAAACAAATAGAAGATAGTAGAAAGATACTAGATGTTACTGATGAAGCTTTTGAACAAATAGAATCGAATACTAGAAACTTACTAGGAGTATCAAATGTATCGAAGAAAAGTGGAGATGCTGTCTTAGATGCTATAGATAATAGTTTAGTTGGACGTTCTTATAAAACTCTTAATGAAAATGCTAAAAGTTTTAATGGAGTTCTAGATGATATTCCAGATTACGTAAGAAATCTAAAACCAGTAATTGACTCTAGAGAAAGATACTATACTCTACGAAATATTATATATGATAAATCTGTACCTATAGAAACTAGAAAAAGTATCTATAATCAATATTTAATAGCTAGAAGAGAATACGAGAAACAAATATCTAATCATTTAAATAGAACTAGAAATCTAAAAAGTACAGTTAATAATATACAATCTCAATTAACTCTAGATGCTAATAGACAAATATTAGGTAATATAGATAATTTTCCTCCTAATACAAATCTAGAAGATGCGTTAAATAGTGTAAGAAGTAGAAATGCTTTAACTCTTACTGATACTCAATTAAAATCTATAAGAAATAATCTTGCTACTGAACGTAAAGGTATACAAGAAAAAATTAATGTAGAGAGTAAAGTTATAGATAATACTTTAGATGGTATAGATACTAAACAAAAAGCTATAGATCTTAAAGATAGTTATAGAAATATAAGAAATCTTAGTGATTCGTATATCTCTCGAAATAAAGCTCTAGATAAAGTCATTACTAATATAGATTCTATTAAGAAAGAACTTAATAATACCACTAAACTTGGTAATACTAAAAGAAATTTACTTAACTCTAGACTTAATAGTAGTAATCCTATAGATAGACAGTATTTACTAGATAACCAAGAAAAATATATTAAAGACGTAATTAAACAACAACAGTTAATAATTAGTGAGTTAAAGAAATTACCTAAGAATGATAGTGAGCTAGATGATTTTATTAATCTCTATAGATCTGAAATACAGAATAAATATAGTAATAAATACAAATATAGTCAAAATTTATGGAGTGAAAAAGAAATAGCTAGTCTACAAAAGCAATATGTGAAAGCTAGTGATATTGTTACAGCTAGAAATACTTATCAATCTTATCTAGAAGAAACAGAAGATATATTAGCTAAGTTAAGCAGCTTCGAGAAGAGTATAAGTGATTCGACTATTAAATTCTCTTCCTATGAAAATGATAATATAAAAGAAAAACTCTCTAAATTACCAAGTATAAGAAAAATAAAATTCTATGAGAAGTAGTCGATATATCACATTTTCAGGAAATCAAAAAGTAAAAAAAGATATTAAAGTTAAAGGTTATGTAAGAAAAGGTAAGTTTGTTAGGTCATTTAATAGAGAACAAAATGTAAATCAAATTGCTCTTAAAGTAGCTGGTGTAAGTTTAGCTGTGTTAGGTGGTGCGTTAGGTATTGGTATTACTGGAGCTGCTGTTACTAAATTTAGATATAACAAGAATCTAGTTGATTTCGGTAAAAAGATTGCTAATGGTACTGCTGATATTCCATCTATGAAAATTCCTGAAGGTGTTAAAAAGATAAAACCACCTTATAGAATTGATGCAGACAAAGATGACCTTACTTTTTTTATAGGAGGTATGGGTAGAGCAGAAGATGCTTTAGGAGAAAAGTTAATGAAAACTGTTAGAGCTTCATTTAAAGCAAGAGGTAAAGATATAACTAAACGACATGAGTTAGTCCCTCTCTTTCACAATTATCAGGTTAAGAGAGATGTAAATCTAAAAGTTTTAGGAAAAGATTTAAGTGACACTCCTGTAGCAAAGATGGGTCAAGAGATATATGACGTATTTAATAAAGCTGCTATTAAAGGATATAACGAAGACTCACTTATTATGGCGAATGAAATTTATAAATGGCACAAGCTCAATCCTACTAAACCTATCAACTTAATTACTGCTAGTGGAGGAGGTTTTCAAGGTAAAGATGTTCCTCACTTATTGAATGCTGCTGGAGTAGACCCAAAATTAATGAAAGTATTTTCTACTGCTACACCTGATTACGGTATTGTAGATGAGATTGTTCCTACTTTAAAAGTCATGCACACTGATGATATGTATGCAAGAACTATTCCTAAGATTAAACAACTAAATTTACCATCTTTACATAGAGGAACTACTTGGGTCGGCCCTGGAGATACACCAGAATATAGAGCAATGCTAAAGAAAGGAAATAAAATGGTTTCAGATTACGAGATGCCTGCTGCTGTTCACTTTGCTCCTGCATATTTCAATGGAGAAACTCTATCTTCTAAGAAAACTTTAAAGTTGCTTGAGAATTTTATGTTTAATGATTAATTTAGTGATAAGTGCTATATAACTTCTACATTCATAAATTTCTAAAGATCTTATAATACTGAAATACTGATTAATTGTTATGTCTACTTTTCCATTTTCTATTTTGGATAACTCAGCTTGAGAATACGAGAGAATCTTACCAAATTCTATTTGACTTAATTTCTTATCTTCTCTGTAATTTCTAAGTTGTCTACCAAAATTAATATTAGTCTCAAACATTATTCTCTAAACGAATCACTATAATATTAGTAATCGTAGCATAGAGATTGGTGCTATAACAAAAATATATAAGAAAGAGTTATGTCAAAAAGTAAATTATTATTACAAAAAGCTACTAGAGCTGCTGGAATGGCTGGAGCTGGAGCTGGTGCTGGGTGGGGTGTAGGTTATGCGGTTGGTGGAAATAACACTAAAGTTCCAATGCTAGTTAAAGGTAAACTTAAAACTAAGACAAAGAAAGCCCCTACTATTCAAAGAGCTGCTGCTATTGGAGGATTATTGACTGGAGCAAGTGTAGGATTATTAAAGAAAAAACTATGACAATTATACATTTTAATACTATACCTACTCCATTAAAAGAAGTAGAAAATGACGACCCTAACTCACTAACTAAAGAAGGATTAATATTCTACTCTACTTTAGAAAATACTCCTCATATAGATAGTAGAAAGAAATCACATAACTTTCCACCAGATAAGATTTATCAGTTAGTAGAAAATACTAATAAACATTTTGATATGTCTGAAGTTGGTATTCCTGTACTTACTGAACATAAAAAAGATGTAGGAAATGTTGTAGGTTTTATTGAATCTCCTGTAGAAGCTAAAGTAATAGACGAATCTTATACTAAAGGAAATCCTAAGTTAAAACATTTACTAGGAAGAGTAGGAGTATTCGTTAAAGATGTAGTTATCAAAACTCCTGAAATTATTGATAGGATGAAGAGAGGTTTAGCTAAAACAGTATCGGCAGGAATTGATTTAGATTCTTTTTCTATTAAAGAACTTTCTCTTGTTGCTTTACCTGCTATACCTAATGCTACACTTTATAGTTATCATAAAGATAAATCAACTCCAAACATGAAAAAAATAAAAAATAAAAATCTACTAATTGCTAAAGGTGTTACTAATGAAAGTAACTATTCATTATCTATAGAAGAAGCACTTAATTCTGCTCAAACTCTAGAAGAACAAAGGGCAGAAGCTCAGAAAGTTTTTGATGCTTTTCTAGAAGTAATAGAAAATGCAAATGAAATGGACGAAGAAGAAATGGCTTCTATGGGAATTCAAGATCCTTCAGAAATTATTCAATCTGCTGTAGAAGATTTAGGAATGAGATTAACAGAAATGTTCTTAACTCCTCCTGAACCTGTAGAACCTCAAGCTCCGGTAGCTCCTATGGCAAAACCTGGTATTGGTATGAAAACTAGAACATATAAATTTTCTCCTGAATTAATTCAATTTACAAAATAATATGAAACAAAATAAATTTGCTGATTTCGCACGTATCGATCCTTCTAAAGGTCAATATGGTTACTTCCCTAATAAAAATAAAAACAAACTAGAAAACTTAGTTAGTGGTGGTAAAAGAAATATAAAAAATCTTGGTAATGCTGTTGGTGGCGCTCTTAAAAATGCAGGAAATGTTGCAGGTGGAGCGATTGGTAAAGGTGCTGGATTTGTTAAACGGAATCCTGTTAAAGCTGCTGCTGGTTTAGGTGCTTTAGCTGCTGCTGGTGGATTAGGTATGGCAGGTTATAAAGCAATGAAAGGGAATAGGAAAAAGAAATAATGAACAAATCAAAAGAAAGACAAGAGTGTTTTAAACTTTATAATCAAATTATTGATGGATTAGAAGCTTCTTATTCTAGAGATGAAATTAACGATGCTGAATTTAGTCAACTTAAAACTAAGACACTTACAGAATTAGAACAATCCTTAGCAGATTTAACAGATATACAATTCTCACAAAATATGAAAACAAATTACGCAAACTTTAATATGAATACTCGATTTGTTCCTGCATTAGTAGAACAGATTGAAGAAAATTATGAAACGATTGAAGATGGAATGCTTGATATTCAAGATGCCACTGATATTACAGATGATGAAGTAAAAGGCTTATTTACTGGAGAGTTAGTACCTACCGCAAAAATGGTAGATATTCTCAATGGTTTATTTGAAGCTACTTCTACTGATAATAATATGGCTTTAGGTATGCAAGTTCTAGCTGCTCTTGACCGTGGAGATTTAGATGAAGAAGATCTCTATGAAGATGGTAGCGAAGAAGAAATGGAAGAAATAGATGAAGAAGATGAAGATAGTGACGATGATGAGGAAGATGAAGTAGAACAACCTTCTATCAAATCTAAGAAAGATTCTCGTGCTGTATATTCCGCTATTGACCCACGACTTCAAGAGTTAGAATCTAAAATTGCTGATTTTGAACTTAACTCAGAACTTAAGAATCGTCTTTCTGAAATAGCTGAATTTGCACGTCAAGGAATTAATGATGGTTGGTTATCTAGAGCTAAACGGGATTTACTTTTAGGTTCTTTTGAACGTGAAGATGATAGAGTCGCAGCTTTCTCTCAAACAGCAGAACAGAATAATGTAGATCTTTATACTCAGCTTTATGCAGTTCAATTTGCGTTAGAAGCAGATGAAGCTTGTGGAGAACGAGTAATGTTTTCTAGATATGTTAGCGAACCTCAAACTGCTGCAAAGAAAGATGATGATGATTTAGCTCTCTTACAAATTAAGAAGATGGTAGAAAATCGTCAGTTGTTTAATAAAAATTAATAGGTAAATAAATAATGTTTGTAAGATACGGATCAACAGATTCAGAAAAAGCTATTATTGCTTATCCTCGTAATATTAGAGTTCCTTACCACGTTTATATGACTGGTAAACATATCTCACCTAATAAAGAAGGTAGACGTGCATTAGTAGAAGGTCATTTTGTTTCTAAGAAAGATGGAGTTCATAGATTTCTTCCACGTTCTAGAGTAACTACTACTCCTAGCGGTAATCGATTTAAAGTTAAGAATCCCTATGTATTTGTACCAGGAGATACTCTATATATCATTCAGCCAATAGCAGTATTACCTGTGTCTGGTGTAGGTGAAGCTGGTATTACCATCAATAAAAATAGAACGTTTAAGTATACTCCGGTTGGTGCAGCTAATACAACTGAAGCAGCTAGTATGATTGCTTCTTATTTTAATAGTCAACCTGATATTGCAGAATTGTTAGAACTAATTCCTTCTGGAGCTAATATTTCTTTCTATTCTCCAATTAGTCAACCTCTTGTAACTTTTACTCCTAGCGGTACTTTAGGTACTACTGAGACTACTACTGCTGTAAATACTACTCCTATCGGTACTATCCAAGCGATTGATATTGAAACTGAAGAATTTATCTTTGCTTCTAATGTCACTGCTACTTTACCTATAAATGCTGTAGTAGGAGTTCCCCAAGATGAAGTGCTAGGTATTTTTACTCACTCAGTTGATTATACTGCTGGTGGTATTACTTCTCAACATATTGGAGTAATTGATGAAGCTAAGGTCTATAAGTTAGCATTACCTCACTATGATAATTCTCTTGCTTATGAATGTCCTCGCCTTCATGTTCGAGAAGTATGGTCTTAGTAATATAAGAGAAGAAGAGAAATATATACAATTAATAAAAATTAATAAATAAAATATGTCACACGTTGCTACATTTTTCAATGAACGGTTTATCTCCAAGCAAGTAATGGCTATGGTAGATGAAACTGAACAAAATTTAATTAAAAGAAGTAAGTTAATCGACCCGTACTTCCCTACTCAAATGTTTGATAGTAGAGACTTTGTAGGTCTATTGACTAAACGGGTTGCTCCTGCTGCATCTATCGTTGCGTATGGCGCTGAAATTCCATTGGTTAACTTTGGTGGAATTGAACGTATGGCAGCTACATTATTCAAGTTGGGTACTTCACGTCTCTATGATGAAGAAACTCAATGGAAAATGATTGAAGCTCAAAATATGGCAATTGCTAAAGGTATTAGAGTTCAACGAGTTTATAACCCTGATGGAACCGTAACTCCTGGGGCAGATGCAGACTTGGCACGAGCTTTATTTGGAGTAGTTGAAGATTTACTTAAAGGTATTACTGATCGGATGGATCACATGAAGTGGCAGGTAGCTTCTACTGGCGCTATTGATATGAAAGATCCTAAGACTGGTGCATTAGTACAACTAGATTTTAAAAAGCCAGGTGTAAATTACAATCACTTCCCAGCTCCTTTGACTCAAACTGGTAATACTGTCACTCCTACTCAAAACAAATGGACTGATCATGAAAATGCTCGTGGCCTTGAGAATCTTAGTGATGCGGTAGAAACTTATTATGATACTAACGGTTATGCCCCGGATAAGATTGTAATGAGTCGTAAGTGTTGGAGAGATTTCTTACATCAGAAGAGTACAAGAGATGCTGCCCGTCAATTGACTACTACTGAATTAGGTTTAGTCTCTGCTGATATGGGTAAAAAACTATTAGAAGCTCGTGATATTCCTGAAGTAGTCACATTTGAAGAAAAATATCAAGAACAATTACCTGATGGTTCTATAGTAGATGTTAACTTCTTAAATAACAATCGAATTGTGTTTCTGAAGAATAATATGGGTATTAGTGCTATCGGCCCAACTATTGAGTCTGTTAAGGAAGTTGTTGGTGGTGGAGATACTAAGATTGAACCTAAATCAGGTATTTATGTTAGTACCTACGAAGAAAACAAACATCCTGTACATGACGTATCAATGGCGACTGCTACATTTGTACCTATTGTAATGAATCCTAAGCAACTATTCTCTTGGCAGGTACGATAATGAAGAAATACTTTCTTTTAAGAAATATCATTACTAAAGATGGAAACTTACTTTTTGCTCGAACTGCTCCTTATATGGAAGGTGAGATTCCCAAAGAATTTATTAACCCGTTAAATGTACAAGTAATAGAAGATAGTCAGGCTATTGTCTATACACAAACCTCTATCGATAATGCTGTTAATCATCTCAACCCACCTAATGATGTAACTAGTTTAACTCCTAAGTTTTATGACCCAGAAAAGTTAACTATCGTTCAAAAATTAGATATTAATACTTTGACCTTAGATCAACTTAAAGAACTTAAAGGTATTGGAGAGAAGACGGCAGTGCAATTAGTATCTAGTAGACCTTATAAAGATTTAGCTGAATTAACTACTAAAGTTAAACCTCCTACTGGAAAAACTTGGGAAGACTTTAATTTTATGTTTAGTCAACCTCCTACTATCTCTGAAGTTTAATCATATCTCTAGTACATCTAATTAATCCTAAAGTATAGTTTGCTAGAGAGCTATACTTATTTTTTTATATGCTCATTCAATCAAAAATCACAAGTCTTCAAGTAGTAAGAGATTGTACTAAAGAAAAACCTCAGATATATTTGAGAAATTCTAAACATTCTATAAGAGATACTATTCCTGTTGTATTAGATATAGCGTCTAGTGAACCTATCAAGTTAAATAATATAGGATTAGCATTTAAGTTATATCATCAATTGAGTGGAATATTACTTAAGCAATATGATACTAATAGCTTTGTGTTTCCTATAGTAGAAATGAATTCTATTAGAGCTATTCTCTATATAAATGGGATAGATATAAAAACCTTCTATCAAAATAAGAGTTTAGAGTTTCCTAATAAACTTCAAGGTATTAGCTACTCACTAGATATATCAGTTAAAACTACTCAAAATATTTCAAATTATACAGACTCAGGAGAATTTTATGTCTATTAAGTTTATAGGGTCTGTTAATACTAGCTACAAAAGAGGTAAAGATAAGACTAAACGTAAAAGTCGAGGTTTACTAACTGCTGCTGGTTTAGGTGTTATTGGTACAGTAGCTGGAAGTAGTTTAGCTCAAAGCGGACTAATAGTAGATAAGCTTAAAAAAGTAGGTAGCAAATCCGGCTATAAGTTCAATATACTAGATAAGACAATGGCTCATGGTTTTGGACAATATATAGTTAAAAATATGCACGATAACCCAGAAAAATCAAAAGTAATTACGAAACAACTAAAAGTTCTTAATAAAGCTAAATTACGTGGAGGAATTAAAGGTGCTGCAATTGGTGCTGGTATAGGTTTAGGAAGTACATATCTAATAAATAAATTAAGAAATAAGGATAAAAATTAATGTCTATTAAAACTACTACTTATAGAGAATGGAGAGATAATCGATTAGCAGGTTCAGTAATTCCAAGGTCAGATGATTTACCTTTAGGAGTTAACTTAGAATCTATGGACAATCCATCTATTTTAGGAGCTGGAGTATCTATTAGTTTCACAGTATTTACTAATACTTCTACTACTAACTTTGGCGTTGGTAATTATGGTACTTATAGTGGGTTATCTCCTATAGTTACAGAACCCAATAAAATTATCTTCAAAGGTTTAGTAGAAAAAGAAACTATTCAATCGAAGTTAGACCCAAAGCTAGATTCTTCTATTTATTTCGTTACTAAAGCAATGTTTCCAGATACAGCAGAAGTAACTATAGATGAAGGATACTTCACCAGTAAAGTAACTCTTATTTAATTTAGATATATGATTTATTTCGGGATGAATAGTATAAGTCTTAGAGCTGTTACAAAACTATTTAATAAAAAAGATAAAGATAAGGATAAAAACTTTAAATCTAAAAAAATGTTAATACCCAAAAAAGTTCTCTATAATTTTGACTTTACTAATAATATTGAATTTGGCAGAAATAAAGGTTCTAAAGATAAAAGAAAGAGAATAGTTAAAAATAATTCTAGTGCAGAAGGTCAAGCACCCTTACTTCCTATAGGTCAAGAACGTACTGGTCATAAATATTATCAGAAACGTAGAGCATTAGCTTATGTAGGAGGTGCAACTCTTGGCGGAGGAATTATAGGTGGTCTTATTGGTGGAAAATTTAGAACTAATAAAGCTGTTAATACAGGTATTCTATTAGGTAGCGTTTTAACAGGAGGTAGCGTTTTACTAGATCATGCAAAAAATAAATATAGCCCATTTTATCAAAAAAACTTATTTAAAAAGAAATAATTATGACTAAGACTAAACTTAAGATTATTAATAGAACTCCATTAAAAAGTAGAGCTATACCATTTATTGAGTTACAACCACGTTATCTCTATTGGTTAGATACTAATACTGAAATTGATGTAGAAATTATACGAGAGAAAGACGCTCATTATGAAGTTAAGCTATATACTAACTTTCCTGATTCACCTGTAGGTATTAGAACTTGGTTTATCTATAAGGAACACGTAGAAGTAATAGAAGACAAAAAGAAATCTAGTAAGAATATACTTAAGACTGATTATTATTATCAACTAGACAATAATTATCATCCTTATACATCTTGCTTTTTAACTTGTGTAGCAATGCTCTTATCTTTCTATAAGGTGAAGGTAACGCCAGATGAACTATATAATAAATGTCTAGATTTAGGATACGACAGGTTTTCTCACCAAGATATTGTAGCTATCCTTAAAATCTATGGAGTTAATTATTATGCTACTACTTCTGGTACTTTTGAAGAGTTAAAAAAAGTATTACAAACTGCTCCAGTAATTATTGGTACTTATCTCACTGAAGCTAGTCATATTGTATTAGCAGTTGGCTATGATGACTCTGCTTATGATGGGCGAGGTGCAATTATAGCTAACGATCCTTATGGAGAATTTACTCATAACGGTTATATACATACTCCTACAGCAGGGAAAGGTACTTTATACTCTTATTCTCTAATGGCTCAGGTAGCTGCACCAGAAGGTAATGGAAATTATTGGTTACATTTACCGGAATAAAACAATGAAACACAAAATGAAGCGTTCTCTATATTTCACTAAAACATTTTTATTTTCTCTTTTACTTTATTTATCTGTTATCTATACTCCATTAATTAACTTCGCTTATGAACATAAATTGAGTAGAGGAGATTTAGAAGCTATAGTTATAGGTACTTTTAGTTTCTTAGGAGTTAGTAATGGTAGGTTGAGAGTTAACGAAGATATTAGAAAAAGTGCTGAAACGGGAGAACCTGTAGGATTACTTACAACTAAAGTAGTTCCTAGTAAGAGAAAAGAAGAAGAGGTATAAGTTAATGGTTATATTTAGTCTATTACTTGAAAAAGTTGAAGATGATTATTACTATCGATATATTAGCGACAACATTACTTATTACATACCTTCATACAAAACTGATAGACTGAATAAACCTATTAGCGAATTTGAGTCTTTTGAAGATTATACAAGCATCTCTGAATTTTTAAATAGAGTATATAACGAAAATGAGTATAGCGAAGATTATGTAGTAAAAGAAGCTAAAGATACAAAAGAAATATCTATAACAATAATGGGGTATAAATATAAAAACTTCATTGTTCTTATAGGAAGTCAAAAATCAGATATTTTACTAGAAGAAACTTTATTTAAAGAAGACTATATATTTCTAGTTAGATGGGTAGGTAATAAAGAAGATTTAATAGATGATATATCAGATAATGTAGTTAATCTTTTAGGATATAGCAAACAAGAAATACTATCTAAACCTTATATAGATTTTTTACATCCTGATGATATTGACTTATTTAATCAAGAGTTAACTGAACATATAAAAGAAAATACTGCTTCTTTCTATCAAAGATATAGATTATTAGCTAAATCTGGAAAAGCTATCACTATTCTCGATCATTCATGTCAGATCTTTAAAGGAAATACTAAGACTATCATTGGTTATCTAAGAGATATCACTGTAGAAACTCAAATCTCTACTCAATTGAAAGAACTTATTAACTTAGATGAAGAAGATTTTAATAGTAGTCTTCTAATTAAGATTGAATGGGATTCTGAATATCGAATAGTTCGTTGGAATACTGAAGCTCAAGATTTAATTGGTTGGGGTCACGAAATTCTTGGTAAAAGTATTAGAGAACTCAACTTATTTTCTGATGCAGATTCTATTAAGATGCAAGGTCAATTTAAAAGATTATTTGCAAGAGAAGTAGATAACGTAATTAGTAGTTTTAGAATTCAAAAGAAAGAAGGAGGATTTATAGATACTAAATGGTCTAATCGTTTAATTACTAGAGAAGGTAAATTGAGAGTTGTATCTTCCGTCATAGATAAAAGTCAAGAAACTCTATTAACTACTCGCTTAGATGAGATGGAAGGTCGTTCTGACTTACTTCTAAAAACTCTAGAAAATACTCATTTATCTAATGATGTCTTTACTAAATTAATGCACAATCCTCTCACTGGAAATCCTGAAGGACTTATTAAAGCTGAGATTATCATTAGAAAATTAGAAGAAGAGATTACTAGATTGAATAATACGATTTTCTACAATAACGATAATAATTTGATGAGTGACATTGCTTTCTTAAAGAATGAGGAACGTGTACTAAAAGATAAAATTAATAAAGTAGAAGAAAGTAATAAAAAGTTATCTGAACAGTTAGATGATTTATTAAACGTAAATATATTAACTCTATTTAAGAATTTAGATTTTAAAAAAGTTGTAGCAATAATTATATCGGGTTATTTAATATTCGGTCAGTTTGTACCTGCTCTATATCCAAGATTAGTTAAACCTTTATTCCAAGAATATAATCGAGAAATGAAAGAGATTGAAGGTGATAAAAAATAATGCAACTTAAATTTTTAGGTAATATAGAATTTAGTAAAACTAATGCTGAAGGTAGAAAACGTTATAAAAGAAAATCTAAAGTCAATAATCCAAATAATGAACTTCTAATACGTAAAGATAGAAGAGATGGTTTCAAAACTAAAATTAAAACTGTAGAAGAAGGTAGAAAATGGATAAATACTTTCCTAAATTTAAAGAGATATTTTAATAATTAATGTATAAATATATAACAATTGAGAAAATTCAGAGAAGTTTAGGTAGGAGAGCTAATGTATTTAGTAGTGATTTAATTCCTAGTGATAATGTATCTGTCATATCTAGCAATATAGATGTTGAATTAATACATGATTTAATAGTTAGAAATGAAACTCTTATAGATACGTATTTTGGAATGATTTATGTTCTTCCTATAGATATTAGAGATATTCCACTTATCGAACCTATATTAGAAGGTTTTGTTATTAATGATTTAATGATGAGAGTTTATGACCAAGGAATGATTGCTTCTCTAGGTGGAGATGGAGGATTTGGTTCTACTATATATCAAAAAGCTAAAGAATTACTTAAAGGATATTTTATTGGTACGGGCATTTATATACCAGGAATATCAGCACCAGAAGATAATGGATATGGAAAAGAAGCTTATCCTTTACTTCTACCTTATACACCTCAATTAACTAATAGAAGAGATAATATTACTAGGAACTATACAGTAATAGGAACTTATCAAAATAATAGAAGAAATATGGAATTTGATTTTCAAGATAATAGAAGATATTTAGGAGTTGAAAGACCATTTTAATTTACTCATTTAAATAATATAAACTATGAAATTTTTAGGTCAAATAGAATTTAGTAAAAAAGTAAAGAAAAGTCAAATGTGGAGTCCTGAAGTAGCTAAGACTAATCTAGCTATTACTACAGGTTTAGGTGGAGGTATTGGGTATCTAGAAGGAATGAAATCAAATTCTAGAAAAGGAATGCTAACTAATAATCCCGTTAGAGCTATTAGTGGTAAAGGTTGGAAACGTAAACTTGTAGGAGCAACATTAGGTGCAGGATTATCTGCTGGAGTGGGTTATGCAATTTATAAAAACAACCCGTATAGTCCTATAGGTAAAAAGAAAAATAAGTAATGATACGATTTCTAGGTCAATACACGGAATTTTCAAACTCTTTTACTAAGAATATGATTAGAGAAAATGACAGATCTCTAACAAATGTTAATGGTAAGAAAGTAAATCTAAGTCACTTAGGTCTAATGAGTGCGTTAGGTGCTTATGGTGGATATGAGTCTGGCAAACTAGGTAATATGTTAAAAACCAAAAAGAATATAGCTGGTAAAGGTCTTAAAGCTAAGGTAATAGGTACTGCTCTAGGAACTGGATTAACTGGTGGGCTTAGCTATTATTTACAAACTAGAGATAGAGATGGACGTTCAGATAAAGGTAAAAAGAGGATTAATAAATGAGTAGTATATATTTTGTTGGCTCTACTAATACTGAATATGGTAGAGGAAAAGATAAAACTAAACGTAAAAGCCGTATTGGAAAGATTACTGGTGCTGCGGGTGGCCTAGCTACAGGTTTATTAGCTGGAAAAACCTTAACCAGTGGAGCAGTAGGAGCTTTAGCTGGTGCAGGAGCAGGAATGTTAGTAGATAAAGACATAGACAGAGAGAAGAAAAGATTTGAAAAAACAAAACGACCTCTTAGTTTGAATGGGAAAGTTAATAATGACTTTATTAGTGGAACAAAAGCTTTAGGTACTACTGGAGTGGGTTTAGGTGGATTAGGTGGTGGACTTATAGGTAAAGGTCTAAAAAATAAAGCTAAGTTAGCATTGATGGGGGCCGCTCTTGGAGGTGTTGGAGGAGCTGGAATTGGTGGATTAGGAGGAATAGCGAGTGGAGCAATCAGAGCTAAACTACAACCCAATAGTAAGAAAAAGAAAAAATAATGAATATAGGTCGTGGTAAAGACAAGAAGAAAAGAAAAAGTAGATTACTACAACTAGGTACTAAAGCTTTAGCTGTTATAACTGCGGGAAATCCTATAGACCGAGAAACTGTTAGATATAATAAGCAAGGCCCTAGAACTAGATTAGGTAAGATTGGTCATGACGCTGTAATTGGTGCAAATACTTTAGGTACTGGTAGCGCGTTTAGCGGATTAGTAGAAGGATTTACTAGAGGTAAGAATATCAAAAGTAAGTTATATCTAGGACTTTCTAAAGGAGCTAAAGAAGGTATTAGAGGAACGCTTTCTGGTGCAGGTATTGGAAGTACAATAGGAATTACTAGAGGATTATTTCAACCTAATAAAAAGAAATGAGTAAACCTAAATGTAAATATAGAACAAGATTTAATACTTGGAAAAGAAGTAGAGAAGCTTCTGAAGTTAGTAGAAGTCTTATAAGAAAAGCACTTTATCTATGTCCTATTTGTAGAAATCCATTATCTCTAGGAGAAGGTCACTTATTCCACATAATACCTATTAAACTACTATCTCAAAATAATTGTATGAGTTTAGTATCTAGCGAATATAATCTACTATATTCTTGTAAAAAGTGCAATTTAAAGCAGAGAAGTGAGATATATACTGAATGTCTAGAAGATAATTTATTGAATATATGGAAAAAGATAACTAATGAAGTTTCTAGCTGAATTTAAAAAAACTAAAGAAGAAAAGAAGAGAAATCTCACTAAAGGTATTGTTTATTTGGGTAGTGCGGGTTATACAGGTCAACAAACTATTAGATCAGGTATTCCTCGTTTATTAGGAGTACGATTAGAATCTCATAGTACAAGTAATAAAAATGCAAAAGAAATACTAAAAAATGGTGGAATATTAGATCCAAATAAAAGTGGTTCAGGAGCTATTAGAGCATTGGAAGCTAATGAAGGGTCTTTAGCGGGATTTAAACCTTCAGATGCAAAAGGTAAAATTTATATTACTGGTATTCATCAAAATGCAAACTCTAGAACATTAAATGGAGTAAAAGTTGATCCTAAAAATGAAGATGTTTTAACTCAAGTTCTAAATAGAAAAGATCAGAGAATGGGTTATCGTGGACAATCTAGTATTAATTGGAATGAAGTAAATAAAGATAGAGATAAAATAGCTCAACTAATAAAAGATTTTGATAACTCTACTGATTTAGATGAAAAGCTTGTCAAGAGCAAAGAAATAGGAAAATTAAAACAAGAAACATCTCTAAGAACTACTCAAGCTAGAGGAAAAGCTGCTATTAAAGCTCTTTTACCTACTACTGGTCGAAGTCTTTATATTGGTGGTAGTGACGAATATTTTAATAAGAACTTTAAACCTGATTTTGATGATGTTCGTGCTATGTACTCTGAAAATAAAATTAAAGTACATGGGAACAGAGCAGCAGCTACATTAGACGCACTTAAAAGAGAAGGTAATGGAAGTAGATTAAAAGGTGTTGCTAAATTAATTCAAGCTAATCCTAAAAGAGCATTGGCAGGACTAGCTATATTAGGTATTGGAGGAGGTCTTACAGCTAACTCAGCTAAAGTTGCTTATGAAAATCTAGCTCCAAGTGACGGTAAAGTAAAAAGTCATACTAGAAAAAATAAATCTGGTAAATGGTCAAATGTCAAATCTTTTGTAAGAGATAAAAAATGAATAATGCACTTAAAGTAGACAAAATATTTAATTGGCAATCAAACTATCAAAACTCTGTAAGAAATAATAATTGTCACATACAAATCTATTCTCCTCTATATGATTTTGATGTAACTGCAAAACGTATAAAAGAAAATCGTAGATATCTAAATCCTAAAGAATATGAATTAGTTATAGCTAGTGATTTTGATGATCATAGTAATGGATCTATTACTACTGAGATTTATTCTCTAGCATCTAAAGTTATATTAGAAAATACTTTATTAGTTCCACATACTATATGGATTAATAAATATGAACAACATCAAGAAGGTCTATTCAATTTCGACTATAAGATTTCTTTAGTAGAAATAAACGTTAACTATATAGGAAATGAAAGTTTTACTTATTATCCTATATGGCAAGATGAATTAGATTATTTAATCACTGGAGATCCTGTATATTTTAGAGAAGTCTGTTCTAGTGGATGGAGTCAGTTATATGAAAGATGGAAGAGTAGAATTTAGATCTCTTAGACATTCTTAAATCGAATAATAGAAATTAGTTCTCGTTAGATAATTTAGTATAAAAATAAAGTTAAAAATTAAAAATAATATGGCAGATAATAAAAGTCCCGCTCAAGCTACAAATTTACTGAACTTCTTAAAAGGTTTAGTCGTTACATCTCCGATTAATAATAACGTTTTCATTGGTTTATCTACTACTCTTCCAACTGCGGAAGGTGGTAATTTTACTGAACCTGCTGGATCTACGGGTTATGCAAAAGTTCAATATGCAACTGGTGTATCAAACTTCTCAGAACCTAATAAGCGCTCATGTTTCAATCAACAAGAAGTGAAGTTTAATGTTGCTCTTACCCAATATCCTACTGTAGTTGCTGTAGGTATATTTGATGAGACTAGCGATACCGTTCCTCTTTATTTCGGTTCTATTGATTTAGGTCGAAGTATTGAAACTGGTGATAGAGTATATTTCCCACCTCAAGGAATCATCATTCATGAAGTTCAACCGACGTTTACTAAATCTGATTATTTAGCAAATGCACAATTGAAACTCTTACGTAATGAGACATTTGAAACTCCGTCTGAGATTTATTTGGCTCTTGGTACAATGACTCCTACGATGACTGGAGATATTGGTGAATTGACTAATACTAACTCCCCTGGCTATGTCCGAATTCCTATTCCTTGTAATGCAGCGAATTGGCAAGTTACTGGACGAACTGCGACTAATCTTATGGAATTAGTATTTCCAATGGCAACTGCACCTTGGGAGAATATTAAATCCTTCGCTCTACATAGAAGTGCTACTGGTAATACAGATATGCTCTATTGTGGAAGTTTTGGAGAGAACAACACTAAAGTTATTTACCTCAAAGATAAATTACGGATTCCAGTAGGCGCAATTACAGTTTCAGAATAAGAGGTATATTATGACGGATTACGCACTCCAAGCAAATATATATACTGATTCTTCTAGTCTAAATATCTCAAATGTAGATTATGATAGAGCATTTATGGCAACTATAAAGCCAGATAGTAGTTCTATGAAAATATCTAAAGTTGAGTATGACAGAGCATTGATAGCTAATATCTATACTGATAAAAGTAAGATTGCAGCATTAATGTTTAAATATACAGCTTATTTAGCTAATATCTATACTGATAAATCTAAAGTAAAGGTAGATGCAAAACGTGATTTAGCTATTTCATCTAAGATTCAAGTTCAACCTGCTAAGACAAATATATTTCTAGGGGCGGATAGATCTCTTACAGCAAAATTAAATAAAGATAATAGCTCAATTAGTATTGTTCCTAAAGTAGATAGAGCGTTACAAGCAACTATTGAAACAGATTCTTCTAAATTTAGTATTAGTAAAATTGAACGAGATATTCTAACTGAAGCACCAACCGGACAAACCTACGTAATTATTAAAGGAGTAGATGTAAGTCTTAATGGTTATTCACTAGCTAGAAACTCAGTTCATGCTATTAATATTTTGATTTATGGAGATAGATTATCTGAGAAAGGCACAAATATAGAATTTATAGTAAAACGTAATATTTCTGATCCGGATGATTCTGCTGTAATCTATAACTCTACTAATGGTAAAGGTATTAAGTTTATCCAAGTAAAAGATATTCCTGAAACTGAACTTAAAGAATATAAAGCACAAATCCAATTGAAAGAATCTGATTTCTATTTAATCACTAACCAACGACCTACCAAACTCTATTATGAAGTGAGAGTAATAGATTCGTTAGATGGTAGATATCCTCCAGTAGAAGCGGGATATTTCAATTTAAGTACAACTCTTATCGATACAAGATTTTAAAATGGTAACTCTTTCAGCAGATTTTAGTGGATTAGAAGGATTGAGTAAGAAATTTGAGAATGCTTTAAAGCGTAAGAAAGATTTAACTCAGTTAGAAGCTGGTATTAAAGAAGTATTAGTAGAAGATGTAAAGTTACGTTTTGCTACTGCTCCACTAACTAATAAAGGTGGAATGGCTCATGGTAACGTATTTTGGTCTGCAATGACTCCTAATTGGTTAGCTACTCATCCCGATAGAATGGGTAAACCACTACTTAAAGATACTGGTAAGTTACTTAACTCTCTAATTGTTGGTAATGATGACTCAGTATTTAGTATGACAAGAGAAGGTTTTCAATTTGGCACTAAAGTTGCTTATGCCAAAGATCATCAACCAGATTCTATCGGTACAACTATTCCACTAAATCTACTTCAAGATGAAAGAATTACTGATATGTTTAGGAGTCAAGGTAAACTTGCTCCTAGACCATTCCTCTTTATTCACGAAACTCTTAATAATGAGATCGTAGACGTAATATCTGAGTTTATTCTTACTGGAGAAACTAGAATCAGAACCAAAGATAATATAAAGGAATTAAAAGAATGAATCCTCATACCTTAAATAAACTAATATCTAAACAAAATCTAGGTTCTACTCAGAAGTTCTCTAGTAATATAATCATCAATCCTTTAGTAGATGAAACAGTAGATTATATAGCTAAATATCTATATGAGTATATTAATAAAGACTACTCAAATTATGTAGAAGCTAATCCGGGAGTACAGAAAGCGTTAGGAGATGTAGCAATTAGAACTTATAGAACTTGTGATACTTATCAAGTCTCTACTCCTGAGTTTCCACTATTAAAGGTCTATAGAACTAACGATAATTGGAGAGATGATAAATTACTTAGAACTTCTAACATCTCAATTACTTATTCTCTATTAGTTCCACAACAGGAGAGATTAATGCCTTTATTAAATTGGGTTAGCTATGAAATTCAGAAGCTTCTATTAACTCCAAGCTGTAAAGTAAAAATTGATGGAGGAGTAAGAACTCAGTATAGAACAATGATTAGTGAAATAGGACAAAATATGTTTTCTTTCTTACGAGCAGATATATCAATAACAGATTAGCTCAATTACTTTCACTTAAGAAAAAAATAAATAAAAAAATAATATGGCAATTAGTATAAATTTCAATAGACCAAAATTACAAACTACGTTAGAAGAAGTAGTACCGATTACTGCAACTCTAGTAGAAAACACTACCGATAAACTTTATGTGATAGATGCTAAATACACTGTTACTAAAGACGATGCAAGTACAGTTACTAAAGTTATTAAACGCTTTAAGATTATCCCTGTAATTGTTGGTACTACCATTCGATTTGATATCACTGAGATTACTTTTCCTCCTACAGCACCGGATAATCCTACTGATAATCAAGGAACAATTAGCGCTCCTATTCGTGGAGCTAGCTTAGTAGATTTAGATACATTTCTAACTGCGGTTGGTGATGTAAGAAAGAATTCCTAATATATAAGAACAAAATATAAATAAAAATATATGACAATTGAAAAACTTCAGTCAACCTTTATTGGTGTTACTGAACTTAAAATGAGGAGATTTAAGGATAACTTAGTTTATCACTTACCTACTCCAATGAATATGGTCGTTGAACCAGGTAAAAATGAACGAGTATTAATGGGTCGAAATAAGCTTGGTCGTAGAGTTGAAGTGGCCAGCTTTATTGATGCAGAAAACCCAGTATTAAATATCTCTTATGGTATTGTTCAACCAGAATTACTTCAATTTAGATTGGGTAATTACTTTGAGAACATGACTAAAGACTTAATGATTCCTACTACTTTCGATTTAGGTCAAGGTGGTACATTCCCAGCAGTTCAAGCTCCTTCGTTAGGTCACGCTATTATTGCAGGTGCAGATGCTACAGCTTCTATTAAACGTCCTGATGGAACTTCTCTTGCCCTTGTTGAAGGTACTGATTTTACTATTGGTGCTGGTGGAATGGTAACTTTTAGTGCAGCTCTTGTTGCAGCGAAAGAGACTGTATCAATGTTAATTCCTTATACTGTAACTGGTCTAGGTATTGGTAGTGAATTAATTGGTAGACACGAGGTAGTAGCAACAATTGTGGATAGTGAGGGTTATGTGTGGTTCTTCCATGCTCCTAACGCTAAACCTTCTGCTGCTGGTGGTTCTATTGATTTTTCCGCTGAATCATTTGATCTTCAACTTAAATTATATAATTCTGGCGGATGTCAACCTTTCACTTTAATTAAGAGTTCAGATAGAGTTTCTTGTTAAGAATTAAGAACACTATATAATTTCTAATACTATAAAAATTAAGAGGTCTACTTATTCGTTAGGTAAACCTCTTTTTATCTTTATTTATCTTCTTTTTCTATGTGTTCTCTTGCTTTGTCTAGAGATTTTTGTATTTTCTCTTTTACTATATTGGTTCCATTTTCTCTATCACTTCTTATATCATCTTTCATTTCTTCTATAGCTTCTTTATCTTCTTTACTTAAAAAACCATCAGGATTAGTAGGATGCACCATAGTATACAACTAGACTCCTAACTTAAGGCTTGCTATAAGAGAAACTACTCCACAAGACCAAGAAAATAGAGCAAAGTCAACTACTTGCATTAAGTCTAGATGAAGAGTATTGAAATCCAAAATAAATAGGAGATATACAATATAACCTCCCCAACATCCCTTACAAAATGAACAAGAATTTAATTGATAGACAATATTATATAATCTCTCCCATATAGAGCAGTAATTATTTATCTCTATATCTTCTTTGTTATTAGGTAAGTAAATATATAAGTTATCTTTCTTTATAGTCTTTTTATTAGAAATTTTATTTAGTTCTACAGCTAACTCTTTCTTCTCTCTTAGTTTATTTAATAGAAGATTCCAAAAATATCTTGGAACTTTATAATCAAATAAGACTATTCTTAAAGTTACAGCATATATATAAAGTAATGCTATATTAGTTACATAATCATTCATACAAATTAAACTCCATGAAGAATTTCAAAGTCAAAGTACAATCATATAATAGCGAAAAAGATACATATGAAGTAGAGAAAGTATATATCATACAAAGAGTTGTTAGATCTGAGTTAGATACATTAATTGAATTACATAAACAAATACTAATTCGTTTCTTAGATACTGATGCAAATATGGGAGAGTTTATTAGAGATAACGAATCTTGGGAATTAATGAGAACGTTAGCTAAAAATCTAAATGTCTTAGGTCAAAAAGATAAAGGATTTGATATAGAAGAAATAGCTGATGATTTAGAACAACTCTGCCAAATCTTTATTAGTCAAAGTATGAGTGATTCTGGTGAATTAGATTTAGAAGAAGGATGGAAACCTTCATTATTATCTAGTCTACATAAACTAGATTTTCCTATGTACATGAGAGAAGCAATAAAAAAGTATCAGGAGAAGAGAGAGAGTCAGATAGAAAAAAGTTAATAGCTCCAATTCCTAGTAGTGGAGATTCTTCTATCGACCAACTAGCATTCTTACTAGAGATGTATAAAGACTATCCTATAAATCCTGTAACGGACTTATGGGAAAAATTAGATAATATATCTCTAGATTTACTTATTAACCAAACATTAGAACATCACAAACCTCAAGAAGAACGAGATAAAGAATTAGCACAAGAACTTTATAACAAGCTTAAAGAAGAGAAAGATTTAACTTCTAATTTACCTATTAATGGAAAAGTTATATCTGCTAAAGACTTTATGATGTTTAAACACGACTCAATACCTGAATAATATGGATACTGCTAGCAATATTAAATTTAATGTTGAGGGAGATGATAAGTTCTCTCAATTTCTAGAGAAAACTCAAAAATCATTTAAAGAACTTAATGAGAAATCACTTAGGCTATTTAATACTGGTCTTAGAGAAGGTTCTAGAGGTTTAAAAGATATAACAAAAGAAATTAGAACTAAGTCTAGTGTAGTAGAGAAGTTAATAGCGGATTATGGTAAAGCTACTAACTCTACTAATACTTGGACAGCTTCTCTTGGTAAATTAGCTAAAACTGCTACATTGCTAGGTGGAGCTATGACAGCTTTAAATATTGCTAGCATTGGTGGTGGTATCGCAAGTATTGTAGGTACTGGTATTAATGGTGTAATAGACTCACTTACTAAAGTTAATACTGGTATAGATGTTATGGCTGCTAGTGGATTTGACGGGACTCCACTAATGAATTCATTTCAAGAGATAACTGCTGTATTAACCGGAAATCAAGCTGCTATTGATGCTTTCACTTCTAGATCAACTGCTGCATTTAACTCGTTTGAGCAGAAATTAAATGAAGTTAACATTGTATTTGGCTTATCAAAAGAAAGATTAGCTGAATATGGCGATGCTCTACAAAATGGTTTAGAAAAGAATTTAAAGAATAGTGTCTCTTCTCTTACTGCTTTAAATGCTGCGTATCAAGCTGCTTCTGCTGGATTTACAGAATTTCAACAAAACCAAGATGTAGTTAATCTAGCAATCAAAGCGAATAAAGCTGCTCCGGGAAGTGACTTATTCCAGATTGGTGGAGCTATTGGTAAAGGTGCAGGTATCCTAGAAACTAAGGACATTGCAGAATTAGAAGAAGTTACTGCTAAATGGTTAGCTACGGAACAACAAGGTCTAACTACTGTAGGAGAAATGACTGAGTATATTAGCGATATGTACTCATCTCTTAAAAACGCAGGTATTGGTACTAAAAATCTAGTTAATGAAACTCAAGGTTTAGTAGTAGCTTTTACTAAGTTAGGTGGTAAAGTTACTGATATCTCTACTGAAATGCAAGCGTTCTCTAGAAATACTATTGGTAAAACTCCTGAAGCAACGAAAGCTTTAGAAGGATTGGTAGACGCACAAGGAAAAGCTATTACTCTTAATCAAGAATATTTTGGTAAGAAAGGTGTAGTTCAAGGTATTGTAGATTTTGCTGAAGCCGTAGGATATAACACTGAGAAGATTAAGGAAGTATATAACGAGACTAATGCTTTCAACTTTGTAATGAAGGTATTAGCTCAAAATGGTAATCTTGCTAAAAAATCTATTGAAGATATTAGTAAAGTTACGTCTGAAAATTTAACTGAAGCTTTTGATTCTGCTACTTCTTCATCTCAAGCAAAAATGGAGCAAATTACTAATGCTTATGATGAAATAATGATCTCTTTCGGTAAAGTATTCCAAGAAAGAAGTAGAGAAGGTGTTAAATCTATTGAGTGGTATAAAGAAGCTTTAGTAACTTTTAAAGAGCCATTAGTAGAAATAGCAGGAAGAATGGTAACTTTTTTTGATAATGTAGGAAAATTTACTGGAGTTCTTAGTTCAGTTGCTAAAATGCTCACTGGTATAGCAGGAACTATTATTAGCTATAGAGCTTTTGACTTAATTTTTAAAGGACTAACTGATGGATTTAAAGATGTAAAAAAAGAAGGTTCTGTAATTAAAGAGCTTTATACATCTAATCAAGGTTTATTTGCTATAGGAAAGCAGTTATTAGGATTGGATCAACAGAAACTATTAAGTCAAAATAGAATCAATGAAGCAATTAAAAAGTCTAGTGAATTAGAACAAGGACTAACTAACTCTATAGGAAAAACTAATAGTGAAAGATTAACTTCTATTGCTACAGTTAAAAATGAGATAGACGCAATAGTTTCTAGAGATGAGTCTATAATTAAAGGTCAGCAAAAAGTAACTAAAGCTGAAGAACTACTAAATAAGAAAGTAGATAGTAGAAATACAGTACAATCCGAAGTAAACTCTACTCAAAAAGGTTTAGCTAATCTAAAAACTCTTAAAGCTGATATTGACAATACTTTTAAAAATAATGTAGAGAATATTGAGCGTTCCAAAAAACTTAGTGAAATCGCTGCTCAAGAAGCTTTAATTAAACAAGGAAATATTGGAAAACAAGAAAGACAACAATTAAAAGAGCTTAACGCAGAAAAACTAAGACTTCAAAATACTTATAACACAACTACATTAGACCAATTAGCTTCATTAGAAAAACAAAAAGATATTCTAAGAAATAAAGCTAAGAAATCTGATAGAGATTATGCTGCCTTAGACAATATATATAAGAGAGAAGATCAGTTATTAGATAGAGAAAGAACAAAAGATCGTACTCCTCTAACTAAAGAACAAAGAACTGAGCTTAACAATACTCGTAAAGATATTGCTACTAAGATACAGCAAGAAGAATTAATTCTCTTAACTCAAAGACAAAAGTTACAAGAAGCTAATAATGTAGTAGATAAAGAAACTCAAAAACTAAATCAAGTTAGAGCTGACCAACAAGAAAAACTTAATCGAGTTACTAAAGCTACTACTGAATTAGCAGTTCTACAACAAGATTTAAATACTAAAAAAACTAATCTAGATAAAATTGATTTAGCTGTTACAGGACAACGTGATAAGCTATACTCAATTCAAAATAATCTAAGAAAAGAACAAGCTACTTTAGATAAAATTCGTAATAAGGATAGCGCAGAATATCAACAGCAATTAAAAAAAGTTGTATCTTTACAAGAACAAGAAGCTACTCAACAAACCGTATTTCAAAAAGCTAGAACTACCCAACTTACTGCACAACAAGCTGTTAACAAAGCAGAAATAGAAAGTAAAACTAAACTTAGACAATTAACTAGAGAACAAGGTTTAGCGGAAGGCTCGCTTATTGAATTAAGAACTCGTTCAGGTTCAGTAGCTCTTAAAAATACAGCTTTTAATAGAGATTTAGTGAGTTCTTATAATGCTTTTGGTACTGCAATAGAAAACGCTAAGAAACCAGTACAAACCTTTAATAATGCTCAAACAAGTCTAAGAAATGGTTTAGTAGATTTGAGAAGTAATTTAGGTCAAGTTGGAGTTACTGCTGGTAGAAACTTTACTACTATGGCTGCGTCTGCTAAAGCTAGTCTTGCTGCTATTGGAACTTCCGCTGTTATAGCTGGAGAAACTATTAAAGCTGCGTTTATATCTACAGGAATAGGTTTACTTATATCGGCTGTTGTAGGGTTAGGAGTCAAATTATTTCAAGTAGGACAAGAATCAGCTAAGTTAGATCGTACTTATAAAGATTTTAATAAGACTTTAGAAGAATCTGCTACTAAATTTGATAGAGCTAATATATCTTTTGACCAAGGAACTCAAGGACTTAACAAATTTAATGATAGAGTAGAAGCTTCTAAAAAATTGTTTGGTGATATTGAAACTACTGCTTTTGATGAGATTGGTGAAGGTATTAAAAATGCAACGGTTAATATAGTTGACTTTATAACTACTGTTACTGGATTAAAACTGCTAGACCCAATATTTAAAAAAGTAGGAGAAGGCTTTTCAGCGGTTTGGAATAGTTTTTCAGATGCAGAGTTTATTAAACGTTCTGCTAAAATGACTCAAATATCTGAGTTTATCCAGACTTATGAGTTAGCTTTACGTGGACAAAATAAAGAATTAGAGAAAGGCAATCTATTAACTGAGACTTCTAATCAGAAGATAAAAAATAGAATGATTCTTACTGGTGAAGATTTAGAGCGGGAGAAAGCTGCTAATAGCACTAGAATTGAGTCATTCCAGTCTATGACTGATATTCAGAAGAAAGAATTAGAAGAACTTAAAAGTAAAGGAGATAAGTTAACTGATAGAGATAAAGCTCAAATTAGCATTCTAGAAGCTGAAATCTCAAGAAGAGAGAAAGTAATAGAAGTTAGTAAGAAACAATTTGATGAGCAACTTAAATATTATGAAGCTCGTAATCTTCTACTAGATAGAGAGAACAAATTTAGTAATGAGCAAGTTTCTTTAGAAGAACTTAAAGGATTACAAGACCAAGTAAACAATTCTCAGACTACTCTAAACAAGAATATAAGTGAAGGATTAGATATATATTCTTCTTCTATTAAAGATTCTTCTGTTAAATCTAGACAATTTTTAACTGATTTGAAAGATGGAAGTTTAAGTGTAAAAGCTTCTATTAAAAGTCTTGGTGGAGAAATCTATAAAGTAGGAGAAGATGGAAAAGCTGTTAGTAAATTGCCAGATACAGTTCTAAAATCTATTCAAGATGCTATTAAAGGTAATGAAGTAGATGGTAAGAAATATTCTTTAGAGCAAGTTCTAAATCTTAAAGAAACTAGAGATGCTTTAACTACTGCTGGAGTAGAAATACCTAAAGATCTCAAAGTCTTAGCAGATAAGATGAAGAAAGGCTATGAAGCTTCAGAAGGCGAACTCCAGTTAATCAATCTAAAAGAGCTAGAAAAAGATTTAGCTAGTTTCTCTACTTTATCTGATAAATACCAAGAGAAAAGAAGACAGTTTTTATCTACTACTAAAGATGATATTGGAGCTACCACATTTTCTACTTCACTTAAGAAATCTTTAAGATTAGCTGAAACAGATTTACAAAACTTTAATAACGCTTTAGATGCGTCTTCTAAAGGTGCAAATAAGTTTGTGACTGGAGCTACTCAAAAGTTCACTACACAAGCCTTAGAAGGAACGTTAGACCTTACTGAAGGGTTAAAAGAGTTAGGTAAAGTAGAAAGTGAAATTGAACCTAAACAATTAGAAAAACTTAAAAACTCAATTACTGGTAAAAATAAAGATGAGATTTTAACAGCTCTTAAAGAAATTGGAATAGTTACAGAACAAACTCTAACTGCCGATGCAATTGATTTTAATAAATTTGAGGCGGGAATAGGAGCTTTTGTAGAATCACTAAACGCGGTAGCAGAATCAGGAGAACAAACCAGTGAAGAAATAGCTAAGAAATTTGAGTCTTTCTATGACCAAATGAAAGGCAAGGTAACTCCTGCTGCTTATAAAGACCTAACTGAAACACTTATTGGTTATGAGAAAGCTGCTAGTGAACAAAGAATAAATAATATAACTCTTGAAACTAATGCTTTAGAACAGCAGAAGAAATATGGTTTAGTGTTAGAAGCTAATTATATCAAAGAGATTAACGCTCTTAACATTCAAACTACTGAAGAAAATATAAATAACAAGCAAATAGAACTTAAAAGATTACTTTCACTATATAAAGAATCTGCTCCTCAAGTAATAAAAGCTAAAGCTGAATTGGAATCACTAGAATTAGACCTTAAAGCTAAGAAATCTAATAGTCCAATAGAAATTGCCCAAGCGGAAAGTAAAGCTAGATTTGACATTCTTAAAAAAGATTTAGAGTTAGGTAAAGTAACTAGAAGACAATATATAGAAGAAGAACTTAAAGACTCTCAACTTCTATATCAAACTCAATTAAGTGAAAAACAAAAAACTTTATTGGAGTTAATGAAAGATGAGGTTAAAAACGCTAAAGCTATAAAAGCTCTTAGAAAATCAATGGAGTCTGATGAAAAAGATTTCAATCTAAATGTCTTAGAGATTAATAGAAGAAGAATAGAAGAACAATTTAAAATTCAAACTAATGCTTTAAGTAGACGAGAACTAGAAGCTAGAGAAAACGCTATTAATGGTACTACTAAAGATGAATTAGAGTCAGTTAGAAAATTAGAAACTGATAAGATTAATCTCAATATCAAAACTTTAGAGTCTAGATTAGCAGTAGAAAAGCAAGGAAGTGAAAAGTTCCTAGAAATAGAGAAGCAATTATTAGAAGCTCAGTTATCTCTTAGAGAAACTCAAGTTAAACAATCTAAAAATAGAACTAATGAGGAAATCGAGAGAAAGAGAAATGAGTTATCTACTATTGCAGCTCTAGAAGAAAGAAATAATATTCGTGGGTCTAATACAAAGGACTTAGAGAGAACTAGACAACTAAAAGAGAAAGAAATCCAATTATCTATTGATTCTATCAACTCTCAAATTGCTTTGACTGAAAAAGGTAGTAAGGAACGATTAGCTTTAGAACAACAGTTAATTCTAGAAGTTAATAAGTTACAAAAAACTCAGCTAGATAATCAAAAAGAAAGATTAGAACAATCTCTAGAAGAAAGAAGAAAGAAGTTAGAAGCTAGACAAATTGATTTAGAAAAGACTTCTATTAGAGGAACTACTGAACAAGATATTGAAGCTACTAGAAAACTAAAAGAAGAAGAGATTACTTCTACTATTGAATCTCTCAAACAAAGGTCTTCCTTATATAAAGAAGGTAGTAAAGAAAGAATTGCTCTTGAACAAGAGATAGCTAAAGAAACTCTTAAGTTAGATAAACAAGTCTATGAAAATCAAAAGTCTCGATTACAAACTCAAATAGACAATAAGAAGAAAGCTTTTAGAGATACACAACTACAATTAGAGAAGTTAATGGTGCTTGGAACTTCTACTGAAGATTCTAAAAAAGTTCGTGCATCTAAGGAAGAAGAAATTCAAATTACTATTGAAAGTATCAAGAAAGAAATTAAATTAACTAAAGAAGGAAGCACTCAAAGAAAAGATTTAGAACGTTCATTGAGAGAAGAACTCTTGAAGTTAGATAAACAAAGAGTAGCTAATAAAAGAGAATTGATAGATGAAGAAATATCTCTAGAAAAAACTAAGATTACTAAAATTCAGTCTTTATTGGAACGTTCAACTATTGGAGGAACTTTTGAAAAAGATTTAGAGAAGATTCGTGAGTTAAAAGTAAAAGAAACTCAAATAGTAATTCAATCTATACAAAAACAGTTAGCTACTTATAAGTTAGGTAGTAAAGAAAGATTATCTCTAGAAGCTCAGTTAACTCAAGAGATTACTAAATTACAAAAGATTCAGTTTGGTAATAAAGAAGAGAAACTAAAATCTCAGTTGGAAGACGCCAAGAATAAGTTAGATAAGCAAATTGCATTGAAAGAGTCTAGCTTAATTGATGGTGCAACAGAACGAGAACTGAAAATAGTAGAAGAAGCAAAGATAAAAGAAACTCAACTTACTATTGATTCTATCAAGAAACAAATAAATCTCTATAAGGTAGGAAGCAAAGAACGTCTTGCTCTAGAAGCTAATCTACAGAGAGAAATCAATAATCTAAGAAAACAAACTTTAGATAAAGAGAAAAACTTAATTCAGAATGCTCTAGAGTTTAAGAAAACTAAGATTGATATTACGAATATTGACTTAGAAAAGAAACTTCTTAGAGGAGATATTGATAGAGAAAGTTTTGAAGATAAGTTAACTGCTTCATCTCAAAAAGTTAATCTCTTACAACAAGACGCATTTACCAAGCAACTTAAACTATATCAAAAAGGTAGTAAAGAATATTTAGAGATACTTAAAAATCTATCTCAATTACAAGTTGACTATCAAAAATCTGTAGTAGATAAAGCTATTAGAGATATTGATAGAATTACTAAATCTCAGAATAATTCGATAGAAGCACAAAAAATCTCTATTACTAATCAATTAAGTTCTAGTGATTCACTTACTAAAGAACTTCAAGAGCAAATTAAACTTGAAGATTCTAGAAGTTCTGTGATTAAAGCTACCTCAGATTATCAAGTAGGACTATTAGAATTAACTAAAAGATCTACAGGAGATATAGAGAAGAGAGCAAAGATTGACGTACAAATTGCTGAACTAAAACAGAAAGCTCTATTAGAAAGTCAAGAGATTGAGATTAATAGTATAAAGAACAATACGTTAATAAATGAAGCTGCGTTAGAAAGAGAGAAAATTCAAATATCTCTTAATAGATTGGAGTTAGACAGGAATAAAATTCAAACTGAAGCAGAACTAAGAAAAGCTAGATTAAATAAGTTAGATCAAGCCTCTATTAATGCACTTCAGTTACAGTTAGATTCTATTAATAATCAATATGACGCTCTTGGTAGAAGTGAAAACTCAATCTTTACTCAAATTGCTAATCAAGCTGAGATTAGTAGAAATCAGTTAGAAGTGATTAGACAACAACAAGATTTAGCTCAAAAGAATTCTGTGTTAGACGTTGAACAAGCTAAGCAAAACGTTATTATTGCAGGTTACGAAAAGCAGCTATCTCAACTAAAAGCTAAAGGTGATTTAATACAAGCTAATGCAAATAAAGAAAAAGTTATAGGAGATTTATTAACTAAAGCTTATGACACTCAAATTGCTTTACTAAATAGTAGAAAAGAATTGATGGACTCAACTTTAAGTTCTATTGATTCTCTATATAATATTGAACAATCAATGGCAAAGTCTGACTTAACTAAAGATAAATTAGCTAAAGAACAAGCTAAAGATAAATTGAGTTATCTAGAATTCCAACAAAGAGTTGAGAATGAAAGTTTTAATTTAGAAAAAGCTAAGAATCGGATAGTTAGAGAAAGACAGAAAGTTGAGTTAACAATCGCTGAGTTAAATGCTAAACAAGCTCTTGCAATGTCTAAAGCTGAAGAAGCTAGAACTAAGGCCCGTAAAGATGCTACTAATGAAGAGAAGTTAGCAGCTAAATTAGCGGTAGAAGCAGCAGAACAGGGTATTATTGCAGCTAAAGCTAATAGAGATATTAATCTAGAACTTATAAAAATAGAAGAACAATCAGAAAAGAATAAAGAAATAATCAATGCTCGTAATCAAAGGAACCAAAGACTACAAGCTGAACAATCTCTTGCATCTTTAACTTCTAATACTACTGATGATAGAGAAGTGAGAGGAAAAGCACAAAAATATAGAGAACTAGATGAAAGGACTATTAGTAGTACATTAAAGTCTACTTCTAATTTAAACATAGAGAATATACTTAAAGAGTTCACTAATGATATGAAGAACAGAAAACCTATAGAAAATAGTATTAATAAAGTTAATAACACTGATACACCTAAAACTTCTCCTATATCTTCTGTTCTTAGTATTCCTGGTATTAGTAGAGGAAACGTTAACTCTAGAGAAAATAAGAATGACGATAAAGGTAAGAGAGATAATAAGGATAATGTCTTTACTTCTATCACTAACTTAAGTAAATCTATAGATAAAGCAGAAAAGTCTATTACTAAGAAGTTAGGATTAGATACTCAATCACTTATCAAAACATCTAATATAAATAGTAAAACTCTTAATAAACTTATAGAAGTTAGTGTAAAGAGTATAAGTAAGAGTATAACTTCTGCTACTAATAGTATTACTGGTACAACTCTTAAAGATAGTAAAGTAGTAAAACCTCCTAAGCCAAAGAAAGGAGAAATTGTACCTGACTCACTTAGAACTATTAGAGAAGCTGTTACTAACTTCAAATTATCTGTAGATAAATCTAACGTAGAGAAGAAAAAAGAAGCTGATATTAGATATAAAGAAGAACAGAAAGATAATGATAGATTACAAAAATCTATTGAACTTCTAATAGAGAAGATTGAGGAACATATAGAGAAAGGTGGAAATACTACTATTCACTCTCCTATTAATGTAACTGGTGGAGGAGATAAAAATGTAGGTTTAGAATTTAATAAGCAGCTATATAATATATTGGATAAAACTCATAGGAGACAGAAATAATTATGGCAGTATTTCAAGATATAGATAATCCAGTAATTTTAGGACATCATGGTAGAGAAGATGATTTGACTAAATGTTTTCCTTTTCACCGTAAACTCTGCTTCTTAAATGAAAAAAACCTCTTAGCTAATACGGATATAGGGAAAGAAGTTTTATATCAAATAAATGGAAAATCTTATATTTGTTTATACGTAGAATCTAATGCTTATCAAGTAACTATTGAAGGGGAAGCTACTAGAATGGCATCTACTGGTTCCGGTACTTATGTTAAATATTCTCTAATACGAAAGGGATTTACCGCTCAGTTCGATTATATAACTACTGACATCTTAGTATCTCTAGATAAGATTGCTAAAGATGCTATACGAGAAAAGAAGTTTGTAGAAGTAATAGATTACGTAAGACCTGAGACAGAAGATTATGATAAGGGATACACAATTAGAAAAGGATTAATTTATCTTCCACTCGCTTACTCAGGACTTATGAGTGGTCAAAAAGAAGGAATTTATAATGGAAATAATATAACTAAACCTACTACTCGACCAATTATTGCTCCAGAAGGATTCTCTTTAACATTTACTGAAAACTCGTACAGGATGGGGTAATAAGAACTACTTTAACAGGTGAAGCGTACCAACCATATTCGTCGTCTATTAACCGGAATTTACTTTCGCAATTAGAGCAAGTAATAGTTTCTTGTCTATAAAAACCTCTATCTGGGTTACTAGGAGTATATTGATAGTTTAAATCTCTAAACTCCTCTAGTTCCGTATTTTTAGTTTTACACTCTGGACACTCTTCTAAATAATTAAATGTTACGGACTCACACCACTCATTAGCACTATCATGGTTTAATTTAATATCTAAAACATTCTTTGCTACCCATTTATTACTCATTTCTTTTTCTTACTTCTTTTTATTCGAGTGTTCTCACAAGCATCTCTAAATATCTTTAATCCCTTAAGTAATTTAGGAAATACTTCTTCTGCTATCTCTTGATTTTCAAATATAATTTCACTAAACACAGCATCACAATCTTCTATTAAATCGTCTTTCTCATCTCTACTTAGTTTTTTTGGGATGTCTTCGTTTTCTGTCATTGTTAATTATTTCTATCTCGTTTTGTAACTTATCTACTTCTTCTAATATCTGTAAACTTCTTTCTATAGAAACTGGATAAGATATATTAGCAGAATCTAATACTTCATGATAAACTTCTTTTCCATATAAAGTCTGAGATATCTCATCTGGATTAGTATCTTCTTTCATACTTCTAGTCTCCTTCATATATTACATATTCCTTATCTATACTTCTCTTTGTCTTATAGTAATTTAAGAGCTTTTGTAGTTCTTCTATAACTATATCCATTGCTTCAGGATATTCTATATAACAAAATAGTTCACTACATAAAGTCCAAGCTTTATATAACTTCTCACTTCTTTCTTTACTCATCTTCTAAAATATATTTACTAGGTTTTTTACGTCCTTTATATTGAGCTTTTACAGCTAAAGTAATAGAAGTTTTAGGAGGTACAGAATTCCACTCTTCTACTTCCGATAACAAATGATCTACTCCAAATAGTTCAGCTAATCCTGAAGTTTTAAGAAATTTTTGTCTCTCACTATGAGTCATTACTACTTTTGTTCCTGCTAAGCACTCATTAATTTCTTTATTCATGTTTTTTAAACTTCTGTGTATATAAAAGAGTTTTTTGTTTTCTCTCTTCTTTTTCTTCTAGAGATTCATTTTCTATGTGACAATATAAATCTTCTACTCTTTTTATATCTTTAAGAGCATGGAGAACATCTATTAGTGAGTCAGGACATTCTTTAGCTATTTCTTGTAGCAATAACTGACAATCAAATAGGATCTGATGTGGTAAATATTCATCCATTTATTTTTCCTCTATACTATAAATACATACATTCATCATATCTTATATATGTTTCAAATCATAAGTTCTAATACTATATCAAATAATACTTTAGAAATAGAACCTACAAAGATAAATGTTCCTTGCTTCTATCTTACTAATGGTACAATATCTAATAACTTTACACCAATGTTTACTCTTAATTCTGTAGATGAAGAAATACTAGACATAGATACTCTTAACTTCAATACTTCTTCTATACCTTCTCTATATACAATGGTTGAAATAGATATAGATAGTCTTGAACCTCTAGAAGATATCTCTACTCTATATTTAAACGGTAGTAAGTATCAAAATCTCTTAGAGATAGATGAACTAATACTATATAATGAACCAGAAATTATAGAAGAAAGAGAAAGCACTTAAATATTCAGTAATATTAAATAAGTATAATTAGTTTCTTTTCTTCCATATGAAATCTAAACTCCCCCTTAATAATATAGTTAATTTAAATAACGAGCTATCTCTAGAACAAATTAATAAACTTAGTAATAGTCCTGGTACATTTCTTTTTAATCCTATAACTAAGAAAGTTCTTTTATGTTGTAAGGTAAACACTAAGATTACTAATGATCCTCTACCGCTAAAAATATTAGGAGATAAAGAGATATTTATTAGTAACCAGATTGAGCTACCACCTTTTATAGTAAAGCATAAGTTAGTTGGAGGGTTTACTCTTACAAGAAGTTTTGAGAATCATCCTTCTATTGGATTTAATCTTATATGTGATAGAGAAGAAATTGATGATGTAAGAGCAAAGTTTAGAGATAGAGAACAGAAATATATCTTCTATAATATTCCTTTCCGTTTAGTTAATTATTCAGAAAATATAGCTCATAGGTCTATTAATCCATTAGGTAAATACGAAATTAATCTTTCTTTTGAAGGTTGGTACTCAAAGCTAATTAATACTCCACTATTCGTGAAAAAGAGAGGAGATAGCTTAGTTAATAGTAAAAACTTTGAAGCTCCAGAATGTAGAATAGATGGAAATAAAAATACTAATACTGAATTAGCTAACTCTCTTACTAAACCAAATGAATTAGTTATTCCTTTAACTTCTTTTGCTAATAGATTAGGTTTTAATTATTTAGGATATAACTTCTTGTGTAATTATCAGAAACCTATATCTCCTGATTTAACTACTACATTTGCTAGTGAGTTAGATAGTAGAAAGAGAACTAAAGGGTTATATACACTATTCTCTTCAGATGAAGGTGTCAAAACTATTAAATGGGCTAGACCTGCAACTTATAAGATAAAAGAGAATAAAACAATTAGTGATCTTAGCTATTCTGATAATTTAAGTGAGTTGGGTTATAAACCTAGTGAATTAACTTGGAATAAGACAGATGAAGAACCTTTAGATAATGCACAAGAAGATACATTTCAAAATACTATTCCTTCTTGGTTACAACTCAATATAAGAGTTACTGAAACTATTAGTGACCCGGATAACGCAACTACCCCTCCAAATGATGAAGGTCTTATCCGTACAATGGATCTTAATTATGATGCTTCTGGTAAAGTAAAAATTAAGACTTTTACTAAAAGGGAAGGTACAACCGTCATCTGGGAGAAAGTAGAAACTTGGGGATTTATGTACGTCTCCAAAGATATTGTAATAGATAGGAATGGAGAAAAAGTAATTGAAGCGTCTCCTAGTAATTATTGGGGATTAACCGAATCTCAAGAAACTACTCATTTATATGATTCAACTACTGGTTACTATTTAGGAAATAAGATTAATGGATGGAAAATGTGTCGTTTCAAGCAAGAATCTTCAACTGAAACAGCTAAATTAGAAATAGAAAAAGCTGGATTAAGCGACCCATTATCTAAGTTATATGAGTCAGATGAAGTAGTTAGAGGAGAGAAAATATATGAATTAAATCAAATAATGGATTGTTATAGATTTAGAACTGTTCCAATTATTGGTGGTACTCAATATATACTTAGACAATTTAGAGACTACTATCAAGACGCTAATGCTTCTACTCCTAACATTCCCTATCAAGTATGTACTTCCAACGGTCAACTAATAACTAAATATGTAAGAGATCCAACTTGGGTAGAACCAATGTTCATTGGAGAAGAATACACTTATTACTCTTGCTATACTCGCACTGAAGATCCTTCTAATCTAGCTTTAAGAAGAGAGTTTAGAGATTCTCCACCTGAAACTCCAACTGATAATCCTGTATATAACCCCCCATTATCTACGGGTAGAGAAACTGAAATATATAAGAAAGTATTAATACACAGAAGTAAATCTACTATACAAGAAGAAGGATTAGGATTTACGTCTACCGGAAGCTCAGTTAAAGATAATTTTATTGGAGATGATAAGGAAGGTTTAGAAGATAGATATGAAACACATATTACTGAAAGATCAGCTCAAGATAGTAATTTCAGAAATGCTTCTACCATTATCCGAATAGAAGAAAGCTCGGGTAGACCAGGAGAACCAGGAAGAAAACAATTGCCTTTTGTACCTAAAACTGAAGAGAGTATAAGAGATAACTCTGACTTCTATTACCAAATGATAGAAACTAAAAGAGAAGATAAGATTAAACAACCTAAAGATAACTATAAATATCTTTTAGTTACTCAAGGTTATAACGTTAATGACCCAATTCAAGGATCAGTTTCTTACAATACAAAGCACAAATCTGAAGCGTTTTTAGGTGCTTGTACTGATTTAGAAATTGATGATATGAATAGTAATTGTTCTATCTCTTTCACTACTTTATTTAGACCAGAGATTATAGAAGGAAGCAAACTCAATTTTAGTTATTCTTGGGATTCTTGGAAAACTAGAGTGATTAGTAATAGTTCAACTGTAACAATAATAGGAAACGTAGAGTTTGATGATGGTTCAGTACGGATAGAAGTTACTGGTTCTACTACTCTTAGCTTAGGGATAGATAGTAGTTTAGGTAGCTTAACGTCTTTACAGAAAATCAAACTACCCAAAGAAACTGTCCCAACTACTAATACTCAAAATCCTAGTGAGTCTAGCGTATTTAATATGTACACTAGAGGAAAAGAACTTGGAAAAATTACCTATGGCTTTGGAAGTAGATATAGTGGATAGACTAAACTTCTACTATAATGCCATTACAATCATTAGCTTCATAAAACACTCTACCATATTGCTTCATTGCTTTACAAATATTTAATACAATTTCTTCTGCTAATCCCCAATAGTTAACACTCCATATAATTTTAGAGTCACCATACTCACTATAATCAGAATCGCAACCAAAGTGGACACTTAGCATTCTAAACTCATCGTTGACTTTAAAACAGATATAAAAACACTTACTCCTAGGGACGTACTCTAATTCGGGAAGTTTACTTGTACTATCTCGAAAGATATGTTGATCTTTAGCATATTTTCTAACTAACTCAGCTAGAGTATCTTCAATTGTAGTTAATACAGCAAAAACATCTTTATTCTCAGTTAATACAAATCCTGTTGTTGAAATCCCCATCTACTTAACCTCTACTCTACTATTAAAAACTCACTTAATCTCTCCTCATCTACAGACCATTTCATAGGAATAAGTTCAAAAGTTCTAGTTAAAGTATTTAATTCTTTGATAGTCTCTTTTGCTTTTTCTTTAGTACGAAATATTATTGGTTTACCAGATTCCTTATCAGTATATTCTTGTAGTGTTTCATGTACAGGTTTCCCTTCATCAGTCCAGTCTTGATATTCAATAAAGTAAAAAGATAAGTACATAATAATTAATAGCAAAACATAGTAGAAACTTCATCACTCCACTTATTGATTAAATCAACTTTTTCATCCTTAGTATAAAGCACAAAACTATTTGCTAAGTGAAAATTATTAAACATCATTTCAAGATTACTGTAACTTTCAATCCATAGATTAGTAATATATCCATTAGTTTTAGTAACTTTTCTAGGATTTGAATATATATCTAACATATAAGAGACTGACATCCAACCCCAGTCAGGATTACTTTCACTTACAAGACGATCTGTTTTAAAATCTAATCGAAATAGACTTTCACCAATCCAACTTTCAGTGTCCCAAATTGTTCTACCATCTTCTTTATCGTATAGAGATATTCCTTTATCTTTGAAACCATTACGAATTCTATCAGCTTCTAAATAGTTCTTATTTTTTCTGGCGTCTTTTCGCTGTTCAATAAGCGACTCGATCTCTTCTTTAGTTAAGATAGATTCAATTATCTTAGATTCATATCTAAATGGTAGAAGAAATCTAATCTTTTTATTGTCTCTAGTTAATTCAATCATTATAGTAATCCATTAGCTTTCATTAATAACCTCATGAGATATTGAGCTTTTCTATCAGTAATACCAGCTCGATTAAGTCCTGCTGTTACTTCTGTAGGTGCGCCAAGAAATGTATCATAGATGTCTTTTCCATCAGTAGCAAAATCTTTAGCCTTCTTAGTAATGTCTTGAATCTCAGGTTCCATTACTTTATTTATTCGTTTAGCTAACTCTCTTCTAGATAAAGTTCTATAATCTACTCCTTCTCCTTTAGTCATTAATTCATCGAAATTATCGTGAACTCTTTTAAGTCTTTCACTATAACTCTTAGGATTATTAGGTTTAAAATTACCAGACCTAACTTCATCTAGCAATCTCTTTATAATTTTAGGTTTAACTACACGAGCATAGATAGCAGATTCAGTACCTTTAGCTAATCCCCTGCCAGTAGCTTTAATCGCTCCTCTCCTACCTGATATTGCTTGAAGTGCTTTTTCCCATTCCTCAGCTTTTACTTCAATGCCAAGTTTCTCTGCTTCAGGGTCTTTAGCTAATTTATTTATTCGTGCAATAGCTAATCCCATCGGACTTTTACGTTCGGCTATTGAAGAAATAGCTAAGTCTTTAATCTTATCTTTTTCACTTACTACTTCTTTTACTTTATCGATACCAGTTATTTTTCTCCTAGATGCGTTAGGTACAATGTCATCTAGTAAAATATCACTTTCTCTTTTGAGTCGAGTTTTAACTTTACGAACTGCTTTATCTACTGGTTTATTTAATACAGCTTCAAAAGATGTTTTTTCTGGAGGTCTACCTAAACCACTTCTGCGAGTAGGATTTCTTAAAGCTTTCTCAATTTGAAGATTAACTTTCATCCCTAATGGGAGAGGCTCATATATATTCTTGTAATCACGTAAACCTTGTTGAGCTGGTGTTGTCTCTATTACTGGAATATTTACTCCTGCTTTAGAATTCGACTTAGGATTTTTAACTACGTCTTCTAATAAATAGTTATCTTGTGGTCTTTTTATTGTTTTTTTTTAGCAGGTGCAAGCAATTTGATTATTTTCTCTTCAGCTTTAGGTACTACCATATCTGGATTATTTATCTTAGTCTTAATAGGAGTAGTCCAGGGATCAGGAATATTATCTTTTCTACGAATTCTGTTTTGAGTTACTGGTTTTTTTACTGTCATCTTAGAACCTCTCACTCCTGATTTACTAGGAATTGGAGTAGTCCAAGGATCTGGTAAAGGGTCAAAATTTTTCTTTATTTCTGTTGGTTTTTCAACTACTTTAGAAACTTCTGCTACAGGTTTAGTGTTTTCTACTACCACATCTTTAGGTTTTGTCGAAGTTGGAGTAGAAGCGGTTTTAGATTTTGGTGCAGAAGGAACTTTAAATTTTTCTAATGCTTCCTTATTAAAAGGATTTCCATCTCCAGGGCGAGGTGTAAGGTTTAGATTATCTACATCATCTACCTTAACCACCATACTCTTCTTTTTCTTAATTACCGATTTAAGATTAATACCTTTCTTCTTTAAGAGTATTGCCGCTCCTAAACCAATGACCGCAGTAGTCCCTAACCCAATACCTATATTCCTATTTCGATCTTCATTTTTTTTCCTAAAGAAATCTTTAATTACAGTGACTTGAAATCCTTTTTTACCTTTAACTAATCTGTTGTGTCCTTTTACCTTATCTTTATTAAACATATTGAGATATTATAGATATACATACCTATAATAGCAATAAATGAAAGAAGAAGATTTAATTAAGAAACTCTTAGAGATATTAAAAAAAGAACCAATAACTATAAAAGGTAACGTTCTCTCTATAGGTAATCAAAAAATAAAAATATCTAATAGAGGAAACAGTATTACTAACATAAGACCTATACAAATTCGTTAAATCAATGGCCGTTACTTACGCAAATAGCAGAATTATTTTACCTAGTAGTTGTTGGAATGTTACTTCTTCTACTGGAGGTCAATTATCATCTCAAAATTTATACTTCTCATTACAAGCAGAAAATAGAGTAGGTAGAAATTTATTACTTATCTCTTCTTTAATTTCTATACCTACATCGGGAAAAGTTACTTTCACTATTAATTCACAAGCTAAACTACCTACTGAAGAAATATTTAATTATGTAATTGGTGCTTCTACCACTTCTAATCCAACTACTTTTAGTCAGTTATTCAAAATCCCAATTGATTCATCTACTATATTTCCAATCACTTTAACTATTAGTAGAGATATTTTTCTTAAGAGAGGTTATATAACTTCTGACGATATTTCTAGTATCCCTTCTAGTGATTTACTTCATGGAATGCTAATTGGATATAACGGAACAGGTTTAATTTATGAGTATGACTCTTTAGATTCTACTACTCCAATAGATAATGAACTAACACTTTTAGCTGGGTCTAATAAGCGATTTAAAGCTAGAGGAACCTTTTCAACTTATATATCTTCGGTTTATGATGTTGATGGCTCTAGACTCGATTTAAGAGAAGAAAATGATATTAGACCAATACTAAGAGATTATAATCCTAATGGTAGTGATTCTTCTTCTATTCGGTTATGGATAGATAATCCTAGTGGTTCTGTAGCGGTTGGTACTAGAATTACTTTAATAGTAAAATTAAATGAAAATATAAAGACTAACCTATTCGATAAGAAGATCCGTTACGTATTTGAAGGAATAGTAGATTTAAATACTTGTGTTCTTAGAACTACTAAGAGGGATGGAATTACACCTTTCGAGAAATTAGGAATCCCTTTAGTTTTTAATACTAACTCTCCAAACTTTGCATTAGAAGAAGATTTACTTATAGGAGAAGCTTTATCTTTTAGTTTCTACTTAAACTTTTTAGGAGCTGAAATAAACGATTTCATACCAGAGAAATCTATAATATCTATTTACCCTTCTTTCGTTTCTAATGTTGGAAATTATGTTGCAGGTTCAGAAGTTATAGGAGATTGTATATTTGCAGAAGAAGGTAGACGAAGAATATTACCTTCTACTACTATTAGCGGATTAGAAGTTCTTTCTGGTAGTGGATTGATTAAGAACTATACATTTCCTTTATTACCTAAAACTACTATCTTAGGATTGATATCTAATCTAGATAATCAAAAAGTTTTTATTAGTAACTTAGGAAGCTGTTATCTTGCTCCTACTAACGTACCTAATAATTCAGCTATAAGAGCCTTTGTATCTACTTTAAGTGGACAGACGAGTTCTAGTGCTTGGAGTAGCTATATCTCTATTACTCAAAATAGTAATTTTACTCTTAAACTTACTTTACCTACTTCTATTAGATCTACTTATCCAGATGTAATTGCTAATACTACTTCTACTTTCTCTATAGCTAAATTTGTCATTTATGTACAAAGACAATCTAACTCTGAAATACGTAAATTTGAAATTAACTATACTACAAATCTATCTACTATCACTTTATCTGATTGGAATGCTGGTACTATAGTTTCTTCTATACCAACTAATAGTAATAGTAGTTTCAATCTATACAACTTACCTTACTTCATAGTAGAGAACGGATTGGGAAGTGGATTTGTTATAGGTAATTATAGATTCTGTATTGCTTATTCATATGATGGAAATCAAGTAACATCAATAATACATGACGTAGCTAAAGGATGTATAGTAGAATTAGATATGCCACTTTCACAAGCTCTAAACAATATGAAATATTTAGGAGAACCTTTATTTAAGGAGCAATTAGTTTCACTAGATACTACTTATATCCCAGATGGACATAGAAGATCTCTTAAAGGAACTGATAGTAGTTACTTAGATTTAGTGTTCTATAAATATCAGACAGGTGCAGGTAATAATATAACTAGCTTTAAACCAGGTACTTTACCTTCTAGTTCTCCGGGTATTTGGAAAGAAAAAGAGTCAGGACTTAACTTAGACCAAGTAAGTGCTTATGTGTATTCTACTATATTTCCTAATTTATCTACTCTCAATGATTTAATTAGATCAGTAGATGATAGCATGATTCCTTTGATACTAGCTTTAGGTGGTGGAGAAAGTTCTAGTAACGGTACTACTACATCTAGTTCTCCTACTTCATCTTCTCAATTACCTGTAGTGGTAAATGGGTCGTCTATTACTCCTAATCTAACTGAAGGAAACACTTATTTATTTAATAGTACGGGAACTCTTAGTCAAATAAACAATCCTTTGAATATAGTCGATGGTCAGAGGTTTGATATACAAGTAAACAATACAGGAACTTATAATTTTAGTAATCAATATCAGTTACCAGAAAGCTATACTTCTGTGTTTTTAGATTCTAGAAGTACAATAAGAGCAGTAGACCGTGGTACATTAGTAGATATTATGATTTTTAGCGTGTGGTAATCAATATGCAAATAGAACAATCTACTTATCAACAGACTCTAATAGAACACTATTACCAGCTTTGTGGGAAACAGTTAAACGATATTATATCTTTACAAGCTCAAGTGGACTTATTGATAAAAGAAATAGAGATAAGAGATAAGAAAATAGCCGAATTAGAGGTATTAGATGTCAACACGAATACTGATACTTAAAGATGGAGTTATTAAACCGGGTACTTCTTCTGATATATCTCTAGTAGATTTAACAAGCAATCAGACTATAGGAGGTAATAAAACTTTTACAGGCACTATATCGGGGATAACACCTTTGATGGTAGGACTTGGAAATGTAAATAATACTTCTGACATTAATAAACCTGTTTCTACAGCTACTCAATCAGCTCTTAACCTAAAAGCTAATTTAAGCTCTCCCAACTTTACTGATATACCAACTGTTCCTACAGCGAGTAACGGAACGAATACTACTCAGATAGCAAATACAGCTTTTGTATCTACTGCTATTGCCAATCTAGTAGCTTCTTCTCCTTCTACTCTAGATACTTTAAACGAGCTAGCTACTGCATTAGGTAACGACCCTAATTTTGCTACTACTATTAGTACGTTATTAGGGTTAAAAGCAAATATAGCATCTCCTACTTTTACTGGGAATGTTGGTTTTAGTGGAACTTTAAGTTTACCTACTACTACAGGTACTACAATTGGAACTATTTGGCGTAACGGAAGCAATCTAGAATTTAAAGATACTTCTAACGTTACTCAGATAATTTTAAATAGTGCAGGTAACTTAAGCAACTTATCAGATAAACAACTATCTCTCAATAACTTAGTAGGAGCAGTTACATCAGGTAGTTATTTACGAGGTAATGGTACTAATGTTGTACTATCTGCTATTCAAGCTAGTGATGTTCCTACTTTAAATCAAAATACTACGGGAACTGCTAGTAACATTACAGGTATTACTACTATAGCTAATGGTGGAACAGGAAGTAATACTAAGAATTTTGTAGATTTAACTACTAATCAAACTATTGCAGGGATAAAAACCTTTAGTGATACTACGGAATCTACTAGCACAACTACAGGAAGTAATATTTACCTAGGAGGAGTGGCAATAACTAAAAACTTAGCAGTTGGAGGCAGAATAATACAATCTATTAACTATACTTTTAAAGGTGCTGCATCTGTATTACAAGCTATTCCAAATGCTGTTTTTACTAAAGTCACGTTAAATTCTGAGATAAATGATACTAACAATCAGTACAACCCAACTTTATCTAGATTGACGGCTGTTACTTCTGAGGTATGGCAACTGAGTTTGTATATTACTTTGAGACTAACAGCATCTACTAGAATATTACTATCGGTCTTTAAAAACGGAACTGAGGTAGGAGGAATCTCTAGAATATTAGACACTGTTGCAAACACAGGAGACTTTGGTATTAATCTCTATATACCTGAATTTTCTTTAGTAGTTAACGACTATTTAGAAGTTTACTGTTATGCTACTCCTAGTATAAATGTTTTTGGAGATTCTAGTTTGAATACTGTCTTTTGGAGCGGAAAGCGAATTAATTAATTATGCCTATCATTATCACTGATTCAGATAATATCTCTACTATTAATACTGCTTCTAGATTACAAATTAATTTAGAGGTTGCTAACGAAATAGTAGAAGATATGGAAATAGAAGTCTTTTTTACTGTAGAAACCCAACTATCAAACGGCAGACCTATCGGACAACCTTATTGGGATTCCGAACCTTTAAAACTTAACTGTAGAGGAAATCCTAAGCTTACGGAAGCAATGAGAGTTATTCAAGAAGCTATTGGTTATTATAGATATTTACAGCTTACAACTCCCAAAGAAGTAAGTATTACTCCTAAAAAACCTATACCTGAATAACTATGCCAACAACTCTTCCACTAACAGAAACTATAAATCTTAATGTAGCCCCAACTACTCTATTTCAAGCTTCCACCTCGACTACTTATTTTATTGCTAAAGTATCTCTAAAAAATGAAAAATCTGAAGCTGCTAAAGTAACCGTCAGACTAAATAATTTAGAGATTGTCAAAGATTTGATTTTACCTATATTCAATCAAGAGCCATTAGAAATTAACTCTCTCTCGAAATTAATACTTAGAGGAACTGACAAATTAGAAATTACTGTCATACCTAACAGTTCAACTGGAGCTAGTGGAGGTACAGTAGGGGGGTTTCCTTGGTATACCAACGTAGAATCAAATGCAGCTACAATAATAATGACTTATGTTAAACAAACTAATTAATAAATAAAAATTATGCCATCTTATCAAGTTACTCCTGGTTCTGGTCTACGTATTGCTTGCGAAACATATTTAGAAGGTTCTGATACTGTTAATATCCCTATTATCACTAATAAAACAATTTCAGTTTCCAGTACAAATACAGGTGTTACAGCTACAGCTTATGCAGCAAACCAATTAATAGGAACTTCTGCATTTACGTTCTCTAATATCTCTCTAAAAGCTGGATTGGGAGGAGTAATACAAAATGCTTCTTTATTTTGTGATGTACCTTCTACTGGTCAGTATTTATTAAGGCTGTTCGATAAACCTATTACTACTGCTTTCACTGATAAACTTCTTTATTCTTCTTATGCTCTAACAGACCTTGAAGCTCAAAACTTTATAGGAGATATTGAATTTTCTTTCGGTTTAGCTAGCTCCCTCAACACTCTTTATGGTGTCAACGGAGTATCAATGGCTTTTACTACAGATTCTGCTGGTTCTCCTCATATTTACGGACTTCTACTAGCTAGAAATGCGCATACTATGACGGGAGTTAGTACCTCAGGTCTTCGAGTTACTTTAGAAGCATTGCTATAAAATGAAAAGTCAGAATATAGCTAAGATAAATCCAATAATAGATATTACTTCTCCTGTACTTCTTCAATGTAAGAGTGGAGAATGCGGTAGTTGTCCTAACAATACTGGTAAAATGCTTTGGATACTAGGAGAGATAAGCAACATTGCTTTTAACTTTAGATATAATTTCTTTGACAAAAGTGCAGAAAGTACAAGTAGTATTAGATATAACTTAGCTACTGGAACTATAAATGGTTCTAGCGTTAGTTACTCTAATAGACCGGATAAAGCTTGGGCAATAGCTAATACAACGATAACTTCTAGTCCAAATCTTACCCCATCTTCTATGTCTGGGTATTCTACTTTATCTCATTCCTTTGCTGTTCCTAGCAGTGGAGGATGGTTATTCTTCAGACAACCTAATCCAGCTATTAGTAACATTCATGACGCTTTATGTTTTGAATATAACCATGAAAGACGATTGATTACTTTTCGTTCGTTTTAACTACCATGTAAACTGTCCCAAATATCTACTTTTCTTTGTAGATTTAATAGGAGCTGAGTAGAAACTCCTAATCTAAGGTCAACCTCTACAGCTAAAAGATAAGTTATAGGTCTTGTACCTAGTAATACCTCTCTAAGTTTTAGGTTACTTTTACTAACCTCATTTATACTAATTCCTCTATCTTCTAGAATATCTACTAAAATAGAACCAGGATGTAGAGGTTTTACTTTTCTCTGCATTATGTTAGTTACAAAATTCACACACATAAATAATTTCCTATGAATGACGACTTAATAGTTCAAAAGATTCTTAAGCTATTAGAGAACAACGCTGCTTTTATTGGTTATGCCCTTAACGGTGGAATTGGAACTAAGATAAACGTCAGAAATACTGAGACAGGAAAAACTATTCAAGCTCTTAGTATTAATGTAGATTCTAGCGGGGAAGTTTTAGTTGTTAAAGATTCCGATGACGGTCAGTATAAAGCAGTTACATTCAAAGCAGCAGAACAAGTAACTGAAAGAATCATTCAGGTAAGAAAGACTAAGCCTGTGGATGACAAAAAAGTTATTGAATATACAGATTCAGATATTGAAGTGTTTTATCTCTTTATCAAATTAATAGATACTGGTAGTCCTGTTTCTACTCAACTAACTTCTACTTGGATTAGAAAAGGTAGCTCATGTACTCAATTTGTTGGAGCGTATGAGAGATGTAATTATGCTGCTAGAGATACTATTGAAGGAACTTCTTATATGGGTTTGCCTTATAAACCTTACTCAAGTTTAAATGATTGTCTTAACGACGATTTAGGCAGAGATGCTAAAACTCCTCATGGGACAGGGGATGAGCAAGGTTTAGGAGCAGGATTTAAAATATACTCTACTAGAATGACTTCGGATGCAGAACAAGCATTACAAGCTGCTTTAATCTCTCATGACAATTACTACGGAACTAATTTTAGAAAACTATTTGGTTATGGAAGTATTTTAGAATGTTCTGGAGGAATGTTTGTTGTAGGATGGGAATCTGGATATGCAAGCCCAACACCAGAACAACAAGCTTTAGGTCAGTCAGGTACCTATTTTACTCGCTGCGAATTTAGTTATTTGCCTGGATACACAAATGATTGTACTATTGCACAACAAAATGCTAGATATTGCGATACAAGAGGGTTTATTAATAGTAAAGCTCCTCTTTTTGGTCAAGAAGAACCTGGACAACCTAGTTTAAATCAAGTTGACAATACTTGGGGACATCAATATGGTTGGGTAGATTTGTCTTACGACTTTATGTATAAGAGACACTTTATACCTTCCTATGTTAATGGAGCTGCTGCACAAGGTAGCTTTTTAATCTTAGAAGTAAATGATGACCAAACACCTACTATTCCAGAAGGTTATTTCCCTTGGACTCCTGGTTGTCCTAGTAACTTAGGAGAAGGAGGCCCATATAATGGAAGTGGAGGTAACAGGTTTCCAGATGGCCCACCAAAACTAAAAAAAAGAGATATGAAACTCTCTACTCATAAAGCTGAAATTTGGTTGGGAAGCAGTAAAAAAGAAGAAGCAATTAAACTATATGAGTTAGGTGCAAGTGACTTATTTTCTGGGATGTACAACGCCTTTATTTTAGCAGCTAACGAAACTCAAGTAGATATAGAAAATAGACTAAGAAGAAACTTTGCAATTAGTGAAGAAGACCAAGCAAAACATATTAAATTTTATGAAAACTGCAATAAAAACATTATTGATTTAAGAATTGACCCTAGAGTTTGGGTTTACATTTTAAATAACGTTCCTCTAAGTAACTATGTTACTCCTAGTATAGACGGAATTTTTACAGACCCTAGAAACCGTTCTTTACAACAAATCGTAGATAACTTATATAACAGAACTATTAATTTAACAGTAGTAGATAATAAAACACAAGTTGTACATTTAAAACTAGGACTAGAACCAAAAAGTGTTCTTAGTAATACTGATTGTAAAGGAACAAAGTCAGGTAATCTCCCTATAAGTGCTAACGATTTAACACCTAATCAAAGTTGGGAATATAGGAAATACGTAACTATAAAAATAAAAAACTGGCAAATAGAATCTACTTCTAACACTTTAGATACTACTTTAATCCCAAATACAACGTGGAATAAACAGTATATAGAAAGGAAATTTTTTACTTCTTTTGGGAGCCTTATTTACAATGCTAGTGGAGGAGTTGGTACTGGTAATAGCGAGAGAGATGTTGCAAATAATATATTGCTTAGACCTAATAACGATATTTCTTTTATAGGCTTAACTTCTGGAAACAACTATGAACAATACAATTACAGTCAAGCTAATAATCCTACAAGTAGTAGCGTTTTTACCCCTATGATTTTCTTTGTTAATAGCAGCACTTTTTTAGCTAAAAATACTTCATCTGGGGATAGTCAACGACGAGTTTTACTATCTACTTCTAGTTGGTGGGCTTTATGGGACAGAAGTATCTTAGACTCTACTAAAAAGAGATTAAGTTCTGTAGTAGGGTATGAGAGAAATATTTATCAAATACTTACAAGTTATGGGTTAGACCCTAATTTAAACTACACAAGTATTAGTAATAACAGTCATATTAGTAATAGAACTTACTTTGATTATGTTCTTAACAGACCTAAACTATTAGTACCTTCTAATATTAAAAGTGTAAGAAATAAGCTAGTACCAGTAACTAATGATAATAGCTTTACAGCTTTATCTACTAGAAAAAATACTCTTAATGCTTACGGATTAAATTTCTACTATACTTATCATCTTACTTCTTGGTCACAGTATCGTTTAAGTGGTAGATTAGATAATATTACGGTTCCTAACTTAGGTGTACTGTCTCCTTTTTATGGAAATTCTAATTTAAATACTCACAATACGAGAGAAAGTGTTTTGGCTATAAATACTGATTCTGGTAGTTATGTGTCCACTCGACGATTAGATACTAATCAATGGTTTAATAATTTTTGGGCGCAATTAATATTTGACGGTTCTATTAAAGTAGATGTGGATTCTTATAAAAATGTAGAATTTAATCCTCCTACTAATCCAACACGATATATTAAATACGCTACTAATCAACTTAATTCTAATAATGAGTATAGCTTTGTCTTAGATAAAGTACAAAATTTAGAAACCGTCCTTACTCCCGGAGTTCTAGATATTACTAAACAAGTTCCTATTAAAAAGCCCACTAATGTAGAGCTAGACCCTAATATGTCTTTCCTAGTGTATTTATTTCCATTCGTTTCTGTGACTAAGAAAAAGAAGGAGATATAATTAAAAAGCGAATAAAGAGGCTCGAACTCTTGACTTCTAGTTGGAAGCTAGAAATATTACCACTATACTATATTCGCATTAGCGCACAGAGCTAAGATTCGCACTTAGGATTCTAGTTTTGGAGACTAGCGTGTTCCTACTACACTATTCTGGCGGATAAACTAAACCTAGCACAAGCTAATCAGTATTGTCAACTTTAATACTAATATTAGTTATTGCAAACTCTATAGACTTATAAAAAGACTTATAAAACTCTATTTCTTCTTTTAGTCTATTAGGAATATCATCTATAGTTTCTACATCAAAAATATGCTCAACACCTCCACTATTACCAGATAAACCAATAGTAGGAGCTTTAGCCTTGATAGTAGTTAAGTAGTTCATTTAGTTATCTCTTTAATTGGCTATGAATCTTTTCGTCTTCTCTTATAGTAGATAATATTTTAATATCTAACTTATATAGAGAATTTTTAGTGATATAGCTTAGAAACTTAACTAGATACAAAAGAAGTGAGTAATATGAATAAGCTATCTTCTCTCCATTTTGTACAAATCTTAGTAAATCTCTTGTAGAATAGCTAGATGCAGTTTTTCCTCTAAAGATTATGTAAAATAATGGATTTCTTATAGATAACTTATTATTTACTTTCTTTTTCTCATTTTTATATTGTATAGACTCTACTAGATATTTAGAGGGTATAATTTCCTCTCGTTTATCTAATAGAGAATACAACATCTTAGAGTGTTTCTTTTCTTCTATAGATAACTGATTAAAGAAGTTAGAATACTCATCATTTCTACTAGATATCTTTTTATAGAAGTTAGATAGTGCATATTCATAATTAGCTAGTTTTCGATATATAAGACTTAACAAAACTTTTAAACTTATTAAAGATTACTCTCATTATAAATTTAAAGTCTAAATCTTGTATATTATCTAAACTAAAATTCTTAAAAGAAAGATAGTAACAGAATAATCTAGTAAAACTCCTCTTGTATTCTTCTCTATCTACCACATATCTCTGAAGTATCTTTTTACCTATAGATACTAAATCTCTTTTATTACTGGAGAGTGAATCGTTTAGTCTTCTATAAGTTACTATATAGTCTTTCGTACATTTGAAAGTTGCTACTTGAGACAGTTGAATAAGAAAATCCCAATCTTCACATACATTATAAGCTGTACAAAATTCTATATCATTCTCTCTAATTACTTCTGTTTTAATGAAGAGATTAGAACCACATCCTAAGAAGTTATATTGAATAGCATCTTTAAAGACATCTCCATTACAAATTTTAGCTTTACTTTTAGTTACTATATCTCCTCTCTTATCTAGAACTCTACTATAAACACAATCTACATAAGGATATCTCTTAAATGTCTCAACGGATTTCTCTACTAATTGAGAATCCCAAGTATCATCTGCATCACAAAATGAGATAATGTCTGTACATAAAGCTAATCCTTTATTTCGTATAAAAGAAACACCTTGATTACATTCATATTTAAGTAAAGAAAACCTATCTCTTATATCTTCACTTAAACAACCTATAAATCTCTGGGATATCTCATAACTTCTATCTGTACTAGCATCATCTATAATTACTACTCTAATATTTTTATATGTTTGATTAGCTATAGAAGATAATGTTTCTTCTATATAATCTTCCTTATTATAAAGAGGTACTACTACATAAACTTCAGGTATATAATCTTTTAAAGAACTATTTTTGACAACACCTTTATTTAGATAAAATTGATAATCTAACTTCTTTTTATTAACTACTAAATCATATATAGTTTCTTTAGTTATTGGATGCTCAAAGCAGTTCTTTATATAATCAAATCTTTCTCTATATCTTTTACTAAAGCCCTCTTCAATTTGTTTAGATATATTCTTATCTCTATTAGATTCGACTTCTTCTGTAGTTTTTAATATATTCTCGTGATGTTGTTCATTACCTATATTAGGAATTACTTTTAATGTGTTTTCTATCCTACCATTTATAAGATATTGAATGTCTGCTTCAATATACAGTGAGTTTAATAAAGATTCTAGAGTTTTATATGGATTCTCAGTTAGTTCTCTATAAGTAATACAAAAACTATAAGGAATGATAGTCGTATCATTGTACCAACTTACTTTTACTGAGTTCTCTAGTATATCTTTGCCATATACATATTTCTTAACTATAGAAGTATTAGGTTCATTTCTCTTAGAGATTAAATGTATATATATTTCTACTAGAGATTCTTCGTACTTTTCACAAGCTCCTAGTAAATCCATTTCTCCAAATAGCTCTAAATTATCTTTACTAGCTTTTAATATAGATAATACAGTAGGTATAGGAGGTCTTACGATGTATATAACATAAATATCTCTCTTACATAATTTTCTCAGTTTATCAATATCTTCTAGATAAAGAGCGTGGCAAGGTGTCTTCTCTATAAGTATTCCCTCATTAAAAGAATCTAAATAAGTTGCTAACTCTTCTAATGTCTTTACTCTATTACTAAGAAGTTTACTCTCATATAAAATCTTAGTATTAGGTAATCCACACAAATAAGAAAGTAATAATGTACTTCCTGATCTACCCGCACCTACTATAAATATCAGTTTTTTGTTACTCATCTTAGAGAAAATCCTTATAATCTACTTTAAAATACTTACCTAAAACTTTAGCAATAGATCTATCTATCTCACGAATTTCATGTAAAATATCTCTAGTTAAACTATCACTTCCAATCACAGAAACTAAGTCTTCAAAAGTTAGCTCTAAATTTTCCATTAAAGCTTTTAAAAATTCTAAGGGTTCTAACTGTGGCAAAGGATAATGTTCATCTTCATACTCTTCGATTAAAAGAGATAAAAGATGTCCTACCATTTCATCTTCTTGAGTACGATTATCTCCAAATAGTAAAGATTCTACTAACTCTAAGTATTTGTCGTATTGTTCTTCAGATTCGATTTTCTTAGGAACAATCTCAGATAATTGAATGTATCTCTCTTGATAGAACATAAAATTACTTCTTCCTAATAATCTTTGGATCTTCTGATTCTTCGTATCTACTAAATCCTAAGAAGTCACCTGAATCATGACTGAGATAAGGGTCAATCCAATTTACAAAGTTCTTTATCTCATTAGAATAGTTCTTTAAATTACAACGAATACATAGAAAATACTGTTCTGCTATATCATCAAATCTTAGAGTAGAAATAGTATCAGCAGCAAAATAGTAACTATCACAAGTTAACATATATTGCCATCTCTCACTCTGACTAAATAAAGGATGTGAAGAAAGTGATATATTTACCTCCTCTATCTCGTGATAAATCATGTACTTTAGAATATCGATTATTCTCTTAGGAGTATCTTTACGTAACCTAGCATTAAAATGAAACTCAGTGTACATTCCCATAGTCTTAGTTCTCCAATATATAAACAGTTAAGTTCTCTAATACATCTGTGAAATTACCAGAAAATAACACTTTATCTTTTTTCTTAATATCATAAGTATGTAAATTAGGAGAAAGCACTACTTTTGCATTTATCTTATTTGCTAGTATTTCTAAAGTTTCTTTTGGATATTCACTTCCCCAAGTAACATAATCTACTAGAAACCTAATTACTTCACGTTTAGATTTTTTCATAAATAGTAATATGTTAAACTTTTTAATAGATATAAATAATTATTAATACTAATGAATCCAAATTTTCAAGAAGCTTTATATACAACTAATCATTCATCTAAAATCTCTAGACTTTCTCAAAATGTAGTACAAGAAATTAGTAGAGACGACCCTACTTCTCTTACTGAATATCTTAAAATGTTACATTCCGATCCTGTAGTAAAAGCTTGTGTAGATATCAAATGTCTACGAGCTTCTAATACTTTCGGAATTTATCAGCATACTAAATCTGAAATTACAGACTTTATGCAAGGAATGTTTGCTAATATGCGAGATACATTGAAGAAAAATGTAGGTGAGTTAGCAATATGTACTGCATTAGGCTTCTCTGTTGCTGAAATCAACTTTAAAATAGATAAGTCATATCTTGTATTAGATAGTATTTATGCGCTTAATTTAGAAAGAGTAAAGTTTAAAGGTAGTAGAGGTTATATTGAGTACGTAATTTACTCAGATAATAAAAACACTAATATAGAAATTCCATATAAAAAAGTCATTCATATAACCAATTCATCTTCTACTACTTTTAATGACCCATTTGGAAGTGCAGAATGTAAAAGAGCTTATAAATATTCTCAAGCAAAGATGGCAATTTTATCTGATATGGTACTTTCAGGTAGAAATTTAGCAACTGGAATCTTAGTAGGTAAGGTGGATAGTAATATTAGCACTGTAATGATGGATATGTATGGTAATCCATTGATCGGAGCTAACGGTCAACCTGTTAAGAAAGGCGCTCATCAAGCATTATTCGAGAAGTTAATTGCTTTAGAGAATCATTCAGTATTAGTGACAGATAAAGCTAATGATATTATGCCTATCTCAGTACCAGATGGAAGTCAATTTTGGAACAATGCACTTCAACAATTAGATAAATATATAATGAGGAGCTTTGGTGTACCTACATTAGTATTTGAGGAAGGTTCAGGTGCTTTAGGAGTAGCTACCTTATCTGTTAAACAATCAACTCTTTTAGACGCAACAGTAGAAGTCATTGTAAATCAAATCCAAGACCAGATTATAGAGAAAGTCTGTAAACCCATTATCTTATGGAACTTTGGCAAACAAAAAGATTATGGTAAGTTCGCTATTGATTCTAGTTCTGACCCTGGAGTTGAAATGCAACAACTTCAAAATATATTCACTGCTATATCAATGGGTATATTTAGTGCAGATGACCCTGTAGTAAGCAATAGAATTAGAGGGGTACTTAATCTTCCAATTCAAACAGAGAAAGAGATTGAAGAAGCTAAAGCTCTAAAACAAATAGAACAACAAAGCCAAATGCAGCAACAACCTCCAATGTAATTAATTTAATAGCTCTATAACTGTGCCTTGGTAATACAGATTAAAATCCTCCTGATAGTCTCCGTTCTCTTGGCAATCTTCTCCTACATAAACTTTCCAATTACCATTAAGGTCTATAACACATCTCTACTAAAACTAAAGTTATTCTCTATAAAATCTTCTATAACAGCACTCAAATATGCTATAGAAGTATCTGTTTTTGTTTCAAGAATACTTTTAAAATCAGGACTAATGAATACTCCTCTCATTTTCTTTCTCCAGTAATTCTTCTAACCAAGACTTAAATTCTTCTTTACTAAGTTCATCAAAAAACTCTCTAACATCTTTAAATTCTCTAAGCTCAGATTTAGGTGTATTGTGAAATTCTTCTATAATTTCTCTCAAATGAGCTTGAAATTTAAAGTCATTATTTTCAACTTCATTTAACTTCTCATCAATTTCTTGTTCATTGTTTAAATCTTGTACTCCAATACTTAAGAGATAATTCTTCCACTTCTCTTCTTCTACTTGTTCTTTATAGAGTTTAGCTTTTACTATTCTCTCCGCCATTTCTCTATTTCTTAGCTGATCAGCTTCTTCTCCACAAATAGAAGAGAGTCCAGAAGGTATATGAGTTACTTGTGCGTAATACTCAACTCTAGCTGTTTTCTGGTCTTTACCTTCTTGAGTATCTATAAACTTACATTTAAGTTCTTTTGGGTCTATATAGAAATCATCAGGTTCTTCGTATATAAGATTTTCATACTCTTGACTTTTCTCCAAAATAAGTTTGTAGATGTTAGAATCTTTACTTATTAAATAGATTATCTCTACTCCATTATCAGTAATTAGCTCTTGTACTGGTCTAAAATTATAGTCTGTTGAAAGATTAGGATTTTTACTACTGAAACATTCTACAAATATAGTTTCTATCATTTTTTCTATTAGATATATTTAGCCCAACGATTTCTTTCTTCATCTATAAACCAATCAAGTTCATCTAGCAAAACTACATCTTCGAGAGATACAGCTATTGAATTCTTATTATACCCAAAATATAATTTATCTTCTACTATATCTATTAAACATCTAGGTTCATAACTTAAAAGAATTCTCATACCTTCTAATACTTGAAAGGTAGAATTCATTTTTACATCTTCTATAATTACTTGTGTCATTTAATAATTTATATTAGATAAATACCAGCCATACTCATATTTCCAAGAGAAAGTAGTAATAGAATTTTCTACCTTACTAAACTCCCATCCCCATTCTTTCAAATTTTTTACATCTTGTTCACTTATCTCTTTATCATCTGTATATAGAAGATAATATTGAGTTACACTTTCACAATATAAATGAAGGTTTGGATAATATCTTAGTAGAATTGAGAACCCTCTTAGTAAACATTCAGTATCAAAGTTTTGAGGTTGAGGTATTTGAATCATTTATCTAACTCCTATAAAAATGTCCTACTCACGAATCGAACGTGAATACTACCTCATATAAGAGGCTGCTCTGACCCAAAGGACTGTGTTTATCAGATCTTCCGTTGAGCTAGTAGGACTTACAAACTAATTAGTCTTTTGTATCCTCACTATTTTATTCTTTTTCTCTTCCTCTTTACGTTTTTCGTAATCACTTATGTGTTCCCCAGTCCACGACTCGTATAGTTCTTCTCTAATTAAAAGACCTCCAGTTACACAAGCAGCATTATAAGCAATAAAAAATCCAGTACCAATTATACTCATAGGTTCCATAATCTTTTTACCTCTAGTTTTATTTTTCTTCTATAAATCATACATTAACTCTTCAACTCTTTCGTAACAATCATCGTAATACTTAGCTTCTCTTTCATCTACTACTTCTTCTATCTTTTCAATAACTACTCTAAATCTTGTCCCTGTAGAAAAATCTCTAAGAAGTTTTTCAAGTTCTAGATACTCCTTTTCATTTAAAGTGAAAGCGTAAGAGATAAGTAGAGATAATACAGAATAATTATCTGTTAACTCTTTATCTTTTATATCATCCCACCATTTTATAGTATTCAATTCAATCATTCTTTTCTTCTAACTCTCTTAGCTCTTTTTGTCTATATCTAGGTAATTCATCATTATCGAAATTAACTTCATCACTGTAAAGACCCTCCAAGTGTTCCCATAAGTCAATAATTATTCTATCTTTCTCATTTTCTCTATATAAAAGCTTCCTAAATCTAGGAAACTCTTTCTTATACATTTTATAGAGCTTAAGATTATTATCAATGCTAAACTCTGTATTTACAATTCTATCGGCTAATTTAATAGTCAAAGCTGCATAATTCTCTCTAGTTTTTGGAGCTGTCTTCTCAAGTATTTCTTCTCTATTTTTACCTGGTTCATTGGTTAAATCAAATACCATATCTGCTACTTCACTACCAAATACTGATTTAAGAAGCTCGTAAGTAACAGGAGTATCTTCTAATGAATCATGTAACCAAGCACCAGAAAGTACAATACCATCTTTTATACCAAACTCCTGTAAAGTTAGAACTACCTCTTCTAGATGTTTTGTATAAGGTAACTCCCCATAAAACTGATTTTTATGTACCAATCTAGCAAATAACTCTGCTTGTTCACTTAATAGCATTTTCATTTAATTTCTCTATATCTAATAACTTTGTGTTCAAGTAATCTAAACTGCACTTAGTTTGCTTTATTTGTCTTTCTAAATATTCCTTCTCTCTTATAAGAAAAACATCTACCTCTTTCTTCATCTTATCTATTAGCTGTTCTACTGTATCAGCGTAATGTCTATAAATATAGTAGTAAATATCTGAATTATAAATCTTACTATATAACGTACCTATTAACTTTTGGTTTTTCTTACTTTGACAAATAGTTATATAAAAGCCTTTATAGTTAATTTGAGTTCGCATAGTTAACCTCCTACATTTTCCCTATTCATCCAATTAAGACAGTTAATAATTATATCTCCATGACACTTCTCATCTTCCTTACACCAACAGACTAATTTCAATGGTTCATGACCTAATTCCTCTCTAAATCTAATATCAGCTAATAACCAATCAAGAGTTTGTTTAGCTTCAGTATTAGCTTGAATTTGATTCCATAACCAACGTCTATATTTCTGTACTACCTCTTCTCTTGTACTGTCTTTACCAATCTTATACGGATTAGCTAATGTAGATTGAGGTAAACCAATATACTTACTGCCACGACCTATATAAAAACAATCTTTGTCAAACTCTATATCTTTTATGCAAACTCTTTTGACATTTAGCTTATTCATTAGTTATCTCTACTACTCTAGAATAATTTTGTGCTATCTCTAGTAGAAGTTCTGAGTTTTCTAACAACCAAATAGCTGCTTTTCTATTTTTATCTAAAAAACTATAATCTGTTTCTATAGGTAATTGAGGATTATCCCACCAATCAGGATTACGTCTAGCTACATAAGGAAACTCTCTAAGTAATACTTTTATTTCGTCTTTATTTATTTTCATTAGATAATCCCTAAACTTCTTAAGTCTTCTATATCACATCTCATAGCTAACTTAGAAAATAATCTATGACCAATATGAACTTTCCCTAACTTACTCATTACTTGGTTCCATTTATAGAAATCCTGACCTAAATAGAACATTACTACTGGAAATGGTGAAGAATCTTTATTGCTCGTATTCTCAAATTTAACCCTTTTATCTAACTCACAAAAGGGATAAGGATAAAGTAACTTATACTTCTGAGTAGATACATCAGACTTAATCAATATAACTGCTTTTTCTACTTTACCCTTTTCATAAGACTCGATTAATTTAGGAATTGCTAATTTAGATAGTGAGAAAGGCGGATTTAACCATACTCTTCCATACCAATCTTTAGTTAATCCATCATCTTCTTTAGTGTAGATATTACTAGCTTTTATTGTTTTATTAGCTATTAGATTAGTCATTGGGTCTAAATCAATCCCACCCATAACTTCTCTAGCAGCTTCAATTAAATAGCTAGGAGTATTATGTTCGTCGGAGTTCTTAGACGTGAGAGTCTTTAATGTTTTCTTAGAGCTAGTAGAATCAATAATAATCATAAAGTTACTAATTCCTCTCTACTACTCTATTATCTATTTCAGTGTATATCTTAGGTGGAGGTAACAATTCCGGTACATAACCTATAACTCTTAAATCAACATTATATTTTTTAGCATTATCGATTGTATGTTTTGTACCTTTACTCGTCCCATTCCAGAAACAAATACAGTGAGTAGCATATTTCAACATTTCAATATTTCTTACCATTCCAGCGCTTTTACCTTTTTCCCAATCAGGTATAAATTTCTTTACTTTATAATCTCTACTTTTAGCATAAGCTTCTCCTAACCTATCTGCACCTCTAGCACCACCAGATACAATTTCTACTTCACATTCTTCTTTTAAAATTTCTTCTAGATATCTATCAACTTCTCTATCTAATAGTTCTGGATTATTAAAATCTCTAGAACCTGCAATAATCAATTTTATGTCTACCATTGTTTACCACTTTTATTGTAATTAACTAATTGATAATGAATATTCACTTGTTCTAATAGTTTATCAATGTACTTCTCAAAAGAAGCTCTAACTCTTTCTATATTCTGTCCTTTAAAAGTAGGAGCTGCCATATTAGTACCAGGTAAACTACCTATTAATTTTCCAGAACTATCTTTACTAACTCTTAATTTAAAGTCTTTATAGGTAAGAATTATACTATTGCTTTTCTCTAACTCTTTCTGTTTCTCATAGTATTCCTTTAAGCCTTCATCTACTTTCTTTTCAAACACTTCTCTTAATTCTTTTACGGTTACTCCAGATACATCGTAATAAACACCACTAGCTACAGGAAAATATTTATTCTTTCTAATTCTTCCTATTAAATAATCATCAGAATGAACATAAACATCTAAAATAAAACCTAGATACTCTAATGTATTACTCATTTTTCTTTTCCTATAGAAGAAAAAGGGAGCTATTAAAACTCCCTCATAAACTACTTATTTACTATAATATCTATCGAAATAATCTTTCTTTACGTCTAATCTACTTAAATAGAGTAAATCTCCAAATAACTGATAAATATCTTCTAACTTTTCACTTAATGTACTAGCACTAAAATTAAGACTCACATCTTTCTCATATAATATATCTAAATGTTTTTGATATTGTTGCAATTCTGGTTCATGTATTTCTTCTTGCTTCACTTTCTCTACTACATTTTCAATATCTTCTATTCCTTCTGGAGATTCTATATTAATCAATCTTAATTTACTAGAATGACTACTATCATGTATAAATATAGGAGATAAATCTATATCTACATAACTAGCATTTTTATATTGATTGCTGTTAGTAATAAGTCTTAGATAACAAGTAATACCATTACTATGCTTAATAATATATAAGAGAACTTTCTTCGGTGTATTATTAGATACATTAAGGTAGTTTAGAAAAGATCTAAAATATTCATCTTTAATTAGCGCATATCTATACTCAAAAGAATTATCAACATACTCACTATATTCGGAAGACCTATAGTAGAGGTTAAATTTAATTTGAGTTGGATCATCATCTCTAAAATCTCTAAACACTAGATTCTTGAATGCAAGAGTAATAATTTCACTTGTTGGATAAGATTTTTTATCTTCCATAGTATTTTCTTCTTTCTTAAGCTCAATGTTCATGATATATCCTAACTTACTAAAGATTTCGATTAGTGTTTCTACAGTCGGTACATTTTTGCCAGACTCAATTTTAGAAAGATAAGGTTGTTCAATGCCAATAATCTTAGAGAACTGAACTTGAGTTAAACCTAAATCTTTCCTTATCTTAGTGATTTCTTTTGCAATGTTGAACATAAAATTAAAGACTCCCTAATATTAGTAGAGAGTCATAGCTTTTACATCTTAGATATTACTTAGTCTTATCATTAAAACCAAAAATATCCTCGTAGTTTTTAGCAGCTTTCTTAAGCGATTCATTAGGTTCGGGTGAGTTTTCTATAATTTCCCATAGTTGTTCTGCATCTTCTCTACTCAACCTAATAGACTTACTAGACTTTTCCATTTTTGGAGTTCGAGCAATTAGATTAAACTTGAGAGCTGTACGAGCTAACTATTGTCTAAATCCCATAATAAGTATCTCCTGTAAACGTTATATTTTACTTCTACTAATTACTATTTCTAAGATATGTACAATACGTTAACTCCTCTCTAGTTTGTTGCCTACTTAATATCCACTTACTATAATCAATATTCAAGTAACAATCTCCAATAAAAGATCTATGTATATGAGTAATCACCATCATATTCGCCAAAGGTAAAAATAATTCATATATAGTTTTACCACCTATAACCCAAAAATCCCTATTAGTTTTTATTATTTCTTCTACACTTTTAGAAATTTTAACTTGAGTATAGTCTAGACTGTTCAATTTAGAACTTAAAACTATATTAGTTCTTCCTTTTAAAGGTTCTGAATTTAAATCATGTAAAAAGGTAGTAGCTCCCATGACTACTGTAGAATTAACGGTTAGTTCCTTAAATCTTTTTAAATCTTCGGAATAATACCAAGGTAACTTGTTTTTATTACCTATTACATTGTTGAGGCTAATAGCACTAATTAGCTTTATCATAACCCCCTACAACGGTCAACGGAATGATAATTGCGTCATTTGGTTTATAATTACTTATTTCAAAATCTTCAAATACAAAATCAGTTAAATAGTTTTGCCCTTTATCTTTCATATTTAGCTGTGGAAAAGGACTAGGAGTACGCTCTAATTGTTTTTGCAGTGGTTCAATCTGGTCGGAATATATGTGAACATCATCTAACATAACAATCAACTCTCCTGGTTCATAGTTACAACATTTAGAATACAGATGAGTTAATAATCCGTACTGAGCAATATTAAACCCTAGTCCCGTACCTATATCTGAACTCCTAAATTTAACACTTAGACTTAATCTACTATTAGATACATTTACTGTGTAAGTGAAACCACAAGCAGGTAGTAATACACTCTCCCTACCACATTCATCTGCCATTGAGTATACTTCTTCTGGATTCCAATAACTAACCACATAACTTTTTCTGTCTGGGTTTTTCTTAATACTATCAATTACCCATTTAGTTTGGTCTAAATAACCAGAATCAAATCTCCATTTAGTGCTATTACTGTAATGGGTTGGAATAGTGAACACTTTACGTTTTAGTAAAATTTCTTCTACAAACTCTTCTAAAGAGATATTAGAATCAATATAATTTTGTTGGTAGTATTTATATGCAAATTCATTCCAAATGTTTACTCTTTGCTGAGCTAGTTCTGCTACATTATTAGTTCCAGATAAAAACCATAGTATTTCTTTAAATGCGCCTTTCCAGAATAGTTTCTTAGTTGTAAGAATAGGAATACTATGGTTAGCCAGATTAAATCTAAGTAGCCTTCCAAATACAGAAAGAATATATTTGTCTTCTACTCCATAAATAGCTTTTTTAGTACCATTAATCAAAACATCTCTAATTAAATCTAAATACTGCTGTTCTTCTAAATTCATAATATTATTAATTTGATTGGTTTAATAAATAATGTTGAAAATCTAAGTCATTAGATAAATAATTTTCTGTACCGTAAAATCTATCCCAATGTTCTTCATAAAAGTTAAACATATTAGTGAGTAATTTACTATTCAACTCTTCGAGGTCTAGAGTAATTAGTTCTTGTAAAAGTTGTCCATAAATTTGCTGTGTTTCTTCCACCTTCTCTGTTAAAATTTCTAGCTCCAATAAATAACCATAACCAGCATTTAGGTCGATAGTTGCAGTAACATCATCTTTAATAAATGTTTCTCTTTGTCTGCCCCATTTACTACTATAAGTTAAACCTGCATTTAACAATAAATTGTCTAAAGTAATAAAGGATATATCTAATAGAACTTCATACTCCTTACGAATAGTTCCATTACTACTATTCTCGTCAAATATTGAGTATTTAATAATAAAAAAACTTTCTCTATTATCTATACATCTAGTTCTAATACTAAACTTGTCACCTCTACCTATTACGTTACTTAACTCTAATTCTTGATCTGTTGTTAAATAATCTCTTAAAATATCAAATAAATAAGCAAGAGAATAATCACTATAATTAAAATAATGATTTAACTGAGTTTCTCTACTTATATAAATATAACCTTTCTCTAATAGCTTAGACTTAGTTATATTGTAATCTGGTATTAAAGCCTTAACTTCTACTTCAAACATTTTTCTTTCTCTCTAAAATAATAAAAGGGCAGCTATTACACTACCCTATAACTAAACGACTATTGACTACAAATCTTTCAGCTCAGCTTTCAATTTCTCTAACTCAGCTTTCAACTCTTCAGTTGCTTTACTAGCTGTTTCTTGGTACTCTTTCTCGTACACAATCCTTTCTAGATTTTGAGCGCGTTGTAATTTCTCTGTTCTAATGTTAGCTTTCTCCTTAGCTTTTTCTTCTTCCTCTAAGCGAGTCTCTAAGATATACTTAGCAATATCAAACTTGAGTTGAGTTAGATAATTAGTAAGATTAGGCTTCTTAAGAAAAGTAATTTGAGTAGAACTTTGCAATTCAGTGTATAAGTCTACTGTTACTTTATCTAAACTACCTAAATCTACATCCCACAAATCTTCAATACTCCAAAACCCAGAAGGCTTAGTCTTATCTCGATTCTCTACTTTATAACGTACTTTCTTACGTGTACCTTCAGCAATTCGATTAGTGTCAGTCATATTCTTATCCACTGTATTTTGTTTACTTACTTACTACTTTAAAAATTCTAGTGCTTCCATTACTCTCTACTTTAGCATAGAAAGTTGGATTACTAGAAAGTGAAAAACCCAATCCACTTAGCTGTTCTTGTCCATCATCTTCTACCTCTAATTTATGAGTTAACATCTCAAAGACTCTTTTATGGTTCCTATACAAATCATCTTTTAGAAATTCATTAAAGAATCCATTAGCTTTAGGGCTTCTACATTTATCTAAGATAAAGAATAAATGCTTATTACCAATCTCTACACTATCCCAATAATTAGGAGAATAAAGAATCATGTTCACTTTCTGAAACTTATTAGTATCAATCTCCCATATTTTAGTAGATTGTACTTGAGAAGTCTTAGGTTCTGTGGGAAATACTACTCCATCTTTCTTAGTATAAGTAAACTTAGTGACAATTACACTTTTTCTACTAGAAATAATCTCTTGAGAGTCAAATGTATATACTTCTCCATTAAATTCTAGTTCTACTGTGTAATTCCTAGTAACAGCACGATTTGTATAATTATGTACTGTAACAACGTATGTACCTTCTAAAAGATTAGAATCATGAGAGTAAATAATATTCTCTACAGGTTGTTCAGTTGTAGGAAATACGTTTTGATCTACGTCTAAATGACCTTTAGTTTTATAAGAGCGCTTATTTCCATAATAAATCTCATTGCCGTCAGGTTCAATCACATGAAGGTCGAGGTCTGTATAATTGTCCCAAGCTAGTGAGATTCTTAACTTACCATCTATCTTCCCACCTGCTTTCTTAACCTTCTCTTTAATTGAATCTGCTACTCCATTGTTATAACTCCAAGAGAAATGATTATCCCATTTAAATAAAGAAGGAGCTTCAGAGTTAACAGCAGTAACAAGACTTACTAAGTTATTCTCCTTACTCTTCTCAAATAAGATAGAGATTGAATCAGCTTTAGGTATTTCATCATTCAAAAACTTATCTAAAGTAATCTCTTGTACATTCTTCAAGCTCTTAGGACTAACTGGAATTTCTTCTTTTAACTTATTGAAGAGAACTTTAGTTTTGTTTTCAGAATTAGCAGTAGTTCTAGAATCTCCACGATTGAGATATATTGTATTATTGACCTTAACATCAGTATAATTAGCAAACCTACGAGCTAAAGAGTCTTCATAGCCCAACTCGATGACAGTTTGAAGTGCATCATCCACCATTCTTTGAGTAGGAGCCACCTTAACACGTTTATAGTTATTAGGGTCTACTACCGAACCATACTTATTAACTGCTGTCTCAATATCAGTGTCATTACTTAAATCGATTAGTAACGTGCCAATAGCAGAGTTTCTAATTCTTGCTCCTAACTTCTGACAATTAACCCAAGCAAAATTATCTTTTTTCTGCTCCAAAACTACACTAATACTATTTTCAGCTATCAATCTTCTATACTCATCTTGAAGTTTCTGAAATGATTTAACAACAGCAATAAACTCACTACCACGATAGAGATTTCCTTCTTTCTCCAAATCAATTACCGATTGAACTGCATAAGGAGTAATTTCATCCAAAGCTCTTTTAAAGACATTCTTAGTATCTCTATAAGAAGCTTGAGTAGGAGTAATATCTTTCTCAGCATTTACCTTCTGATATTCTTCTCTATTCAAATGATAGTAAAAATGATCCCAGCGAATTACACCAGTAGACAATACATCAACTTCTGGAGTTTCAAAATTAAAATCAGTTCCTAGCTTAGGTTGATTGTTGACAAATACATCTCGAATATTAGAGCGAAATACTAATTCACTCAAATTATCTACTACTTTCTGGTACATCTCATCTGGAACTTCAAAATTCCAAAGAGTAGTTAACGACATATTTTCTTGATTGACTTTGACTAATCCACCATAAGATTTAATAAATTGACGGCAAGAATTACAGTTAAAGCTTTGACGTAAATCTTCAGGAAAAGAATTGAGATAAGTATCCCACAGCTCATCTTTACTTACATCACTAATAAAAATAACTCCTTTATCTACAGAAGACATTAATTTAGCAACATGAGCTTGGAATATAGACTTAAATTGATTGAACAACATAAATAATTCCTCAGTGTGAATAAAGATAATATCAAAGGAGCAGTAATACCCACTCCTTATCTTAAAATCAATGTCTTTTAGCAGAAGCTTCAAGTTCTAGTCTCATTAGTCCAGACTTTTCTGATGCTTCTTTCTCTAACTTTTTAATTGTTTCTATCATATCTTCCACTAAAGAATGATAACTACAAATTGTCCCTTCTGGAGAATCATAACCTTCTGCATTTAAAATCTCTCCGAACTCTTTTTGATATTCCTCTGCTTTACTGCTCATTCTCTCTATCCTTTGTCAGTCTCTTTTCTTCACTATAGGCAACAAAAGCAATTCCACCTAATACACTACTCCCTAAAATTAAAGGAGATGGATTTCCACCTGTTAATAGTAAAACTCCTGCGAAACCCAACCCTACTTGAGCCATCTGTTTAACTAATGACGACAGACTAGACTTAGACTCTTCATATAAGCTTTTTCTTCTCATATTTAAAACTCCGGTGGATTATAACTACCTATTTTAGCTTCCCATACATTTTCATCTAAATTGAGCTTCAAAGTTGAATATCTACTAATCCAAAATAAATACGTACTTATCCGATTTAATAAAGCTGAGGTATCCAATCTAGCTCCTTCCATCTTCTTCAACCCATAAAGAGTAAAGTACCAGAGAGTATAAGTAGTCTCTAATATACGAAAAGCTAATCGAGCTAAATCTATACTTAAAAGGCGTCCATCAGTAAAAGAAAGAAAATCTTGACAATCTCCTAAACTCTTACCGTTTACTTCTGTAGTTTGTAAATACTCAATTCGTTTATCTATAGTGTCTAGAACTTCAATAGGAAATATGTGATTAATAGAGTCATCACTTCCCCAATTAAAACAAAATGCTCCTAAAGAATGTAGATTCTCAATAAACCATTGTAATTGATAAACCTCAAACTCTTCTAGAAACGGAGATTTAGTGTGATGAAGAAGAATCTTGCTACAACACCATTTACTAAATTCCAATGCGCTATAAACTAAGTGAGCTGGAGAGTGTTTAGGTAGACGAATACCTTTAATAAATTCACTGGTTCCATCATCTCCTCTACTATAATGTCTAATACCAGACTTAATTCTAGGAGTTACTTTCTTTTGATTGACTAAAAGACTGAGGTTATAAAGTAATTGATTAATGTTCATTACTAATCTCCAAATAAATCTATCTCTTCTACTAAAACTCTAAAATCAGTCAACTCTCCCTCACAATTATTTTGTATTTTCATATTTTCATCTAAAAATACTGGATAATCCTCGTAATTAGCAATTAACTCAATCTTATTCCAAAAACAAAAATACCGTACTACATTAAATATAGAAGTAGTAGAAGTAGAGATCTTATATTCTAACTTCTCTTTATCTTCTAAAAACTTCTTTAATGATTGAATTACTTTATATTCAGAATGAGGTAAGCTATCTCTTTTATAGTAGAAGTGGATTACTTTCTTCATCCCAATCTCTTAGCTAATTTTTCTTGTTCCATTCGTAATTGCTCTTTATACATATCACATTGCAATCTATACCCTTCGAGTTGCCAGAGTTGATTCATAGCGTGCAACCTACACATCTTACGACCAATACCAACATCAAACTTTTTGTGATTTACTACTGCTGACCTACCCAAGACAGTGAACCCATTTTGTAATCTATAAGAGATAGTCATTGAAATAGGTGGGTCGTGTTGAAATTGCTCTACTTTTTCCACTGCATTATCCAATAAAGATGCAATGTGTTCCTCAGTTGTAAAGTAAGGGTTATCCTTGTGATGTTCTTTAATTTCTTCTTCTAAAGTCTTGTTCATAATTGCGAGATACTTAATGATAAAAACGACATAATCATTATCCATGAGAGTAACACCCAAAATCTTAATTCAGTCTTAATATTCACTACATATCTTCCTCAATAAACGTATCTACATACCAAAGTACAAAGAGTACCATAAATGCTATAAATCCAATAGTAGATAATAAAATATTTATAATGGTCATAACTTCTCCATATTCCAAAGTAGACCAATAATAATACCGTTAATATAAGTACAACCAATTAATACTGCTACTAATACACTAAGACTTCCACTCATAAGTAGAATTGCGTGTAAAGTAATAAACATTAAAACTAAAAACTTTGCTACTTTCTTAGGATTATTCATTATAATAACTCCTTCAATACTTCTTGAACTTGATCGGCAGTTAGTAGAGTGTATTTCCTATCATCTATACTATCTCCTACTATATCAAAACAATCATCTTCACTAATATCTTCAATAATAGTATTTATTTTTAGAAGACTTTTATCTTCAAATTGATCTTTTAAGATTTCAATAGGATAGTAATTATCTTCTTCTATATACTCAACTAAATCAAAATCTTCACTACATTTTCGGATATAGATATTTCCACGATTAACTTGGATATAGTACATAATATCTTTCTACCTACTTATACTCTTTTCCCATTATCTGATTATATAGATAAGCTGTTTCTTCTAACTCATCTATATATTCCTCAAAATCGACTTGCATATTAGACACTACTTTATGATAAAATTTTCTTGTACCTTTTGGAGCATTTCTAATTCTTCCTATCATATAACCTTTATCTAATCCATCTTCTACGCCATACTCAAGAACTACTCCTTTATAAGTCAATATATCTTTCTCTTTCTTAACTTCTTCTAATTGAGTAGTTATAGAAGCTAATTGTTCTTCTAATCTTTTAATACGTTCTTCTTTAGATTCAACATTATCTATAGTATCTCTAAACTTCTTCAATAAATCTACTCTACTTTTATTTAGTAACACTACATTAGCTTCAGTACATTCTCCTTTATAGAGATTAGTAGAGAAATCATATACTATATCTAAGACATACTCTTTATAAAAATAAGAAGTAGTATATATAGTTCTCTCTAACATTTCCCTATTCTCCTTAATTAATTAGTGATTCGAGAAACTTACCATAATCTTCTTTCATTGGTAAATCTTCGTCTACCTTCAACCTTCGCCTAGTAGTTAATACTTCTTCTTGAGTTATTGGATTATATCCAGTCTTGTCATAAGTCTCCCAATAAATACCTGTACCTCTTCTCTGCCAGCTAGGAACATCGTTGAAGTTAATTCCATTACTAAATAGAAGCTTGTTCTTAAATTCTCTAGTTTGCTTATCTAATATACTTGTAGCTTTTCTAGCTGAATGACCTAAATTTCTCAATGTCCAATAGCTATAACCATTTAACGCACATCTTGCAGCATCAGCTTGTCTCCATAGAAAATAATCTATTACTTGTGATTTATTAGCTAGAGATATAAGTCTACTATCAAAACTAACTATTGAACCAGAAAGATGAGTGAAATTAGAACTTGCAATACTAGCCGAGATACTTACTAACTTCTCTACTGACCTATCAAATAAATTCCAATTAAGAGGAAATAAAATAGATATCTCATCTGACTCAGTAAAGGCATACAAGCCATCTAAATCGGTTATTAAAGCTTTTGTAGTTTCAATCATCCAAGAATGGAAAGTTAAGTCAAATGGTTTATCAAATTTAGAGTTATATGTAAAATTACTAAATGAACGTCCATCTACTCTAATTACTGTATAAGTCTCAGGTAACAATCTTAAGTTGTGGAAATACTCAAGTGAGCGCATCTTAGACTCAAATTGGTCATTATTCATTGTTCTATCCTCCTACTCTTTCACGAAAACAACTCTCTAACCATTCCTTACTAGAAGCTTCAATATAAATACCTAACTTCTCACATTTACCTTCATATTTCTTAGTAGTAGGATTATAATCAATCTCTAGTTCGTAACTGTTATACCCGTAGATAAACTGAGCCATCGTTCTCTCCTTATATTACCGAATCTACATATTCCATGAAGTCGTTCTTTAGATTCTGTTCTATATCTGAATTACTAAAATAATTTAATTCTGCACAACTACCATAGTAAATATCCTGACTTTTATTAATGATCAATTCATAATCTAAATAAGGAAAAGTTATCATTTCATTTCTCTGCTTTATTAGTTTATTAACTAAGATTCTAAACTGAGAACTTAATACTCCTCTACTTATATCTTCTAACTTAACTCCTAACTTAGGACAATTACCTTCCCATAATTGGGATTCGGGGTTATAAGTTACTATCAACTCATAAGTTCTATAAGTGTAATTACTGCTCATAACCTCGACTTCCTTCTAACTTTTTAGTATTTGGTAATCGTCTTGATTCTCTATTAAATAAGCTCATAGTAACCTCGTTTAATTAACTAAATCTAACTTTGCATTTACAAATCTCTCAAAAGAATCTACTAAAGAAGCAATAGTATCTAGTGTTCTCTTAAAACCTAACTCTTTGCATTCTCCAGTGTAATAGAAACCTTTTTCAGATAATAGTAAAGTGTAATTTTGATACTTATAGCTATTCATTTGGTTTTTTTATTTAGTTGATATGGAACCTGAAGGAATCGAAAATAGTAAATATGTTATATTAGTATTTTATTTACTAAATAACTATGACAAAAATACTATTAAAATGTAGATTTTGTAACACTACTATAGAAAGAGAAAGGTCTGCCTATAATAAAGCAAATAAAGTAAGTCAAACAAATCATTTCTGCTCTAGATATTGTTCTTTCAAATATAATACTTTAATAAACAATATAGATGTTATCTGCTCTCAATGTAAAAAAGAACTTAGTAGAAGAAAGTCTGAAGTTGCTAAAGTTAAAAATTGTTTTTGTTCTAGCAGTTGTGCAGCTAGCTATAACAATACTCATAAAATTAAAGGTACTAGACGCTCTAAACTAGAACAGTATTTAGAAGAACAATTATCTGCATTATTTCCTCGATTAGAAATATTATTTAATTATAAAGATACTATAAACTCAGAACTTGACATTTATATTCCTCAATTTAGATTAGGGATTGAACTAAACGGTATTTATCACTCAAAACCTATCTACGGAGAGAAAAAGTTAAAAAAGATTCAAAATAACGATTTACTTAAAATAGAAGCTTGTAATAAACACTTAATTACGCTAGTCATTATAGATACTTCTAACCAAAAGAAATGGAATCCTAAATCTTCAGAAGAATATTTAGAATCTATAAAAGAGCTTTTAAATAGCTATATGCTTTTATAGTAAAATTGCTAATCGAAGAATAGAAGGAACTATATTTCAAGGTTGTATATTTTTATAAATGATGATAAAAGTTGTAGGTATTGTAGTCGTATATAGAGTAATAATTACATTTAGTCATCAACCACAATAGTGTAGAGATTAATGGGGGGGAGAATTAACTCCCCTTACTACTATCTACTTATTCTTCTGACTTTCTTTGAATTCAACTAAAATCTGATGAAGTTCTTCTAAAGAACCTGGAAATTCCTTTGCAATATCTTCAACAATTGAGGAACAACTACTAACCAATTCTTTTCTCCTATTCTTCAAAATTCTCTTCTTAGCTTTGTCAAACTCAGGTTTCAATTCATCATAGTATTTTTTAACTTTAGGGTCAGACAGAAGTTTAGCTGTGAGAGCTTCGAGAGTCATTGTTTTTCCCTACAAATAAGTATCGTGCATTAATAGGTGTGTCCCGAATTCTTCCTCATCTTCGTCTCCCTCATTATTTATAGATTGGATGTACTTATCATATTGTCTTCTTTCTAGAGTTCTAAGATAAGAAATTAATTGTTCTATATCTTCTTGGTTATTTCTTAACATAGAATCCCAATCTATTATTTTTCCTAGTAGTTCGTAACATTCTGACCGTTCATACTCATTCATCTTATTCTCTCCTAATTAATTTTATCTCGGGATTTAGTCACCTCATCCCACTACTACTTATTTCTTATCTACTATTGAATTGTAGTAAATAAGTTCCTCTTCATCATTTAAGTACCCAATAACTGAATAAGTTACTCTAGGAGAATTACTAGAATAACAATATTGAATTGTATTAGAGCTGATAACTTCTCTAATTTCTTTATTGTCTTTTCCATTATGAGAATTAATGATTGAAATATAAGGTTCACAACTATGATATCCCCTAACCATAAAGCCAGGTAGATATCTTACTAATTTAGTTGGGTCTCCTATCCATTCATCGTCTGATTCGTTGAAGACTATATTATCTTCTAAGTCTAGATAACCAACTTGAACTAACTCATTTTTACTAGAAGTGGAATCTTTGAAATAACAAGAAGTTACGTATTTAAATACGCCTCTCGTCTTTTTAAGAATGTCTTTCTCTATTTGCTTTTGTACTTCTTTCATCATTTCTTCAGTTTTAAGAGTTATAAAGTTTCTAGAATCGTTCTTATCTGTACCACGTATTTGAGTAGTAAAGTTGTTAGTGTTCATTGATTTTTCTCCTTAACTAAAATGGTGAATCTCGATACTCTGGAAATGTGTTAACTTGTGGTCTTTCTTTTCTAAGAGTTTGTCTCTAATTTTTTTAGTTCATCTAATAGTTCTCTGACTAAATCAGGATATTTACCATGGGTACCAATAGGATGACTTCCATAAATTTGATAGAATCTCTTTACAAATTTCTCTAAACTTTTCTCTTTAGTGAATATATCTGCTAACTTATCTAACTTTTGCTCTATTCTTTCTAGACTATTAGGTATTAGTTGCTTCTTCTCTTCAGAAATTTTCCAATTGATATATTTCTTAAATTTAGTAATGTTAGCTTCTTCGTCTTCTCCATAAGTTTTGTAATCTAATTCTTTGCAATAACCACCTTTCCTCTTTTGTCCGTAATTGTCCTCTATTAATCCTAGTTTTAAGAGATAACCTTTATACTCAAAAGACTTTATAAGATTATCTACCTCCCATCTAAACCTACTAACTAATTGATAAAGACTACAACCTTTCCATGCACCATTTATAAAAGAAAGAGTAGATTCATCACATTTAGTTTTAAAACCGTTATATTCTTCCTCAATCTCTAAAATGTAACCTTTATACTCTAGTTTCATCATTACTTTCTCCTTAAATACTGGTCATAAAACACTACTGAATCGTTTTTATCATTTAGTATTCCAACTTCTATAAATTGGTCACTATTATCTTGAAGCTTGAATACTTTCTTAGTTCTTTTAATACTACTAGAATCAGCTAAGTTAATTTCCATTGTATTTAATCTCTAGTAACTATACGAATTGTCATTTCTTCTCTTTTCTCTAGCTCTGATGCCGTAGAGATAAAACTACCAATTAGAGTGTTAAAATCTACTTTCCAACAATCTTCACAAAAAGAAAGAATATCAAGACAAGAAGTTTTATAGCAATCTTTTTCTTCCTCTATACTTTCTACGGTTAAGATATATCCATTACATTTACATTCAAACTTCATTTAAACCTCCAGCTAATTTGTAAGGATATTCACCAATTATGTAACTTAGCCCAATCTCTTAACTTAACATTGTCTTCTACTAATTGATTGTGAAATTTATAGTGTATCTCTTCATCAATTCTTCTTTCTATTTGTTCTATAAGATGAGTGAGAGAATCTGAATCATACCAACCATTAAGACCTAGAATTTCACCTGATAAACATTCTCGTTCTGCGTCTAGATATATCTCGTATTTGTAATCTCGATATTCTTTAGTTAAGACAGGATTAAAGTCACCTTCTAGTTCATTTATTTTTATTTTCTTTACAATATTCAGGAGGGACAAGTTCTTCTAGAAAGTAATCGTACTTATCTAGTTCAATCTTGACTTTAATAAACTGAGATAGATAATCTACTTGTTCTTGATTTTCAAGATAACAACCATTAAAATATCTTTCCCGATTAAGAAGTCCTAAAGGCTCTAACTCATCTTCATTTAGTCTTTCTGTTAAATATTCCTTACCTATTTGTGTTTCAGTTTCTTTATCTACCCAAAACAAAGCTGCTAACATAAAATTAGATTTCATTGTCTCCTCCTGACAAATTCAAATCGTCTAATCTAATAAACTCTGAGTTTTCTTCTTTAGCTACTTGTACAGATATCTCAAATGCTTTAGTATCAGAGAAACCTAACTCATCCAATGCAAATTCGTAAGAGTCTAAATCGAATTGAGTTAAATTAAGTGGAATGTCTGAGTTAGTCATTATCTTCAACCTCTATGAAATAATCGTACTTAGTTACGTCAATATTAAGTTTTACTAATTGAGTAAGATAATCTATTTGCTCTTGAGTTTCTACTTTATTACTACAAAATCTAAGTAACCCTAATCTCTCTAGTTCTGTTTCATCTTGTACATTTAGACTGACTTTTCCTATAGAAGCTTCACCGTTATAACCGTTTTCCCACTTTGTCCACCAACTAAGAATCTTATCCATGACTGCTAATTATTAAGTACAAAACTATCTGAACTAATACGATTAAGCTAAGAACTTGAAGAATCAACAAAATCATTGAACTCTTTTAGTAATTGATATAATTTTTCTGCTGCGTTAGGATCACCTTTATCTATTTTTTTAATGCTATCTCCATTTTGTCTAATAATTCTTTTCGTTTCTTAGCTTTTGGACTTAGTTCTCGTTGATTCATACCTTCTACCCAATTTTTAGAAATATAGAAATACTATCTATTAATTCTTGCAGTGAACTAAAGTTATCAAGAAATATTGTTTCTCTAACTCCCCAATAATAGCCATCTTTATTTTCTCCCCAGTACAAATCATCAAATGTATTTGTCAGAAATCCAAGTAAATCTAGATAAAAGCTTTGACTATATCTCATATAATTAATAAGGAGAGCTTATAATAAAACTCCCCTTGATAACGTTTACTTATTTAAACTTTAAATGTGATATCTACACTAACCATCTCAGTAATAAAGTTAGCTAGACAAGCTCCTTTACTACCGTACCAATTCTTTGATTCTATCCATATATCATCTTTAAAGTATCTCCATTTATAAGCATCATATCCACAGCTATCTACGTGAACAAGAATCTCAAATACTTTATACGTCACTATTTCTTCTTTTGCTTCCATTATTTTTTCTCCGGTAATAGACATTTATCTGAGTCACATCCAGCATTTCCAGAATCAGCTACAAAATCCAACCCTTTAGAATATTTATTTACTAAGGACACAAAATCAGTAGAGACTTGGCGATTTTTTACATCTTCCATTAACTCTAAATATTTAGCTTCTGTAATAGGTTCAAAAGGAAGTCTAGGAAACGTCTCTTTAGCTTCAAATTTAGCTAATAACGCTGCTGAGATATAACCTTCGTCATTCTGAATTAAATCATGAATAGCAGTTCCTAATGGTTCAATTTCATTTTCTGAAAGTTCGATAGTAGCAGATGAGGAGTGAGTAGTATAGAAGTTATGAACTTGCATATAAAAGTCCAATTGAGCTAATGCACTACAGTCTTTAGGGTTAAAATCTGCCTCATCACCTATTTTTGCCCAATTAACTTCTACTGGAATTTCTACTAACCATTCTGTAACTCTTGGGTCATTAGGATCGTTTAGTAAATTACCTTCTTCATCTTTACAATCTTGAGAGGGAATAATGTTGTAACCGTAATCTCGACAAGCAAGTGCCACTGGGTCATTTACTCTATACGTAATTCGTCGGATATAACGAGTTGCTTTAGGAGGATGCCAACCAGCACTAGCTCCAGTTAGAAGAGATTTACTTCCACTAGGAGCAATAGCAGTATATCTATTAGGAACTCTTATTCCATTCCTTTCACAGAATTCTACTACTGTATCTCTAACTACATTTTTCCATCTAGTTAAATATTCTCTTTCTGTCTCTAAAAAATAAGAAGCTTTTTCGTAATCTCTACTTCTACCAGTTTTCCACCATCTTAACCAGTCAGCTCCAAATAGATTGACGAAGAAGTCGAATAATCCAGTAATACAAACACCAATAATAGGGTCAACTTCCCTAGAATATCTAAGTTCTTCAATATCAAATTCGTGTTGAAGTAATGGTAGAGCTGCTAATGTAGATGCTTTGAATGCTTCTTCTTGCTGTTTAATATCTAATGGGTCTAGTAAATTAGCATGAACGTCGGCTAAATTACATAAAAACGTGTTACCAATAATTTCCAGTTTTGTTATCCTAGTGGCTTTTTATCCTCTAGTTCTATAGATTCTCTATTCTCTATAGCTCGGCGTACCTTTTCATCTTTTTACGGATGCCCTGCACTCTTGGAGCTACACCAAAAAAGTATAGGAGAAAATTTTCTCGGATTATATTTTTTGTAAGTTATGTCTTTTAACTGCCCTTCTAATAGTATCTTCGTGAACTCCAAGAAGATTTGCAATTGCTTTCTGTGATAGTTGCTGAGCAATATAAAGTTCCAAAAGAATATCTTTGGTAATTTTACTGCTTCTATCTGGTAGATTATGTTGTTTTGGTCTAGTAATACCATACCTACTAACAACTTTTTGAATTTGGTATCTAGAAACTTTATATAAGTGGGCTAGATGTCTAGTGGAGTGACCTTTAAGATACAAATCAACAACGTTAACAATTTCACTTTCAGGTAATTCTAGAGGTTTTCTCCTCCATTTTTGACCACCTGGACATAAATTGTAACCTTTTGCGATGGAGTCGTATAATTGTATATAAAACTCCTCACGCTGATTTAGTTGGTCTAGAGATATAGACTCTTCTAGCACCTCGAAATAAAATTTATCTTTACCGTATTTAGCAATTGCTCTACTTATTATTTGGGAGCGATTAGTTTTTAGCAGCTTTAGATGCTGCTTAAATCTTTTTACAACAGGCTGTATCGTCTGACCAATGTAGACTTTACTATTTATTGTATTTCTAATAATGTAGATACTACCTGTTTCAGTTTCCATAACATAATTTACAAAAGTTCACCCTCTACGCTCTACGGTGTCAAAAGCATATTACCTCTTCTGATTACCACGGGATTAGCAATTCACAGCCTTCCCCGTTTTTGCAAGGTTTTTTAATTGAGGCAATATTATTTACCACAATTGTGCGTAACTACTCCTTCTACTACTCCCCAATTAGTAAGCGGTTCAGTAAAATCATAAACTTTAGCTACTCCTGAAGGTTTTACAGATATAACAAATGGATTTTCTTTTTCTTTATCAAAAGATTGTAGAGTCTCCATTAATAAAAACTCAGCAGCTACTTCTCTATCATCTGATGTTAGAAAAATATGGTCGAGTGTACAATAAATCTTCTTATCGTTAGAAAGAGTAAGTTCTACTGTTTCTTTTACCCCTGTTTGCCAAACCTTAGATTCACTAATATCTCCATTAGGATTAATGATATTAAACGTCTTTCCTTCTAACTCCTCTAGTGTTTTATAACCTTCTGTAGTGAGCAAGTTCGCATCTCCTCGGAGGCTAGGATTTAAACCGTAACGACGAATCCTATGTTCTAGCTCTCTACCATCCATCTCAGGAGATAACTCTTTTAAGTAATTAGCTCCTTTCCTAATAGAAGTTACATAAGCATTAATAAACTTTTTCTTCTTCTTCGGAGTATCTAATAAATCTGCATTTGCCCTTGCTACTGCTTCTGGTACATATTGAATGGCTCCTTCTCCACTATAAAATTGCTTTCTAACAGCTTCAATAGTAGTTTCTAAATCAGGTTTAACGTGATAGCTAACAGTTAAATTAGCCATTCGCAACATATCTCTTTCGGGGTCTACTTTCCAATTCCCTTCTTCATCTTGAATCCATAAACCTAACTTAGCATTAGTAAAGTTTTCATCATCTGGACTTCCTTGATGCAAAAGTGCTGACCTTCTTATATCAGCTACAACAGTGATAACACCTGCAATGTCTAGTAATTTACAGCACTCTAGACTATTTAATCCTCTACCTGCTGCCTTAGTGATAATATTAATCATATCAAGTAGACCAGAAATCAACTTATCTGGATTACTTAATCCTCCAAAGCTCTTAAGAACTTTCCCTTTAGGTCTTACGTAACTTGCATCTATTCTAAAATTAATTTTTTTATATTTATAATCTTTTGGAAAATCAGAATAATCTACACCCCACGTCCCAATATTAGAATCTAGTAAATAAGTAGAACTTAGTTCTAGTAAATCAGTTGCCATATCTACCCAACCTTCTTTACTATCTCCAACAATATAATTAATACCTAACGTATCATCATCGATTTTCCAAGTTGAAAAACTACTATCATCAATACTATTTCCTTCTACCCAATTTGTTCCTAACTCTGTAATCTCTACTACTTCAATAGGATATTTAATACTAGGTAAGTTTTCAATTACCTGTTCTTCAACTACTGTTCCAACTCCACATCCCATCAATAAAGCCCGGAAGTTAAATCTAAACGCTTCCCAGCTATCGACAGGTACACTAGCACAGTTATAAGCACCGATAAAATTCTTCTGCTGTTTAACCCAATTAGTTCCTCCAATCCAAAACCAACGTCCAGATACAAAAACAATATTTCTATAAAAATACTCTCTTATTAATCTTAATTCATCATCAGTTAGCAATTCAAAATCTTGTAGTCCCTTAATTGCTCTATCTTTAGCTTCTAACGCAGTTTCCTTAGTTCCATCTAATGATGTTCTAGAGTAACTTCTAAGAAAGAGAGGATAAGCAGTGTTAGCTTTAAAATCAACGTTTTTAGGTAGCTTCATATTTTTAGTCATGTTCTGTATAAAATTCGTAAATAATAAAATCAATATATTTAGTAAGGTCTAGCTCAGTTAATTTCTTAACTACATAATCTTTAGTTGGATAAGCAGTAAAACCATCTTTTACACTTAATTGCTGTAACACAATCATTATTCCTTCTTCTCGTCCTGTTTGAAAATAACTAAGTGTTCTATCCATTTATTTAATGTTCTGATATTCTAACTTTTAAAATTTAGTAGATACACATTGATAACTTATTCTTTATTATTCCTTTTATCCAATTTCAAAATCTTATCTACACTTCTTTTCATTCTTCCTTTTAGATATTCAATTTCACACAATTCAATTTCTAACTTAGCTGACTCAAATAGTTCTTTAGGATTAGAACCTCCGACTATAATTTCTATGTCATTACATTCAGAGCCAAAGATATCAGCTAACCATAAGTGAGGAAAACTAGGTGTTCTTATACAATTTCTATCTATAATTACTTCATAGTTTTTATATAGCATTCTCTAGCTCAAGATTTAATGTCTATACTAAATCTAAATGAAGAGATTCTACAAACTTAATATCTTTACTCTGTTTTGAGATATCTTCTTCTTTCATTACTTCTTCATTTATATAGAGACTTAACTCATTCTCTCGTTTTAAACTCGTTAAACCATCAATAATATATCTTAACTCTTCAATAGTTACAGAAATTTTCACTTGTCTTTTCTTATCACTGTAAAATCCTTCATCTTCTAGAAATTCAGTTAATTCTCTCATTATTTTCACCTTCTAGAATTTTATCTATATACTTTTCTCTTTCTCTTAGAGATATTGTGTATTCTATTTCTTCTTCTGATTTATCCAATCGAACTAATAAATCTCTTAGATTTTGCTTATTAAAAATACCAAACATATCTAAGCCTAGAGTTAAACTACTTGATTTATAAATATGTACAGCTTTATCTATATTCTCGATATCTTCTTCACTTAAATCGTCTATATAAATTCTTTTACTTAAAGATTTTTCTAAGTAATCAGAAACTTCTTTACTATCTTCTAAAACTACATCTGTAAGAAAATAATCTGTTTTATATAGAGAAATATAATCTGCAAGGCACAAAATCTTATAAATATCTCTTTTATCTATATCCACTACATAATAAATCTCTTCCCATAGATAGGAAGATGCAGCTAACAATTTGGTCTTATTCATTTTTTCTCATTCCAATTAGTAAAAGTTAAATGATTTGGATCAAAATCTACGTCTACCGGAATACTTTTAATCCAATAGCCTAGTTCTTGATGTAAAATCCTCATTACACAACTATTAATTTCATAGCTATATTTTCTTAATCCAATCCAGTTAAGCTCATCATGGCAGTTGTTACAAAAACGAGCTTTCCAATGAGGATTCTTATAAAACTCAATTAATATTCGACCTTGAGCGAACTTTAATATATCTGCTTCACCACAAAGCCAGATGAGAGAAATAGATTCTGTATAAGGAATCTCAAACTTAGTTCCCCAATCACTTATCTTTTCTTGTTTCTTTAAATGGACAGTACGATTAGTAAAAGTCTTACATTTACCATAAACTCCTTCAGTAGGTTGTCCATAGAGATTGTAAAAAGGGAATTGTATATTATAAGAGTTTGATTCTTTTATATAGTTTTGAATAAATTGATCTAATCTTTTATAAGTTTCTTTATATGCCTTCTTAATTAATTTAGCTTGGTCAAGTGTAATATCTACTCCCCAACCTTTAAATGTCTGCTGTAACTTATAAGCTCCGGCTTGATTGAGTCCTGAATAATTAGCTATCTTCCCCCATTTTCTATAAGAATCTACTTGACTATCTTTCTCTTCTTTATATAATCTTTGAAACTCATCAAAAGAAACGCTACTACCATTAAGCTTGATTATTGTATGCGCCATAATTAAATGGGCATCTTTATCATTTAAATAAATATCTAGTAGAACTGGGTCTTGAGAAAGTTCAGTACAAATTCTATAGTGAGACGCAGATAAATCAATAATCCCTAAAAAATAATCATCGGGAGCAGCAAAGAAAGTTCTAAACGCTGGTAAACCTTCCTCTTTAAACCAACTAGGAGTTTTAGCTGGATTTTGAAGTTGAGTACCAATATCTACTTTCTTTCTACTACCTTTACTATTTTTAAAACTTAAAGTACCAGTACAACTACTTCTTCCACTACCCGACGCTGAGATTTGATTATAAATTGTTCGTACTGAATAAAAATCCTCATTCTTATTCTTCCAAGATGTATTATTAATTCCCTCCATATAGTTGATAAGAACATTTAACGTTCTCATTCTAAGTAGAGCTTCAGCTTCAGGATATTGAACTGATTTTAAAGCTTCATCATTCATTGATCCTAAATTAAGTTCTGGCCATTTAGTGTTAAAAGCTTGTCTTAATAACTCTACTTGTCCCCAATTTATACCTGGAAAGCTGTCAGTAATTATTTTGTTATATTCTTCAAATTTAGTTTTGCATAAAGCTATATTTGTCTCTAATAAACTCTTATCTATAGGAAATCCATAAACTTCCATTTGAATAAAAGCAGATAACGCTAAACATTCTGCCATTACGGAGTAGTATAAGTTCTCTCTTACTACTAACTCTTGAATATATGGATAAAGTTGAAGAGGTAGTATTGAGTCATTACCTGAATAATTATATTTTGAATTAGTTATCCTCCATCCCCAATCTTCTTTCTGTTCTGTCTTATCTACAGTGAAAATAGTAGAGAATAATATATTGACTCTTTCGGTAATAGCTTTAAGTGAATGTCCCAACAAACATCTATCACTTCTAGCTTTAACTCTAGAACTTCCAGATATCGTCTTTTCTTTTGTACTAATAACTTCAATACCTGCCCACAACACTTGAGAGCAAAGCATTAAATCTCTACAATTAAGTAGTTGAATATCAAAGTGATAAAGTAAGAATCCTCCATCAAACTTTAAATTCTGTCCTACTACTGGAACGTCTATGTCTTCACATTTAATCTTGAGTAATCTGTAAAATCTAGAACTAAGAAACTCTTCTCTCTTCTTCTCTATATCGTCTAAGTTACCTCCTAAATCATATACAAGAGCGTAATATTCAAACTCATTCTCTCTTACTTCTACTTTAATAGATACAGATATTAAACGTATTAAACCAAATCTAAAATATAATGCAGAATATTCCTCTTCTCCATGAGTTTCAAGGTCTAATCCGAATATAGTAGAAGATTCAAATAAGTCTAAATATTTATCCCATTCTTTCGGAGCTACTTTATTTTCTACTATAATATTTTCTTCTAGAGGAACATCTACTTCTAAGATATCTCTCCATGTAAGTTGTCTAGTTTTCATTATTACTAGCTAAATAACTATCTACCGTTCTCCAAAAATCTCTAGCATATTGATAAGGTGACTCTCCTATTACAAATAGATCTAAATCTTCTTCATTCAAATAGATATATCCTGAATAAGGAGCATTATAACCATCATATATTTTTTCGATTTTACAAGTAAACCCTTTATAATATAAATCTTGATTATGAAAGTTCTTTTGCCATTCTTCTCTTTCTTGCCAAGTCAAACTTATTAAATATTCAAAAACATCTGTAGATTCTAAGTTCTTATTCATATCTTATATAAGAAAAGATATCTCCTATAATAAAAACTTACTATAAGAGATACACTATATATTTAACTTAAAAATTGTTGCTCTAAGATATCTGCTATTTGATTAAAAGATAATCTATAGAAATCATTTAACTCTACTAAAGTTACTCTTTTAATGTTTCTATACCCAGGATATAACTTACTTATATCTACAGGAATTTGTATATATCCAATATCTATACCTATAAGATCAGCTATTTTTAATGGAATGTTTGTATGTCTATTATCTATCTCATATCTATTTCCATCTTCTTTTAATACCCAATCTAAACCTAATTCATCTTTAGCTATATCACAAAGAACTCCTAAACAACAAAATTGATTAGAGATATTTCTAAGAGATAATCTTCCTTGTTGATACTCACCACTTCTTAGTGCTTCTATCCAACGTTTTATTAGCTCTTTATTTATCATAGTTTTTTATACACCAGTTATAAACTCTTTCTAAGATTTTAATTAGTAGTAAATTTTCTACCATAGATATTGCAATCCATAAGCGACCTATTATCTCATCTTTTTCCTGTTTGGTGAAAGAACTCCAATTAAGTCTATTGGCTAATATAGCTAAAGGTAACTGTAATAATAATCTAAGTTCACGAAAACTAATTTTCATATAATTAAAAGCTATAGAGGTTAATAGTATTAATGTATCAACAACCAGTGATATAATTCATCTACTTCAAAAATCAACTCATCAAACTCTCCATATTCATTTTCTTCTCTTAGTTTAGAAAGTTCCTTTTCTATTGTTGATATTGTTGCGTCTTTCTTCTTTCTACTATAAAAACGATATTTAACTTTTAAGAGAAAAGTACCAAAGTGAAAAATAAGGAATTGTTCTAATGTCACGATAACTCCTTTACTTATTCGAGAGTTTATATAGTAAATTACCTATCTCTACTTGTTGAAAATAATCTTGTCTTCTAAATCTAAGAACTTCTTGCCAAGTATATAAATCTTGTAATATCTCTTTCTGACTATCTTTAGGTAAGAACTTCCATATTAGAGGTAATAGAAATCTAATCACTTGAAACCAATTATAGTCTAGTTTAGTCATAAAATCTCCTCACTTTTATTTTGTAGCTCATTCCAAAAACGTGCAGACTCTTCCAATCCATTTATGTACTCTACAAACTGACGAACAATATCATCTGATGAATCCCCGCTAAATACCCATCCTCGACTAAAAGGTAAATATCCATACCAATCATTACTACCACCTTCTTTACTAAGTTCTAGAGTCGCATTCTTATAATAAAAAACTTCTCTCTTTTGTTCTAAAAATTCATCGATATACTCCTCAAAATCATTAGCTAAATCAGTGAAACTATCACTACCGATTTCTAATTCTAGGTCTTTGAAGTTCTCATTAGGTACTACTTTACCTAATATTACTAAGCAATCAGTATCTAAACTAACTTGTAATTGAAATCCTCTATAACTAATAATGTTTTCCATGATTTCTCCAAGATTTACGAGAGTTAGTTACCTCCTCTCATATTTAAATTACTTATTCTTCATCTCTGCTACTTCAGCTAATAACTCATTAGCAATCACCCCTAACTGAGCAACACTTAATGCTAGATGAATCGATTTATCTGCTTCTCTACCTAATAAAGAACAAGACTCAATGATAGACTTAATTCGTATCCATTTAGGAGATTCTTTAATAGTTTTCTTGTCTTCTATATCTTCCCTAGTGTATAGACGTAATCCTAAACCAGTATAAAGTGCTATTGCTTTTACTCCTCCTCTAGCTTTAGCATCATTAATATCTCTTGCGTCTGGGCTAATAATCGCATTATTCTTATTGTCCATTACAGGAAAGAAGAGAGAAGGTGTCTTCAATCCTGTTTCTCTATCTACTAGATAAGGGAGAACATACCAACCTCTATTATCAAATACTAGACTTTGAAGTTCCTCTTCTAATTTATTCTTAGCTTTCCAATCAGTGACAGTTTCTAATTGTTCTTGTTTTTGCTTTATGAACTCAAGAATATTTTCTCTTAGTTCTGTGGCTAATCCAGTTTTTATCTTATGTGCAAAAGAACCATCTTTATCTCTCTCAAATTCAACTATTAACTCTGGAAAAAATTGGTTAAGTAGTTTATTTGCATTAGACCATGAGAGATATTCTAAATCTACTTTCTTAGATACTCCAGGAATAAATCTGTAATCGTTATACGCAGCAGTAAACCTTTCTTTATCAATGTTTAAATACATATCTCTTATCTTTTAGTTTTATATAGATGAATTAAGATACTAAAATTTCTTGTACTCTAATTCTATGTTCTTCTGGGAGAAGTGAGAATATAACTTCTTTATCTTCATCAGAAGTGTTCTTAAAACATTTTAATACTTGTTTTTTGTTAAATGCAGTTTGTAAAAGAATAGATCTTATACGGTTTTTATGCTCATCACTTAAAAGACTCCAAACAGTATCTTTATCTATTTCTGATAAATCTTTAAACGCATCATTTACCTCCTCTTTAGTAGTAGCAGTTTGTAATAGAACTGAAATATCTTGGTGTTTTATCTCTAAAACTTCTACTCTACCTAATACACCTAAAGAACTATATAAATCTAATATGTAATTGGGAATATAGTAATAGTCTTTACCTTTAGACCTAATAGAATCTATAAATGAACTTTCTTGTAATCTTTCTAATACTAAAACTAAATTTTCAGTAGACTCTAAATCTAAATAATCTGCTATTTCCTCAATAGTTGTACCTAAATTCACTGTTCCCTCTCTATATTCATCTTGCTTCAATAAATGTAGCACTCTTACTTCTAAAGATAAAACTTCATTAGAGACACCTTCTTCTTTTAGTAACTCTAGAGACTCATTCTTACCTCTCCTTTTACCTTGAATAATAAAGCTAGTTGCAGTTCCATCTCTAGGTAAAGTTTTTAATATTAAAGCTTTATGACTATATTCCGGATCTTTGTTGCTATGTAACTCCATCAATTGATTAGCATAACCTCTTAACGCACTGGTTCCTGCTGGATTACCTTGTGCATTCATGTGATGAAGTATGATAACAGCTATGTTGTGTCTATTACCAAAACTCTGTAATTGTGCAGTAGGTATAGCCCAATCAGCCGAGACTTCCGATATAGTAGAATTACTCATAGCTTGACGTAGACTATCAATAATAATTAAATCTACTCTATTCTTCTTACCAAAAGCTTTAACGTCTTTCTTTATTTGATTAATACCACCCGATATGTCTAAGTCTCTAATAATAACTATCTGGTCACTCTCAAATGCTTGAAGTACGTCTTCATTCTCAGTGTCATCTAACTGACTATTTATAAGTCTTTTCTTAACTGTAGTAGTAGATTCTTCTAACTGATAGAACAAAATAGTACCTACACGTCTAGTAGGAAACCCTAAAAACTCTTTAGTTATGATTAGTGACCTAAGTAGAAAGTAGATAAACCTGCTTTTACCTTTTTTAGCTGCACCAAATAAGAAGTTTACACCTGTAGTAATTATTCTAGGTACAATAGACCCTGATAAGTCTGTGTTCCTATACTGAATAATTTCTTTTAGTGTATATGCTCTTACTGTATCTAGTGTTGGTGTAGCTCTAGTTAAATAGTGGCTTTCTGTATCTTTAATAGAGAATTTAAAAGGAAATCCATAGAGATCATTTATAACATTTAATTTTGCTTTTAACTCTATAGGTTGAAGATTCTTTTCTTCTGCTTCTATCTGTAAATCATCTAAAGATCTAAGATATATTTGCAAAGCACCTTCATTCTCTTTATTAGTCTGAATGTTTTCTAAATTCATTTTCTAATATACTCACTAAGTTAACATCCCTATTTTCACTAATATAATCTGCGATGTCATAACCTTTCTTAAAATCTAAGGACTTTAATAACTTACTCCTGATATCGAATATCTTACAAGGAATTCCTATAGACCAAGATGCTTTCTGAAATACTATACTTTTTTTCATTCCTACTACATCTAAGTCTGGTATATATAGGAATTGAGTGAGATTTGGTATAAGTTCTGTACTTTCCTCTATAGCTAACTTCACATTTTCAATAGATGTAGTATAGGAATTGAGAACATTTACACTTTCTATTTCTAAACTCTGAAGATAATCAACACATTTCTCTCCTTCTACTACTACTATTAACTCTCCTTTTAATATTCTCCATCCTGTATAAAGTGGGAAAATATCGTTTCCTCTACCACTAACCCATCCTCTATCGGTTAACACTTGAGGAAATACTTTCTTTCTCTTATTTCCTTTATCATCTATAAAATGTACTCTTAACGTCTGTTGAGTAGGTGAATAAGGATAAGTTATACGAGCAAGAGGATTAGAATACAAATCTTCTAGATCTTGAAAAAATAGTAGGTTATGAAGAAGTATTGGAGAATCTATAAGAGATAATTCAACATCTATTTTGTTCGGTACTTCTTTTATAAGTAGAGGAATTTCTTGAAGAACTTCTTTCTTTGTATAACCTGAGCCTTTAAAAACTAATCTAGTAATTCTCTTAGTATCGCAATTACAATTCCAGTTCTTATACTTACCATTTATCTTATTGAGTTTAACTGTACCTGAGTTACAAATAGGACATTGATACCAGTTCTCTGTTGCATGAGATTCTCTAAGACTTAGACGTTCATTGAAAAATTCTATAATATCCATCGTTACCTCTAGAGATGACAAATTAGCCCTATAGATAAAGGTAGTACAGAGCTAATCAACTAAATTATTTCAACTTCCAAGAAAAAGTGAGTTTAAGAGAATTAATCAGTATAAGAAAGGTAACTACTACAAATATCTGTAACTTAGTTTGATATACTCCCCAAAGTAATAAAAGAAGTAATTGTGCAAGTGAAGTAACTATATAGCTACCACTAGCTACTAACAAAAGAATACCTAAGAAAGCAAAAACTCCATTGTGTTTCTTTCTACCTGAAATGATACGGTTAATCTCTCTAAGTTCTTCTTTACTATTAGACATAAACTTTTACTCTTTATCGTATTATTTCCAAATCTAACTCTTTTCGATACTGTTTTATGTGTGCCAATACCTCATCGTATTGCGGATCGTTTTCATCCTTACCAGCTAACCTCACCCAAGGATTGTTCTTTTTAAGAATCTCAAGTAAATCATCTACAAAGAAGTAGAGAATTAAATAAGTAACATCATAAAACTTTAATGTCCTAGATTTTACGATCTTTCTTAACTCTTTATACTCCCTATAACTTCCATTGAAATTGAGTAGATCTAATGTCTTTTCTATTAAATCAAAATCACTTAGCTCTAATTCAGACACTTCAGTATAATCACCATAATCCATTAAGTGATGCTTAGCAATTTCAATGTGTTGCTCAATTCTTGCGTTATTATCTCCTAATCGAAAGGTTCTATCATACTTAGGTAATCCATTGTCGTCACCAGAAAGTAAAATATGTAAGTCGCTATACTTCTCAAGATAATCATATTCTAAACCTAAGTATTGCTTTTCTAAGTTACTAAAACTCTGATAATTCATTAGTTTCTTTTCCTCTAAGTTCTATTCGGTCAGGTAGAAAGTTATTCGGTGCAATTCGTGGATAACCTCGATCATCTTCAAATACACCTAATCTCTCCTTTAACTTCTTCCAATCATATTTCTGATTAGCGTAATATCCAGCTAACAATTGCTTATAAAGACTCCAATACACACCTAACTTCATAGGGTTGAGATAATAGTAAGAGGTCATTCTAGGACTTACTATTACTAACATTGCTTTATTTACTCCATAAGTTAGTAAAGTAGAAAAGTTAAATGCTGCACAATACGCTGCTAACTGAAGACAGTACGATATTAAATGTACTGGTTGTTTTGCTTTATTAGGATTTTTATAGTCAATTATGAAATATTCTTCAGGTTTAGTAAATACAGGAGTATCTGTTTTATAATAAACGAAATTTCTAGTATCTAAGATTGATACGTTATCTACTTTACCACCCACACCAAATCCAGTATCTTTCTCTATATAAGCAACTGGAACTTCTAAGTATAGAGGAGCAGTAGTAATTTGTATTAAATCATTATACTTACTTAAATATTCACTTTCTTCTTTGCTAAGTTCTTTTTCTATAGTCTTAAATTTAGCTCTGTCAGTGTGATAAGAGTACAAAGCTTTATGTATTCTAGTTCCTCTTAGTCTAGCAGAAGTAGAAGTAACATCAGCTTTTAATGGATTTTTTCCCTTCCATTCATTTAAAATTTTTTTATCTTCATGAAAAGAAATGATTTGGGTAACTGACGGACATTTGACATCGTTTACCTTGTAATATCTTTCCCAACCTTTATCTATTAACTCAATTTTCATCTATTCATATGTTTACTCTCCTTCTTTATTGTAGTTCTAGTACGATCGATTACACTACCTTCTCCTAAGAAACTTTCTATATACTCAATTAAATCGGGTATAAAAACCTTCTCATCTAAACATAAAGATATTGAAATCTCTAAGATATTTAATGTCTCATCGATAATAGAACAGTTAAACCCTCTTTTTCTTAAAATATCTCTAAGATAAAGTGGAGTTAATATATTATCTATAGAACTAAACCATACTCTTATAGAATTACCTACTATATAAACTGTCGCAGGTTTTAAATAATCACTAATATCCTTCATAATAAAATAGCTACGCCAACTATTCATCGACGTAGCTTACAACTAAATTACTGTATCAATTAGAAAGGAGCATTAAAACGTCCTTCTTTATCTTGAGGGATATGCTTATCTTCTTTAAAGTCATCAGTAGAAGTCTCATCCTCAGATTTAACTTCTTTCTTTTCATAAGACCCGAAAAAGATATTAAATGCTTCCCATTGACAAGATGCTGATTTCTTTTTGCTCTTAGGGTCAACACTTAGAGGTACAAATGTGGTTTCTTTTAAAGTATAAGAAGGTTTTGATACTACTACTACACTAGAACCTTTTTTACATCTACTTAATATTGGATGATCTGCTGAACCAGAAAAAACAAAGTTATACCAAGTTGCCATATCGTCTTTGTGATTTTGTGGAATAGAAAAAGTCCAATAACCACCTTTCTCATTTTCATTGAATTTAGGGTCAGAGGACAAAGTACCAATCGTAGTCAAAATGTTGGAAGTAGTCATGATTAAAATTTTCCTTTTATGTTACTTGTTATATTGTAGCTTAAATTAACCTGGAATCTTAAACTCATCTTCTACATCTTTCTCATCTTCGTCTTCCTCTACTTGATTTTTAACTTTTAGATAATTCTCTCTAGTCTTAGAACCTCCAGAAGAAAGAGTAAGTATTCTTCCAAATATTCCTAAAAGAGTTTTAAATGACTGCTGAATAGATAAATTCTTTAAGTGAGGTTCAATCTTCTCATTCCATTCATCTACTAACTCCTGATTGATTTCTCCTAATAGCTGGGAATACTCATACATCTTATTAATTAAGAATCTCTGAATATCGGTTACTTCTAACCCTCCCTTCAACTTATCTCGGAATAGGTTATGTGTCTTTCTACTTATTGCACCTGAACTTAGAATCTTTGGTCGAGAAGAAGAAATAATTGGAGCTATATTTTCCCATTCCGCATCTAAAGATTCAGGAGTAATGTCTTTCATAGTTAACATACTATCTCTAAACTCTTCAAAATGCTCATTGTCAGTAAAATCGTGAGAACGGTCAGGATATTGCAGTTTATAGTAATATTGTACTTTTGTTGTCATGATTAAAAATAAAAAAAAAAACTACTCAGCTATACAAGATAACCGAGTAGAAACATTAAGGAGGAAAAATTATTGCATCCAGTCAGACCTTTTACCGCTCCAAATTGGAGTACGAGTAGAAGTTATCTTTGGTTCAGTTTCGTGACATCCTTCCATAAACTTCTGGTTAGACTTATGAATCTCACATAACACTCTACCAAGATGGGCAGCTACAATCATGTGAGCGTCTTGCCCTGGAATACCTAAATCTGGAACTTTAGGAAGTAAACCAGCAGAATAACCTAGAAGATAAGAAGGCCAAAGATAAGCTTCATGCGGGTCTTTATATATTTCATTAAATCTCGCTTCAATGTCTGAGATATTCAATGAGATAGGAGTCATACACAGGTTTTTGAAACACTGTATTTATTATACCTTAATCTTCACTAATATCTCGGTTAATTAAATATTCGGTCAATGGAGCCATAAGACTAACAATCTTTTCTTCTGCTGATATTAAATCTGTATCTTCCGAAAATAATAGATTACCTAAATCATATAAATATTGTCCTAAAGTCTGTGCATAAAGATTCTGTTTACTTTTTAATCTTAATTCTTGTACTAGATTCTTAAGAGCTTCTTTAAATTGTAGATAAATTTCTTCACTTACGCCAAACTTATCATTCTTTAACATTCTAATAATAATTCTCTATAAGCTAACTCATGTGCTTCGTCAATTCTCATTCTATGTTTTAACTCTCTTGTAATCTCTGGTTGATAATTTTCATCTTCATAAGGTACTCTCATTAATTTCTTCTTATAATCCTCAACAGCTAATAAAAGCAATAAATCTTCTTTACTAAATGATCTATATATATGGAGGAAACTTATTGCCATTAATAGAGTTATTAAGTCTGGTGGTTCATTGTTATACATAATTTTAGTGAGGGATGCAGCTCTTAACCACATCCCTAGAAACTACAATCTATTTAGCAGCTTCAACTACATATCTCGCAATCCTAGTATTCTTCTTATCCAGATTGAAAGGAACATAGTATTTTTTCCCAGTTACCGGGTCAATCTTATTACGTAAAAATTGACGAAAATCTTCATTCTTAGCTAAGAGAAGAAGTCCGTGAGCTTTACGAGTGAATTGATACGCACCTCCACTTACGTATCCAGACTCAGTATGAATTTTACGGCACTGCTCTTTAGTCTGTTCTCCTTCATCATATACAGCAGCAAGATTCTCGCTCAGCAAATTCTTACTCTCTACTTTCAAATCTTCGTTAAGACCGGAGATAAAATTTCTAGTCTTCTTATAATTCTTAGGTTCTTTACTACCAAATGAATAGTAGGATAAATCACCTAGAGTATACTTAAAAGGTACGAAAAACGCCCACTTCTGAGTAATGGTAAACTCCTCAATTAAGTTCCGAACATACTCCATTTCAGTCGGTTCATTAGACAAGAACAATTCAATGATAGAAGCAGCAGGCAAAGTGTTAGTTGTCATGATAAATAAAACTCCAAGTTGTTGGTTGTTGAATGGGCAGATTAATAACAGCTTCCACAAGAGTACAATCAGGTTGTGGCTTACCGTTATAGATTGGTGTAACTATTGTATTATCGGAGCGTACTAACTCCAACTTCCTTTCTTTTTCCATTGAGATATACAAAACCTCTATCAACTACTATTGGACATATTCCTCCTAACTTACTAATCTCACTAGAAATGCTCTTGCTCTTAAAAGCTCTCTCTAGAGTTGTCATGTGAATTGGTTTACTCATTGACCAAAGATACTTGAGGATTTTAATGTAATCTTCTTGTATCTCAATTCCTAACCATTTAGACATCTCCATCAAGAAAGAGAATAGAGATTTATTTCCTTTAGTAACGTCTAGGTAAACAACTCCGGGAGCCACATAACTATCTGCTACTTTAGGTAGCTTCTCTCGCTCGTACTCTGACCGTCCTATACCATAGGGGTCTAAGTCTTTACCTAACCATTTATCCTCATATTGTCTAGCTCTGAATAATGAACTTTTAGTCTGAAAACAAAGAGCTTTTTCTTTGTAAATAATCACAACGTCTACCTTGAGGTATAAGTTAAAGATAGAGTTGAGTTTAGTATTGATCACTCTGTCAGCGTTCAAAAATCGACATATGTTCCAAACTTTTTTCTCTGTAGTTAGAGTAGGGTGATTATTGTCAGAGAGTAAAAAATAAACTTCATCTTCTTCTCCTGCTGTAAATCCTCTAATTATCTTACCTCCTTCAATCACACTCAAACTAGCTAAGACTTCATATTCCTCTAAATCTAAAATCAGAGGTGAACCAATAAATCCGTAACTAACTCCCATTGTTTCCTCCTTAAAAACTAAAAAGACTTAGCACGATTAAGTAACTAAGCCGTTGTATACTTTCAACTCACTAACTAGGTACTTCAAATCTCTCTAGATAATAGGAGATTGCGTCATCCGGTACTTTCCCTTTAGTATTAGGGACTTGATTAAAGGGAGAATCTGATTTATCAAACTCGCTTCCATAATCCATCATCCAAGTAGAGTAATCTGGGTAATCTCTCTGCAAGTGCATTGGAACACTACAATCTTGAGGAACTTTAATCTCACTTAACTCTACTAAAATATCAATCAACGAACCTCTTAAAGAAAGAATCTCACTTGTATTCCAAAGCTGAGTATCTAAACCCAAAATATCTGCGTAAAGCCTCTGTTCATGTTCATCTACTATCTGAACCCAAATTTCTAACTTATCTAGGAAGTTCTCAATACCTTCAACAGTACAAGACTCAGGAGATAGGAGAAAAAGAATCACTTGCTGAGTCAACCCTTTAGCTGGTAAACTATTGGTTAAAAATCGATAATCCTCACACGCTTTCTCTAACTGCTTTTTAACGTTATCTCCTAGCAACGAGAAACTTTGAAGCGTTAATTGAGCTTGTCTTAACTCTGCCTCATTGAAGATAGCAAATTGATTGATTATCATGATTTTGTCCTCTAATGAATTGTACTACTTAAAAGGTTAACTCAGTAGTGTTTAGTTTAACCTATGAATTTACTCTTCAATTCTACCTACTAATTCTTTCTCCATTTTTTGGAGTAATAGTTTTCTTAGAGCGGAACTCTGTTGAAACAAACTAATCGCAATATCTCACACAGCTTCAAAGTCACTAGGGGTTGCTTTCTTCAGTAACTCCAAGATTTTACGTCTTTCTAGTTCAGATTGAAACTCTTTAGATAAACTCATTGGCTTTCCCTCAATATTAAGTTTAAATCGTTATCAAACAACGGTGCGTACTCATCCCATTTAATTTCTTCTAGTGGGTCTAAATAGTTCCACAATATCACTTCTCGGTTTTTTCCAATCTTGTCTTGGTAGTCAATTACAAAATGTTCTTCTGCTTCTTTTACCGCTAAATCAAATTCTTTCTTCCAATATGCTATCCAAAGCTCATCGTTACCTCTAAATATCTCTTTTTGAAACTTTAGTCTTTGTGAAGTAAGGTACGGTGAGTGAGGATAAATACAAGTCGTTGGCTGTGGTACAGGTGTATTCGGGTGAATCTCTACTAATGCAAGTCTATCTGCACTTAATCTCAAGAAACGATATTTGATAGAGACAATCATGTGAACCTCCAGTAAATGAGTAAATTGTGCTAGACTAATCGATTACTTGTTTTACAGTTCTGACTTTACCATCAGCTCCTAAAAACTTACGTACAGAAAACTCTTTATCTCTCTTTTCTAGACCAGAATAGATTAATTGTTCCTCATTGATATTCTTCCAAATTCGTTCTTCCCAGTCAAGATATAAATCTTCATGACCAATTATAAGGCAGTCATTTACATGGATATCTGAGACATCTTCTAGAGGCACACGATAGATTCTATTAGGAAGAACAATCGTTATATCTACAGTGACATCTATCTCTACATAAGAATAAATATCTAACACTTTTCTCTCCATTAGTTCTTCCTCCAAAATATCTGACAAAGCATTCCAACCACCTTCAATCCAATGCTGTTGTAGCACTTGAGAATCTTGTAGAGCTTTTTGGACATCTGTAAGAGTGAACATTTTAACCTCCTAATACTACTTCTTGCTTGAAATACTGACTGTAGAAACTAATCTGATACTCAGGTAAATTCTCTTTCAATCTCCATAAAAGATCAAATCCTACCTTATCAAAAAAGAATTGTTCCTCTTTCGTTTTAAAACCACTAGAACCTGGGCCATCATCTAGAAAAGTAGCATCCAAAGTATTCTGCCAAAGTTTTAAATCTAAGATCAGTTCAGTATCTAAATGAAGAACATCTCTCAACTCTTGGTAATCAAAATCTCCCTTGTCTACGTCTCCCCAAACTGGATTACAGTGATATTCAGCAGAAAGTCTTAGTTTCTTTTTACTCATAACTTTCATCTAGCAAATAATCTTGGAATAAATCACTATAATAATGAACCTTGTGTTTATCCCTTAACTCTTTTCGTAATTTTAATAAAAGCTCTAAACCACGAATCTCAAATTGGATGGGATATCTTTCTGTATAAGAATTTAGCCAAGTTTTTAAGTCTAGTAATAGAAATCTACTAAGCTTTAATTCTGTCTCTAAATATTCCCAAGATACTTCCTCTCCCCAAATATCTACGTCCGTATCAATATAGAAAAGAGGAGTGTTTTTAATTTTTTCATCAACATCTTTAACAGATAATATTAAATCTTTCATTTCTTAGCTCCTAATCTTTCTAGTAATACCAAACTTTTCTTCCCGAACTTAGGGTTGTTGATATAAGCATTAGTAAAATCCGCTTTGTTAAACTTCCTCTTCAATCTCTTCTCACAACAACCAATACAAATCATCCCAAATTTACTAGGATGTATCTTCTTCCAAATCTTGTCTTTAAGAAAAAAATGCTCGTATTGTGTGTTCTGATTACAATACAAGCAGTTCCATTTACTTTTCTTACGAGTAGACATGACTTATACTTCTAGTAGATTATCATTTAAAAAAAGGTGTAACTTAGCTTCTTCTGCTAACCATTGAGAAAAAGGAATACCAAGAGATTCACTCATAGGATCTTCTCCTTCAGTATATTGGCACACTATAGGATCTGTATTATCAGGTGATAGTAAAGAGAAACACCAAAAAGTATAACCTTGGTGCATAAGAAAAGTGAAACAATACCACTCATGTCTTTCATCTTCTGGATAAGCTTCCTCTATTAGCTCCCAACTCCAATCTTGGATATCAATTATTTTGGGATATAAAAAATCAGAACCTCGAAGAAATCCTCCTGAATCTTTACCCATCCACAAAAGAAACTCTTTATAAGACTCGGGTAGAAAGACATTTAACTTTTTTTCTAGCTCTTGTATCTCTTCCTCTGTACAACCTATAGTATTTAAGTCTTTTAAGAGATTCTTAGTCGTTTGTAAGTAAGTCATTCTAATCACCAAGGACAATTAGGTTTATCACAAATAGAACCATCACAATATTCACTTTCACATTCCGAACAATATAGGAAAGGAGTTTTAGGTTCTGTTTCTACTTTTTCTACTTTTCCATCTTCATCTGTAGCTTCATATTCTAATTTTTCTTCATTCATAGATAAATCTCCACATCATAAGGTTTATCAGCAAAATTACGGACTAAAATCTCTACTACATCTTTTTTATCTAAGTTCCCACATCCACAACCTAACATTGGAATAGCTAGTAGTGGAGTAGGATACCAATCTTCATTATATTTTTCTTCTAATATCTCAACTAATTTCTTTACTCCTTTTTCTATCCACTCCAATTTACTATCTTGTGCTACTACCTCCTTAGTACAGAAATTAATAATATCTCTACTACCTTTAATTGCTTCTTCTGGTTTAGCTATATAGAAAATCAAATCGCCACCTTTAGGAGTAGAGACTTTACAATACTCATGATAATACTTAAAGTTAATTGGAAATCTATTCTTAAAGTCTAGAGCAAGTCCTTTACCTGAAATTCCTTTAGTATTTACAGGATTGACTAAATATTGAGCAGTAGAATCAAATATGTCACAGTTGTTCTTGTAGATAATCATTTAAATCCTCTTTTAGTTTTTCAATACGTTTTGTAGTAGAAGCTAGCTTTCCATCTATACACCAGTCACAATGACATTTATAAATAAATCTAGTTACCTTATTCTTGAAGAACTTATTAGATATTTCATAACTATCAGTAGACTTATAGAAAGTATTTTCTCTCCAATTTTTTCTATCTTTCTCTCTTCTCTTACCTGCTAGTAGTTTTCCATATACTATATTGGCTATCTTCTGTGGAATTACTTTCTTCATAATACTCCTCGAATAATATGGCTATATCAGAACTTCTAATCTTCTCAATAGTTCTTATATACCAATCTTTCTTAGTCTTGCTTATAAACTTACTAGGATGGTTTTTGAATAATCTATTATTTAAGGCAACTGTCCCTGGCTTATACAACATATCCAGAGACAAATTCTTTCCTGTCTCATTTCCATTAAGAGGTCGTTTTCTCTTGAGTTCTTTAATAGTAGAAGATATTTTATTGATTCGACTTTCTGGTATAGTCTTTCTCATGATAATCTCCTTAAATTGAGTATAGTTGATAACTGAAAAATACTACCTAGTCTTCAAAATCCTCTATTGGCTCGTCAAAATTTTCTGATATTGAAATAACCTCTCTATCACTACCAAATAAAGGTTTTCTACGTTTTTTACTTTCTTCTATCTTTTGTCTCATTAAGTCATTCCATAAGTCACGTTCTTCATCCGATTCAAAACAATCCATATCGTCGTCTCCCCATTCTCTAACTTCTATTTTTCTACGCCATTCTAAGTTTTTTTCTAGAGATTTGAATTCTTCTAATATTTTTTCCAGTAAGTCGTCATAACTTCTAAGTAAGGATAGTTGATAAAAATAATCAGAAGCTTCAGTTACCTCTCGTTTAAGATTTTCTCTTTTCTCTTGAAATTCTTGATATTTAGTCATTGTTTTAGTGGTTGTAAGGGTATAACTGACTTACTAATAGAAGTAATATACCTCCGGTTAGTATTTGAACTAAACTATCAATAGAATAGTCATGGATGATAGCGTTTATAGTTCTATCACCCATACCAAAGATTATCGAAGCTACAATTATCCAGAAACATCGAAGCTTATCCATTTCCAGAATTCCTTCAATTCTTGATTATGGTTGAGATGTAAACTATTTCCTCTGATTTGTTGAGATTCCACAATTGCTACGTATTCAATTACGTTCCCTCTGACACTTACTTGATACTTCCGTTCTCTGTTACGCCAATCTAACACAATACATTCGTCTTCTCTGTCAAAACTGATATGTGGGTCTTGCCAATACTTAAATCGAGTAGAAACAGCAAATAAAGCATTTACTAAGCTATCTACTGTTCTAAGTGTTGTTGTATCACATTGAGGAAATCGTTGGTCTAGGTTTAATTTTCTTAGTTTGGTCATGAACATGGTGTCTCCTTGGTTAATTGAATGTGTACTGAAAACTTAAATATCAAAACCTTCTAATAGTATGGATCTATAAGGAATAGCATCTTTAATAAGTCCTATTAATTCCTTCCTTAATTGTTCAATAGATTCTTGACTTTCATGACTAATAGGAAGATATAAAATCCAATATTGTCTATCTAGTTCATAAGATATATCTATAGTTGTACCTTCTAATGTCCACACATAATTCCAGAGAACTATATTTAAATTACTAACTTCCTCTTTAGATAGTTTTGAAGCATCTAGTGTTACTGTACTACACACGTTGTAGTCTCTATCAAGTTCTAGAGTAAGTGGTTCTCTTGTTTGCTCAATCATAGTTTTCTATCAACTAAGTAAAGTGCTATTGCATCTATAGTATCTAACTCTTTTTTAGGAATCTTAGATACATCTATACTCTTACTGACCCAAAATCTTACATCGTCCTTACTAGCATTTCCTTTACCAGTAAGCTTGAACTTCATAGACTTAGGTGAAATCGTTCTATAAGTAATAGAGTTTAAATAGCAAAGTTCTTCTGCTATTCCTACTACTTTAGAAAGATTAGATCCATTAAATCCAGCTAATACTGGTAACTCAATTAGACAATCGTTTATCTCATATTCAGTTACAAGATTAGATAAAAAAGTCCTAATAGAATGCAATCTCTCCCCATTACATTCTTTAGGAGTAGTGATGAATGTTCCGTATTTAAGGAGAGTAGAGTTTTGAGATATAGCCCATCCTAATTTGGAAAGACCAATATCCAAGTAGATCGTCGAGGTATTGACCATGTTACAATTTTTTTTATTTCATCATAACATGATCAATTTCTAATCCTCTACACTTTCTTTAATACCTCTAGAGCTTCTTTTGCAGATGTTTTTAGCTGAGCTTCATCAATATCAAACTCAGGATCGAATAAATCAGAATCGCCACAATAAGCATCTACATTACCAAACAACTTGTCTAAAATTTGGAACTCTCTTTCTGAGTCGAAACTCTTATCACTCTTAAATAATTGTAGAAATTGTTGTTCAAATTCACTTGTAGTAATACGATCAGCAAGAAAGTCTTCTAGTAAATTAATATACTTAGTCATATCTGTTTTTCCTCTCTTTACTACTATTAAACCTTGAAAGATGCACTCTAATTTCTCATTAATATAGTCAACCATATAATCTGGAATGACCATTTGATTCCTTCCAGTATGAATGTTCTCTTCCCTGAAATCAATACCTCTTAGCTTATAGTTCTCCTCACAGATTTTAATGTACTCATTGATAATCCCAGTAAATTCAAGAAATGGATGACATTGAGTATTAGCAGCTAATCTGTAGAATGTATTACTAGCTTCTTTCATTAGCTCAATAGATTGTTCAGGAGTTAAAGTTAGATTAATTGAGTTCTCTTTTTTATTTAGCATTATTATTCTCCTCTACTTTTATTACCAAAATAAGCGACTTCTTCATCATAATTATGAAAACGTGGCTCACTAATACCTTCAGAAAGTATCTTATATCTGATTCCCTTAACCTCTGACACAGTAATAACACCTTTAGAATAAGGAAGAATTACTATATCTCCTACTTCTAATTCATCTATTCTTTTTGTTTTCTGCTCTTTCTTTTTAGAAAGTTCTAGTAAATTCTCACAAAGAGTAAGTAAATCATAGACTTGGTCAGTACCAAAAAACACTGCGGGTTCCTTCTCTAGTAGAGTTTTTAAGCGATTTAACTCTTTCTCTGGGTCTGATGTGGGAACTTTATTGCTCATAATTTCGTCTACAAACTTCTGAAAATCTTCTAGTGTTTCATCCCAAGTAATTAATTCACCTCTAGAAAAGCTTAACTCCTCACATTCAGCTTTGACTAAAACCCCTCCTCTTTCTTCTGGAATTAAGACAAAACTTCTATATTCAACGGGTCGAAGATTATTTACCATTGACTTTCTCCTTATGTTTACAATACATCAATAGTCTCTAGCTTATTGCTACTAACTATTTCTTGCTATCATATTCCATGTTCATAATCTTGCAACTTAATTTGTTATTATTTTTAGTCCTAACTACAATACCTTCTATTATCCAATTCTCAGTTTGTTTATAATTTTCAAATATCTCATTAGCTTTTGATATTAGTTCGTCGTAATTAGACGCGCTGATAGGTATTGGAGCTAGATAACTAATATCCATTTCCTCACAAATTTTCTTTACGTCATCTGGTAACAATCGAACTGCTCTACCAGTGTCTAAGTCGTCAATACCAAATATTTTAATAGACGGACGCATATGAGAATGTGGATTTAATTTGTTACCTGAACCTTTAGTAACTTCTAATCCATACATCTCACCTCTAAAAGCTAATTGTCTATTATTTTCTCTACAGAATTTCATTCCACGATCATATAAGCCAGTTGAGTGAGATAACCTAACCCATCTATCATCATTGTTTGGGTCGTCTACATCTTTCTTCTCTAAAACTCTACTGCAAATACCAGTAACTAATTCTCCTTCACTCTTCCTAAAATATTGAGTAAAAGAAGATCCATCTATTTTTAAAGTATAAACTAATTCTTCTCCAGCTTCTAATAAACGATTAATGTAAGATTTTATGTTAGCTGCGTTTTCCTCATCTGTTTTATATAGGAAACCAGGAAGATTACCTTTAACTCTTCCGTTACCAAATCGTTCAGGTTCTTCATATTTCGTAATACTTAAGAATTCGGCTTTATCTTCTATATCATCTGGAATATTGGCTTCTTCAAAAGGTAATAAAATTCCGTTTGAATAGATGATGTCACAGCTATCCTCTCTAGTAAAATTAAATTTAATTGCTTTAATTCGGTTATTCTTTCCTAACTTAGATTTCTTAGGATCACCATTTGGGGCAATGAAACTAGAGAATAATTTAGTATCCGGAACACAATAATCAGGTTGAATGTAAACTGCTTTATCTCCTATTTGATATAAATCTTTCTGAGATACGATATTAAACCCACATTCATCGGTATAATTATTCTCTTCAGGGTTAAAGAAAGAGAAATTAATAAGCTCAATGTTAGTAGCGGGTTCTCCTGTACCTTTCTTGAATAATGGAGTTTTTGTAGTGATATTAACGATTTCTACTGGATTAATCATAGTTCTTAGTCTCCGTTAAATTAAACTAAATAAGCTTTTACAGAGTTAATTAATTGTTCGCAACTTAATGATTGAAGTAGAGTATTAGCAGCTTGTACTCCTCTTTCTCCTGCATATTCCAATTTCCTTGCACTATAATACGGATTTTCTTTCTTTAGCATAGAGATTGTATTAGCTGGTCTTTGTAGGAAGATATCTCTACTCTCATCTTCAAAAGCTCCTATATAAACTCCTTCATCATTATAAATAGAGATAGAAGTTATATATTCATTAGTCTCTACTACAAAAGAGTAAGCAATATCATCTACTACTATACTTCTTCTCATACAGGATAACTCCTATTTAATATATCTCTTAGATTTTCTATCTTCTGAATTATCTTTGGAGTAAAATGAATCTTCTTACACTTCTCACATACAAAACCAGAAATCTTAAAGTTTCTACTAGATATCTTCTTTAATACTGATTTTTGTAGTAATGTACCTCCACAAGTAGAACATAAGCTCATATCGTAATTTTTTTAAAAGTATTCTCAATCTTCTCTATATTATTTAAGACAGTGTATAGAAACGAACTATTTAAAGCTTCTTCTCCACCACAACTATCAATCGCAAACTCCCATGCTAGATGGACTATCTCTAAGTGAAATCCTCTAGATAATAAATCATCATAAAAAAGAGTCTTAACTTGTGCTACTAACTTTACTTTCTCGGCTAATGGAGTAGGTTCTTCTATCTCTTTATCATAAATTCCCCACTCAATTAGTTCTCTTACTTCATTTAACTTACTCATTATCTTCATCTCTATAATTAAGAATGTCTTTTAAACTGTACGCTCTTATTCCTCTTCAACATCTCCTATAAGAAAGTTATCCACTAAAGAAACAGTATTAGCTATATTATCTACCCACTTTTCATGTATTTCTTCTCCTATATCTTCAACTTCATAAATATCTTCTAGATTTTCTTCTTCACTTAGTATTTCTCTTGAAGATACTACTTCTATTAACTTTGAGTTTATTAAAGAGATTTCTACAGGAAGTTCTATATACCAGATATTTAATCTCCCACCATATACACTCTTAAAATCACCTTTATCACTAGAAATTGTTGAATATACAAGAGGTAGTTCTATCTCCGTATCATCAAAAGAATCTAAATTTACTGATATAGGAAACTTATTATCTTGTAAACTTCCATATATAAAGAAATCTTCTAAATAATCTATTACTTGCTTATCTAATGTCTCAACTTCTCTTAGAGGTAATTCTAATATATATAGCTTACCTATCTCAGCTTCTCTTTTCTCTCCTCTTTTTAACTTAACTTTTGGTTTCTCTTTATCTTTTACAATAGTGTCTTCAAAATGTATGAAAATTTTATCTTCTTGTATAGTTAATCTAATAGAAGCTTTTTTCGAGCAGAGAACTCTTAGATAAACAATAAATGATAGAGGTAATTCTTTCAGTAAGTTTTCACTCTGATAATCCATCTCTAAAGTAAGACGTAATAGAGAAGAATCTAATATATAGTAAATTGTACATAAACTATCTTTAGCCTCTATTAATACTGATTTAAGAGTTTTTTGTATTCCAATATCTTCTAAAATAAAGAAATCTTTGTAATCTTTAGGGTTAGATATAGTGAGAGAATTATCTTCATCTAGTTTTTGATACTCGTAAACCAATCCACCTAACGTTTCTCTCTTCTTTTCTATTTGTTCTAATACACTTGCCATAAATTAAAGTATAAGTTGTTTTCCAATATTTCCTAAATTACGTTCTAATTCACTTAACTCTTTTGTAGATATCTTACTTAGAATTAAGTTCTGATATTTGGGAGAAAGGTTTTTATATACTGTAGAATTAGCAACTACAGTTAGTAAGTTAAATGAATAACTAACATATTTATAATTCTTTGGA